TAGCATCATTAATCAAAGACGGTATCCTGCACATGGTGCAGATCCGTAAAGACTCTAACAAGAGTAAGTCTGTTGCCCGCGTGCACACAGTAACCGGTGAACCAATTCAGCTACTTAAGGAAGTAGGTGAGAACAAGTTCATCGATGAGATTGAGCACAAGGTTTACCAGCTCAATCCAATGACCAGAGTAGTAGTGGGCGTATAGCCCATTACTTCTTTACTGGACCAACCCATCAGTCACCGTAAATTACACACCATGAATACACTCGAAACTCTTAAGAAGATTCCAGCATTCGGAAGACATCTGTATAACGGCCAGCATTACTCTATCAAGTATTGTATGAACGCTACAGACGCTCTGCTTACCAAGCTTAATGAGCTGAAGCAGAGACATCCTGAACTGATAATCTACAAAGCCAAGACAGGACGGGTCCTGTTCGGAGGCACGTTCAATGTGAACAGTACGTTCGCACAAGACAAGCAAAGACTATTGGGGCTCAAGTAGCCTCAATAGCTTTCCAATAGTCACTCTTTGCGGTGACTGTTGATTATCAATGTTGATTGTTGTATAAGGCCGGTCTCGGACCGGGAATAAGCGAGACCAATTCTCGCTCAGCTTTTCAAGAGTGTATCTATTTACAACCCATCACAGCGGAAAAATAACAGCTGATCGCTTCGCCATACTCTACGGAGAATGCCGACACAGCTCAAAGGGGACAGCGAGTCCCCTTCTTTTTTGTAATCAACACACCACTATATGGCAAACACAATCACTATGGCTGATGCGATGTGGATCGCAGGAGAAGCCGTGGTCAAGATGTCTCAGAAAGCAGGCATCAAGACTAATATCGTAGATGTATATCAGAAAGATAGCAAACAGTTAGCGGTAATAACCGCATTTATCAAAGAATATGCTATGACTGTAACTGGTACACCTATTGAAGTAACAAGAGAATAGCCTATACCTCTGGGCTCTAAACACGGTGCGCAAGGTCCTGTTGGCGTAAGAGGAGTCGGTATACCCTAAGGATACGGGGACAACTGACTGAGAAACACCGAGGGAGACATGGGGCTTCGGCCCCTTGACTCTCAGCTACAGCAACCCATTAGAGAGCAAAATCCAACCACATGACAAATACATTCATGAACTGGCTCGCACTTAAGCCACAGGTTACACTCTCTCAGGAGAGCATGACCAAAGTGTGTATCATCACGGACATCAACAAGATGTTGAGGCTGATCACTGGTGAGAACATTAACACCAGAGAGTTCGACTACATGTATGACATGCCGTTATGTAAACTCCAAGAGTATGAGAAAACAGCTAAGCTAAACACTGAAGCTGAAATTCGTTGGAGAGAGTACCAGGAACAGATTCAGCGCAGACGTGGAGACGCAGACGCTGACTAACGATATGTCATGGTGTGATTCCCTGAGACCGGTAATACGGCTCAGGGTTTCTCTTTTGCTACGGCCGCTGTCGCGGGTATCTCCTTTCAACCCAGTACATCGGGAGGCGATATTGCCAGAACAATTCAAAACCTTTCAACATGAAAGCAACCTACAAAGGCGCTTATACTAAGCGCAACGCAACCACAGGCGTGGTATCGGACGTATTCCGTTACGGTGTTTCAGGAACACCTGAAGAAATCGCAGCTTACAAAGCTGACCAGGGCGACAACTTCCGCACTGACGACAAGACGGGCGAACCGTTGTTCTTCACCACTCGCTTCGCTGGAAACAGCGTAAACCTTGTGAAAACCAAGGCGGGCCGTTACATCGCTGACTTGAGCGAGCTGAAAGCGCAAGCTTCATTGGCTTCGCAATTTGGCGGTAACCTTGGCCAAGCAATCGCTAACGCAGCCGTTAGCAAATTCATGTTCGGAGCTCCAGCTACCGCTTCTGCAACACCTGTTGTTGAAGAAGAGCCAGCAGCTGACGACCTGAACAAGGGTTAAGAACCAGCACACTCCAAGAGAAGGGCATCCGAAAGGGTGCCCTTATTCTTTTCACACAGGCTCCTTCGGAGGTATCTCTGTTCAACCCGCCACCGCGCGTGCCCACACACGTGCCATAGGCGCACGGTGTCATGGTCATAAAGAGGAGGTTGTATGTGATGATGATGTGATTATAGACATCGTCACGCCCAACCAGCAACCTGGCTGTGGTAACCAATCAACCGTAATCAATAACCCATCATCATGCATACAGACAAACTATTAACTATGATGCGTCAGTCTAACCTGGCTACAGACAGCGCATACCTGGAGTTCCGCAATGGCTGGGCTGTCCAGATAAAACCAGATCCACGAAACCTAGGAGTTAAGTGGAATGTAGTCGTCCTCCTGGAGGGCAAGCCACATTACAATAACCCGATAGCATTAGGCGCAGATCTAATAGGCCAATCTGATGAAGATGTACAGGATATTTGTGTACGAATCAAGGATTTAGGTAGGTCAGAAGAGGTTGAAGAAGGGTTAGATCAACATCATTTCGAGTGATAAACTATTAACTAACTGAGTGTGAGAGCGGATGAGAGGGCGGGAGGCAACCCTTCCCTCATTCCATCCTCTCTCCAAAACACTCCAGATGTAAACCTGTCAAGTTTACAGCAATATATGGCTATGAAACACAGTGAAATGGCTTTTACATTCAAGCTGAGAAGTGCAACTAAGAGTCTGATCATAGAACTTAACAGGAGATACAATAATAAAGTAGACAGGGTATGGTGTTATGCAAAGAAGGTACATGTAAGAGTACTTGATGATATCAAAGTAGAAGTGGATACTTATCACTTAGTGGTAGGTGTTCTGCGTAGTAGAGGGGTAGTGTGTATCCCGCGCAAGGATACTGTACTGTATATAGACTTGGGTATACCTATGTGTTCTCCAGATAAGGCTGTAGTGCATGATCGGGAAGAAGATGTAATCCGCCACCTTGTAAAAAATGTAAATGTATGAGCGTAATAAAACCCAATACCAAACATTGGTGGCTGTCACGAATACATGGAATCTGTCCTGTTACCAATATATGGGCTGATCTTAGTGGTCATCCTAATCGTACTGTACATAAGAATGGACAGCTATTTACTGCCAACAAAGATAATCTCGTAGATTCTGAGGAGGAGGCTATCAGGAAAATAGTCAAGTCCTTATGTATCAACAACGGTGAGCAATTAAGGATCAACTATGAACTATATAACAACACATAAGGGTATCAGACTAGCTAAGCTGGAACTGACCACTATAGTATCACAGACTCAGCATGTCCTTAATACAAGGTATGCAGATCGTGATAGAAGGATATGGTTCTTTAGTTATGTGAATCTACTTAACGGCCGGTATCCTATAGATGTCACGCTTCACTCGGGCTCTACGCTTAGAGATAGCGATGATGGTAAAGAAGGTGTGGTATATATCCCACCTGGTAAGAATTTGAAGATGCTCAGATCTGCAGATAATGGCTGGGTGACGGTCTATGAATTCGAAGAGAGTGGTATCCGCGCTCTGGTAAAAGCAACTAGGTTATGAAGAAGTCAGGTTGGAGTGGTTATGCCCGAACACGTAAAAGCTATAAACCTCAGAGAATTTATTATCTGGGTAAGGAAGGTACCAATCGTGATCTTTATACCATAGAGATCTGGTTCCTGGATCAACAAAGTAATTGGATGAGAGGTCTTCTTAATCGGGACCACGCTAGAAATAATAATGGTGTAGTTATCGGTAGTGATAACAATCAGTACATCATAAGCCGGACAGATTGGTATCTACCGGAGGAATCAAAATTGAAAATACTAATCAGACAGATATGAAGCAGTTACCAAGAAGAAAACGTGATAGTCTTACGGCTGCCAAACTCTATGGAGGTATAGCTCTTCACAGGATTGTACCTAATCTGGTCATTGCACGAGAGTACAGATTGTACTATTGTTATCAAGATAAAAAGTACTTACTCGAATATCAAGATGAAAGGGGTACGCCTGTTTATATAATCGATAGTTATGCCCCAATGAAAGTGGGTGTAACAAGGGTTAATCATGTGGATATGAATGTGGACATTAATGATGGTACACTTACATATCGACCAGGTCGGGCTCCATGGCCAATACTGTACGAAACTGAAGAGGAAATTATCCGTAACTTAATTCGCATTGTATGAGTGGTAAGATAACACAGATTGGATTCGATCCAGCTACCGGTGAGGAATCTTACCGATATGTGATTCTGGATCTGTCTAAGACTCGTCCTGGTTTCAGAATGAGGATTGACGGGGATCGCAAGGTGATTGAAGCTGCAGGTATGCCTACAGTAGGTAACTATTTCAAACACCTGGATGATGAGGAGGAATGTATTCGTAATGTTATTAAAAGAACTCTACTATGAATCAAGGAATTGTACATAAAAAGCGTAGTATTGGTTCTACCTTCACAGCTCGTCATAAGCTTAACCGAATGTGGAACTTTGATGAACACTATAGTGCTATCGAAACTGCACAGGCCACTATTGTCTACGATTTTCCAATAACTTCTGAAGAAGAAGGTATCCGATTAGTCACACGAAAAGTATTGCAATATGGTCAAAGTAAACGATAGGATGTGGTTCATGAGCTTCGGTATGCATTTGGATATGCGTGAGCTTGTCATCATTCCTTGTCTTGTGGATCGGCTCAGAACTGATGGATACGTTGAAATCAGATTTGAAAAGATACTATGGAGTGAATGGGCTGCAGAAAAGATTACCGCATATAAATCAGTCATGCATGCTGAACTATTCCCAACTGAAGAAAAAGCCGTAGGTTTTCTTGTTAACCGGTTATTCCACAAATCAATAACAGAACATGATGACGAAGAGGATGAACACCGTAATATTCCTCGAGGGTAGACTCCAGCCAAAAGAATGGGTGAAGTTAGCCTCAGAGTACCGCAAACGAATAAACTCAGTTTATGTAATTCGTAGATTTGAGGATGGTACTAGAAAAATTGATACTGCCAAGTATATCCTCCGGGATAAAGATCATGGTGGTAATGCTCTCTTCAAGCTCATACGGGCTACGAAGACCCGTGTAGTAATCTACAGGATAAAACGAAGAGAGGATAAGGATGCTGAAGAGCTTCCTGTAGCAACATACGAAGAAGAAACCTTGATCAGGAGACTGATGAAGGGTCTATGATATTATTGAGCAAATCATCAGTGGGAGGGTCGTGCCTTGGCTGAGAAGACAGGTTCCCGGTTAAAGCCCCGGGGTGGACAGAGCTGCCAGCAGAGAATGCGACTGTCTTCAGGAAATGCTCATAGAGGTGTAAGGGTCGCGATCGTTATTCGGTCGGATACCTAAAGGTCAAGGACAAGGAAAGGGGGCGATACCCGGACTGATAGATCCTAAACAGGACCATCGAATCTTGGACTGCCAGCTAGGACCTGGGCACCTCAGCCATATTCCCACAAGCTTTGAACGAGATCCGCTGAGGGTCGCGAAGCAGCGGGGGCTAACCCGCAGAGTCGGAATTAACCGGGTGGGTGTATTATTTCAACGGAGGGTTTCCTCATACAGTCCACGGGTAGGTACTGCAATCTCCACCACTCCCTCCGGCTGATCCATATCAGTGTTTTTGGTGGTGGGGAACTACTCATTCAACTTATGAAGATATTTAAACGAGGAGATACTGTATGGTACCAATATTATGGTGCTGTAGGATACGGAGAGTTTATTGGGTATGACCGAGGACTACCTACTAAGGCATCATTTACTCCGCGCAATCCAAAGGATCTCGGGCCTGATTGGCACCGGATAGATCCTAAATCATTATTCGAAACAGAGGAAGACCTCATAAAACACATGGTACGTTGTGAACACAAATCAACCAATAGTAATACGTAACTTACCTGCGTCAGCTTGGAAGAGTATACCGGTGGCTATCAACTTAAATGTCAATCCCCGTCAAGATGTGTGGTATGAATCACGATGGTGGGTTATGGATGAGAATGGTCCATTAATAATGTGTGCTACATCATGGGGAATAACTAAAGCTGATGCTAAACCTCCACATGATCAACGTGCACAAACTGTTCTATGGTTAAATGGTCCATATTCAGTTGGTGCAGACGGTGCACATGAAACAGAAGAGTCTCTCATCCGTTACATAATTCGAGATCTATGAGTGCAGAACAAGTAGGACAAAAAGTATGGGTGATGGTTCAACAATCTAACTCATCTAATAAGATCATGATTGGTCTTTACGGAGGCCGATTAGCAATGGGTCCTCCTGATATGAAATTCGTAAGTATGGTGATGCCTGATGGTACTCAATGTAAATTCAGCATCCATAACAATTACATAGGCAATGATGAGCTTGACCTTCTACGTAAGCTTTTACGCGCCAGAATGGGGGAACTATGAGTAGATATGTCGATGGAGATCGAGTGATCAAATATGCATGGTACATGTCTAATGGAAAGGTAAAGCATGAGCCTTTCTTGATTTATCAATGGGGTAAACACATGATGGGTAGTATTGTAATTAGAAGCCCTATAGCACATGCTAGACATGTGTGGGGCACTGATCCTATCAATGTTAAACCGGCACAGCCGTCACCCATTGTTAAAACACAAATAGCTCAAGAGGAATATTGGCCGACAGAAGAAGAACTTATTTGTGCAATGCTGAAGAATAGACTATGTACTTTGACACTGTAACTGGGGTATATCCTCAATATAAAGTAGTAGGCTATCCACAACCATGGACCCTCACTATAGGAAAGTCGGTTTACTTCATGTGTAATAAGAAATTACGTACAGGTAAACCAAGGAGAGTGGTCAATGGAAATATAGAGGTAGTAACTGATGATGAAGATATTTTACTATCTCATGCTATTGATCTGTATCCTGATGAAGAATGTCTGATTAGACAGATAACGATGGAAACACTCAAACTATGATTACAATACAAAACGAGGATAAACTGACTGATATCACCGAGTCAGATCTCCCGCGTTGGGTACACGACCTTTATGGTCATGTCCCAGAAAATACTTATCTTGGTGACCAACAATTCAAACCGCAACACAATGAAGAACATCAAAGGACTGGGCAACATCTTGCTCGCAATCATGATTCCGATCTTCCTTTTTGAGGCTGGCGCATTGCTGTTCTCACTGGTCGTATGGGATCTTAAAGGAGTGCATGCTATCGCATGGAGCTCCGACATGGCTATTGCCGTGGTAACTGTAACCTTGCTTATTGCAAGCTGGATAACTTTCACCAAGCTCTTCGGGAGCACAACAATGGTGGTCATACTACCGCTAATAGCTGGGCTGATGTTCAGTTGTAAGAAGGAAGAACCGCCAGAACCATCTACAGGTGGTGGTACACGTAGTTTATCTGTGTATGAATCCTCCCTCGAGGGGGATTGGATACTTAAGCGACAAGATTTGTATGATGCTAGTGGTACTACAGTATCCACTATTGATTATCCGGATACCATTCCGGCCAATAGTAAAAGTCATTACAAATTTACTAGCGGGATAAACACCGTATGTGCAAGTGATCAGTGGGAAGCGTTTACCGGTACTCCTCTCAGCGAGGTCCAATCATGTTGGAAAGCAGTACCTGATACGATCACACTTGGCAGCTACAAGTATTATGTCGAATTACTCGGAACTGACACGCTTATATTTAAGCTGTCACAACCTGGATCTGGGTACCGTTTGTATTTCAAGAGGTAACCGTATCACAGTATTCACGGTGTAAATCCACCACAGAAGAGAGCGCTAGCACAGGATATTGGATCCTGTAAGCTAAGACGAAAAGCCCTAGGGCGTACTCTCTTGAACCTAAACAATAAATTGGCAAAAAGCCCGGTGACACTTTAGATCCGGGCTTTTTTATTACTAAATTAGCAGTATGAAACCGGATATAATTATTGTAGGAGCAGGTGCCGCTGGCGTGTCCAGTGCTATGGGGAAAACACTGATGATTGGTACCCCAGATGTAATAGTGCATGAACAGGCAATCGATATTAAAGCAGGTGTTGAGCAAATATTCAGCAAACCTGGTTGTACTTACATACTACAAAACTTAACAAATCATCTATCTGAACCTATTGTGGTTAAGGCGAAGAAGCATCCTTTTGATGCCTTCATCAATGGCAAACGTAGACGTAAATAACTCGCTAGAAGTGACAAGCGGAAGCACACCACATGATCAAGTCTAGTGGAGGCTATGGGTTCGAGTCCCATGTAGCGAACAAATCCCATTATAGTAAACATGACCAAGGTAGGCCGTATGGATCCTGATTTAGTTCGGGCTGGCGTGGACTCGCCATAAGCAACATGGGAATACTGCTATAGTGGTAATCATTTGCACGTTCTTACCTAAGTTGAATTCTTGCTAACCATAAAGCCTAGAGTTATCTTTAGGTGCAAGATGTGAAACTATCTGATTAGTCAAGCCAGCCAAGCAACAATAAGTCTTGTGGTGTAAGTAATCAGCTCCCAGGTGAGCAGTTGTAACAAAGTAAGAAAGCTCGTACTGACTCTTAACTGAGAAGTACAGATATACTCGAAGGCAGGTGAAGTTCCTGAAGTTACAACTGAGTGCAGAGGGAAAATAACTATCTTAGTACTCACAATTATGAACAAGAAACACGACATTGTAATCGTAGGTACAGCGGGAGCTGGAACTACAGTAGCCGCTCTAAGCGGTGCACATGGTACTCCTGATATCATAGTTGTCGATCAGATGGTCGATGTAAAGACTGTGAAGGATCAGGAGCAATTCAAAGATCCCGGTAAGGCTTACATCATCGAAAAACTTCCTGATCATGTTGAACCGTTTATCGACCTGAAGAACCTCAACAAACATCCGTTCGACAAGTTCATCAACGGTAAGCGTAGAAAACGCTAATGTTTATGACACAGACAAAGAAAGAGCGTAGGTTACGATACCTAATGAGTCTCTACCCTATTATGGTGCTCGGTCTTAGAGGTGATACTCGTAAAAGTTTCGAGATGCACATCACTAACATCAAGCAATATACCACAAAGCGTGAGCCGAGAGCTAAAGAACTTATGACTCTGATAGAATCTATGGGTTATGATGCCGACAAACTCATGTTGGAATGGTTGACTGTTTCATCTGCTACATACAGAAGACGGATGAAAAGTCGAGCTTACAGTAAAATGCCTAAGAATATCAGACAGGACAACAAGACCTATGTAAATACTTCCACATCGCCCAGTAGTTCATATCCAAAGATTCGGTATCCTAAGAAGGTGAGAAAAACTGCGTGGAAGAGATTCTATAAGTTATTCCCTCATCTCAAACCTGAGCTATGACAGCGGCTGAATGGTTAAGCCTCCGAGAAGGATCAGTTGTATCCAACAGACAAGGTAAGAACTGTCGAGTAGTCTTGAAGTACAATCCGAAGTCGCAGACCATCAAACTCTCAAGCACGCGCTCCAGGAATGGTGAGTACACTATTTACGGTCGTGGTGACAAGTATTTGTTTAACCTCGAGCCCATACGCGTGCGAATTAAGAAACCTATTGTTTTACCCTCAATTATTAACCCTCAAATGGCAAATAACCCAGTTCGTAAAGTCCGGATAAGATCCACCGGTGTAGAGGTAGAAGTGTACAGAAGTGCACTCCGTCATCAAAAATGGATCAACGCAAAGGATTGTACAACCGAGTATCATGAAGATGATCTCATATTCCTTGATTAACCATGATGAAGCAAAGTACATTCATCATCATCCTTTTCGGATGTCTGATGATTCTTGCAAGTGCTGGTTTCTTATTCGGTTATTTTGTAGGTGTAAAAACTACAGAAGTTAAACCTCAGAGTAAGCCATCACAGATTGATTCATTGTGCTATCCAATAACAGTGGATACTACAAACCCGATTAAAGTTCGCAAGATATGATAGTATTATACATCATCTTACTAATCATTGAGTGTATTGTCGCAGGACTGTTACTACACTCATATTCCCGACTCAAGAAGAGTTATGCTCGACTTGGAGTTCCTGTTCCTCGTGAATGGAAAATACTTCACCTGGTAGGGTGGATGTGTATCCTTTCTGGAATGATTTCATGGTCACTTAAACTATACTGTTTACTTTAGTATGCCACGAACTAACTACTATGTGTGTAAGTACGGCCGGTATGGTCGTCACACCATTGTATCCTACTTCATGGTGAGTCCTAGTGTAATCATAAAACTCGATACCTTCCATAGGAAGATGAGTTCTATAGCACAGAGTTCATGGAAGCAGTGGTATTTTCCTCACAGGAAACGTATCACCAAAGCCAAGTTTGCAAAACACATGGCAAAGTTTGGTGTAGATCAGTACCTCAATAACCATCGTAAATAATATTGGTGGTAAAATAACAGAAGTATCACACGACTGATCAGAGTTCGGTTCGCGGAGTAATCTGACGAGGATATCCTGACAGTACTGCTGTAGCCAGAGAGGATTAAGTCCAGCACATGATGTCTATGACATCACAAAGGATTAGAATCGAGCCCTCCCGTGCTAGGCCCTGAAGGTGCGTAAAAAGTGTGAGCCACCGAACCTTATTAATCACTAATATGCGAGGATGTAGGCTTGAAAGCAGCCATCATTTAAAGAGTTTCAAAGGAGGAAAGTATGAGTAGCGCAACTCAGAAAGATGGAGAGGCCATGTTAGCGTCTTCGATATACCATCAGAAATCCGGGAGGAGTGAACATGAAAATTTATCATACAGTAACCTGCCTATTGCTGAAATGCCGTAGATCCTCAGGCCGCTGGGGTAACATTCAGGTAAGTAGCTCAATGATCAGTAAGGTTCCCTTGTACGAGAGGATCCGGGACTTAACCTGTTATTCGATATCACGAGATGATATTGATTCTTTCACGGCTAACGTGTGTGAAGAGCAGCAAAGCTGATGTAGATTCCCTTGAGAATTTAGCGTAACAGCACACTCCATATAAGTGATTTTCTCTATTATTCTATCAACTTGGGAACTATGGGTGGAAGTCCCATCTTAATCCTTAGTGAAGTTTGTGAAGATAAAGAACTGCATGAAATACCCTGTTGGCGATGCTGAACAGTTGTAAGAGATCTAGCTCTGATGTAATTGTAGAGTAATGGCGGGAACCAGTTGAACCTGTACACAAACTGCTAGAAACCTTGCTGTACACTCAAACGATAGAATAATCCCATTCACCATTAGGATGTAGAAACTCTCAAAAGGAGCCAATGAACTTATGGTGATGAAGGGCAAAGCACGTAGTGCAGCCTGGGGATCCTAGGCCCAGGAAGGTGAAGTCAAACTTCATTGCCCTGCTAACATTTCACCATTAGCTCAGCCCGGTAGAGCACCGTACTGATAATGCGGTGGTCCCTGGTTCAAATCCAGGATGGTGAACTTTGGTATTAGCTCAGTCGGTAGAGTACCGCCCCAAGCCCGTAGCTCAGTTGATAGAGCGCCAGACTAATAATCTGGAGGTCGCTGGTTTGAATCCAGCCGGGCTTACCATACATGGCGGAGGTCCCCAGTTCGAGTCTGGGATACCAATCAAGAAACAATGTATAACCACTCCGACTACGAACAAAGCAGTAGTGTCGGACAAAATCCAAAATCAAAATGGAGCAACTAAACAAACAACTACAAGCACAGTTCGACAGAATGTGCGCTACCGGTAAATTATTCCGGGTACAACTCACAGGAAGTGAGATCTGGGATTTATACCTCAAATCCTTTCCGAAGGAGCAGGATCCGATATTCCGTGATCCGAACAGTACGCAGCACAACTGTAATCTGTGTAACAATTTTATACGTAGATATGGTAACATCGTAGCTATCGATGAGAACTACAAGATCATGACGATCTTTGATGTAGAAGCTGATGAAGAGTATCGTGATACTATGAAAGCTCTCAGCAATGCTGTACGTTATTCAAAAGTGAGCGAAGTCTTCTTCGAGACATTCAACGAGCTTAACTCGTTACCTTATGAGTCATGCACAAAACGCAACGAGGTATTCCAACTCGGTATGGCCAAAAACCACAAGCGTTACACTAAAGAAGAAGCTGAGAAATTCGGAGTGGTAAAACCTGAAGAGATTCGGACATTTAACCACATGCATTTGTTCTTACCTAAAGCTTTTGTAGATATGAGTGGAAACTCTGTCGAATCAATCATGGGTGATTATCGTGATGCTAAGAATGTATTTCAGCGTGCAATGGAAGAGATTGCTCTCGACACATTGAATCTGGTGCGTGATTTAATCCTACAGGGTTCATTACTTAACGGTGATGCTCATCTGAGCAAGATCGAGAAGTTCATCCCTTACAAAGAACAATATGACAAACTGCATGTTGCAGATCGTGATAACTGGTGTTGGGTAACAAGCTACAAAATGCCATACGCTAAGTTCAAGAACGAACTTATCGGTGTATTATGTTCGGAGCTCTCTCAAGGAGAGGAACTGAATAAAGCATGTCAATCGTGGAACAAACGTGTTGACCCGGCCAATTACATGAAAGCAACCGCCCCAATTACTCAGAAACAGATTGCCGAAGCTAAACTCTTCGTAGAAGAGAACGGCTACTCTGAATCATTCGATCGTAGATGTGCTACTATTGAAGACATCAAACTTGATGAAATCAAGCACATCAATGTGGGAGATGGTAAAGTTAAATCTGCATCCATGTTCGATGGAGTAAAGCCTACGGCTACCCGCCACAAGCGTAGTGAATTTGAAGGACTCGAGGAAATAACTATTGAGAAGTTCATGAAGGATATTCTTCCATCATGTACATCAGTAGAAGCTTTCTTGAAGAACAATCATGAACGCAACATGGTAACACTTACCACAGCAAAGAATCCGAATAGCAAACCTATCTTCAAATGGGATAATAACTATTCATGGACATTCAATGGTAACCTTGCCGGTAAATCGGAGATCAAGGAAGCTGTTAAAACAGCTGGTGGAAAAGTTGATGGTATACTTAGAGCATCCATGATCTGGAATGAGGATGGATCTGACCAATCTGATCTTGACTTATGGTGTCAACAACCAAACGGTGAGAGAATCGGTTACTCAACCGGTTTCCGCAAAGACCGTGGTAACGGTCTTAGTTCATGCTCCGGTCAATTGGATCTTGATAACACAAATCCAGGACGTACTATGGGTATAGAGAACATCTACTTTGCCGAATTGAAACGTATGAAAAATGGTGTGTATGAATTCTGGGTAAACCAGTTCGCAGATCGTGGATCAAAAGGTTTCAAGTTCGAGATCGAGTTTGATGGTGAGATCTACTCATACGAGTACAACAAAAGAGTAGCAGGTAATGTGAAAGTAGCAAGAGTGACTCTGAAAGATGGGCAGTTTTCTATTGAGCACCTACTACCTGAATCTGGTGTGTCATCTCGCGACATCTATGGTCTTGATACTAATCAATTCCACAAAGTGAATCTTGTATGTTTGAGTCCAAATCACTGGGGCCGAAATGAAGTAGGTAACAAACATTACATGTTCATGCTTGAGGGATGTAAAGCTCCCGCAAGTATCCGCAGTTTTCACAATGAAAATCTTAACTCCGATCTTCTCGCTCACAGAAAAGTAATGGAAGTGTTGGGTACTACCACACATGCACCATCTACCGATAAGCAATTATCAGGTCTTGGTTTCAATGCCACTGTGAGAGATGAATTAATCGTCAAGTTAGGTGGTACACATAAACGCATGCTCAAAATCAAATTCTGATGGATAGGGCAGCTTTACGCGTTGGAGACAAAGTGCACTATCAACCCGAGCACTATGGTCCAGATAAGTGGGACAACGGTATCATAAAAGAAGTTCCTGATCACAGCCCTGATTCTGTCAGGGTTGTGTATAATTGCGCAGGCGATTGGGAGAACTTCATGAATTATACCTCAGCTCTCACCAATCTGCGCGATCTCAAAATGGGTTGGAAACATTAACCTTTAACAACTAACAATATCATGTACAAAGAAGCAAGCATACACAAGCTGAGATTCTCTACTTCGAAGGGGTCTCTTTCAACAGAACAGCTGTGGGATCTTTCACCAGCTGAGTTGGATAATCTAGCCGTATCCCTCGAGGAGGAGTATAAAGGCTCAGGTAAGAAGTCGTTCATCACCGGAAACTCCGGTAAGGACAAAATTGCAAAGATCAAATTTGATGTTGTGCTAGATGTTCTCAATACTAAGCTTGAAGAAGCTGAACAAGCTCGCAAAGCTAAAGAGGACAAGGAACACAACGAGAATATCCTTGAGATCATTGCCGGTAAGGAAGATGAGAAGCTGAAAGGCAAATCCATCAAAGAGCTGAAAGCAATGTTGAGATAATATTCAACGCATGTCTCATCGTCTAATGGTAGGACGCCACATTTTGGGCGTGGTAATTCAGGTTCGAATCCTGGTGAGACATCTAATTTCTATCACATGGCTCGCAAATTTATGTTGACAGATGGACACTTCTCCATGAGTGCGTCCATCAACTATCATTCTGAGCTTGTCAAGGACCGGAGTACCGCTAAAGGTGGTGGAAGATGGCATCTTGATGAGGAAAACAAAACACTGTATCTATGGGGAGCATCATCCGATTTTGGATATGCAAAACCAGAGGACATCAAGAAGTATCTCCTAGAAGGCGTAATGCCTATCCAGTTTGAAGGTTATAAGGTAATGCACTCAGCAATTGTAAGCAATCAGATGCCTGACCTAAACGCTTTCAAAGAGCTTTGTGTGCTCGAGTAAAAAAGAAATTCACTACATTTACAGCATTGCGGACGTAGAAGTTCATTGTTCCTTGTAAAGACGAGGGTTCGAATCCCTCCGGGTCCACATCTCTTCGCCAGAGAAGCTCAGTTAGGTAATACGGCTTGACCGTTAGCGCAACCCTGAGCATGTTACTTGGGCCCGACCGGCTTTGATTTGCATGAGAAGATGGATGGAGAAAGCAATAACAACAAACGACAACATCGTTCCGATGTTTGCTAAGCCAGTACTGAGTGCTGCTGCTTAAGCAAGGCCACTGACCGGGGAGCCAAATCCCCGGTCCCTCTTCGGAGGTTGACTTTAAATCCTATACTATGAATCAACTACTATTACATCTACTGGGTGATTACATTATCCAAAACGATTGGATGGCGCTCAACAAAAAGAAACTAACGTGGAAAGGGGAGCTTGCATGTCAAATACATTGCATTACTTACACTCTTCCATTTATGTTAATAGCTAATTGGCCGGCTCTACTTTTCATCTATGTTACTCACTACATCTTAGATCGATCAAATATCGTTGGGTGGTTCCTTGCATTAAGAAATGGAGTCTTCCATACTCGCAATTTTGGGTTTGGGGATGAGCGACCATTTGCAATAACAATTTGGTTGTATATCATAACTGATAATGTGTTCCACATCTTCTGTAATTGGTTTGCTTTACGGTACCTATCTTGATTATGAGTATCCGCCTTACTAACCATATCGCATATCGGTTTCTCAATGATGAATCAATCATCTGGGAGATCATGGAGCTGCATCACCGCGAAATTAAGGACCTGGAAACTCTCAGCAAGAAACTTGACGATGAAGAGTTCCGCAAAACTGCAACGTGGGGTGCAATAAAGTATAGTTGGGAACTGCTCAATCCCAAAGACAGCAAGAACTACTATATCACAGAATCAGTAACCGATAAACTCGATCTACTGAAGGTGAGTAGGAATGCTGAAGGTAGATATGATTACACCATCTTTGAGTTTATCAGCTCGCAGAAGTGTACATTGATTCTTCCTGACAATAAACTTATCAGATTGTACAAGGCGCCTGATCATTCGATCATATCCTTCGAGTATCTGAAGTTTACACGTCACTCATCGGCCAAATATGAAGGCTACATGAACAGTTGTATGTTCTATGTTGATAGTGAAACCGGTGAACAATGTGATCACTTTTCTCACCCCGATGTCAAGGAGATCGAGGATTACCTCTACAAGCTTCTTTGCTTTATCTTCCTCTCAGAAACTGAAGAGGTGATACTGAAACCAGGTGAGAAGATGGGAACACGTAAAAGTGGTAAGATCATCAACGAAGTAAGACAACCATTGATTGTAGTAACAAGTAAGTGGAATGTTACTTCAGTGCGTACCGAAGGATTCGCGGTATCCGGCCATTTCCGACTACAACCTTATGGTGAAGGTCGTAAGCAAGTCCGTGTAAAGTGGATAGATCCATTCGAGAAAAAGGGCTATATTCGCACGGCCAAAAAGGACTTAGTATAAACCAATAACAATACAGATATGCTACGCAGACTCACTGTACATGTCGACAATGCAGACTTCTTTAGAGTGAAGGACCGCAAGAGTGGTCAACTGAAGAGTTGCATACAGAATACCCTTTCGTTCAAGGTGAAGAACGAGTCAGAGGGTAATGATCTCCTTGAGGGATTGAAACGTGCCGGTACACCACCGACAAAGCATTACTACTCGAACTTGAGATAGCCCGTGAAATTTGGTGGTTGTAGGGGGAAACCACAAAACTTCTGAGTTCCGTACTTGTAGTCTGGCTTTGCTGAGACTGCTCCGGTGAAACCCTCAGTATGCGGAACGGATGTCCGACCCTAAGAGAGGTTGCTACCCCGCTCTTGGATGAAGGCCGTTAGTTAAAGTCCACGAGTTACAGCTCCCTCTTAAGTGTAGATGTTGTAGCGAAGGCACTTTCAGATCCGCTCCTTGATAACTTAACACACATCATAATGGGATTATTTACCAGATTCAAACGACCAAAGATTACGTATATCCATCCCGCAGTGGAACCAAAGGATTACTTGAAGGTCACTCGTATAAACGAGGAAACCAATACACTCCATACTGCGCTTGGTATGAGTGATGAAAGAGCAAGTGAATTGTCTCAGAAAACTAAGCGTGCATTTATTGCAGACTCAGATATCATGAACTGTATGGCTGTGATTTCAATAGACTGCAAGCATGCAAATGAGCTGTACTTTGTTTCCGTGGTTCTAACCGGGTTACAATTGCAACAGCGACATCCCATTATGGGAATGATGATGGGTCATGGACACGATCCTGATGATAACTAAGCAACGCGTCATTAATGAACCGAGCTGACAATTGGGTCAGTTCTATGTTGCGACTCTGTTGTAACTCAAGGGTAGAGGTGCTGACTATGTCAGTGTGTGCGGGTTCGATTCCCGTCAGCAGAGCAAATAACCCAAAGAGTCACCGGGTAAAGTGTGACTCGCATAATAACAATGCAACAATGAAATTCAGTAAGCTTATTAAACGTGGCGGAGATGCTGTCCTTGAGGGACGCGGTGAACGCATCATCAAATCCGCAAAAATGGCTCAGGAAACTTTGGTCCGTAACCTTGAGCAAGAATTGATGACTCTCGAAGATAAGAGAGACATCATGTTGGACCACTCACCTGATAACCGCTATTCTTTGAACATCGGTAAGACCTTCGAAGCTGATAAGTGGTGTAAGGACTACCAAGATATCTCGGTTGAGATTGCCAATAAGAAGATTGAGTTGGAGATTGCCAAGAGCAACCTGACCGACTTATTCGGTAAAGAGGGTGAGTAATGAAGGTCTACCTTTCCAAGAGTAATGTATCCAACCTCAAGCTGTACAATGCAGTTCGAGCTGAGCTGGAAACATTGGATTGTGAGATCGTAGAATTTCACGGAGGGGTGTATGATAACACAGCTCTCTTGAGGTCGGACATGCTTGTGATAGTACCACCATCAAATACCTTATCTATAAGTACCGGTTCATCTGAGTGTGAATTTGACTATATTGAGGATTATTATTTGGGCAAAGGACAAGCGCAGCAGATATCCGACTTCGTAAACAAACATCATGAGTGGGATAATCCCGATGCTGAAGAGCAGCATATCATCCATAGTGACTCAAAACACCTCATCTTGGTTGTTACAGCAACAGATAGTGAGAGAGTCATGGTCGATGAATTCTTCGGTATGATATCTGATGGCTCTGACTGGAAGCATACTTTTGCACGGTTAGAGCTCAATGAAGGTATGATTAGTCTCAACAACTACATTGGTCCAACTAAGAAACGCGTGTCTACTTCCAAGAAGTATAATGCAGTTACCTTTGCTGAGAAGCCGATGTTAGCAACAATGAACCTATTCAAAAATCTTAAACCGTAGCAATACGGTGAAAGCAGAATACCACTGATAGAGTTTATACAGGAGGAGCTTTCCCTACTCGGGTGTGGTTCCAGTGGCCTCCTGTATTTAGCTTAAATACTACAACGTATGAGCAGAAAAATGATGGGAATTATGGCAGCAACTATGGCTCTTGCCTCAGTTGGTATGGATATGCCGATGATGGATCCTGGTCCGAAGAGACGGGAACCACCACCAAAGAAACCTTTGACACCTGAAGAACTAGCCGCAGAGCTTGAGAAACGTATTCAGCAGTTCAAGGGGGATCTGGAGCATTATAACATCGGTAGACGAGCCGTGGGTAAAACCAAGGACTTTGTCATCAATGGAATGGTGATTGCATCCAGCAATCCGAAAAATGCCGTGAAAGCAATGCGTAAGCTATTGCTGTCAAACGGACTCGACTACAAACCAATGTCAGAAGAGCCGATTAAAAACGATGAAGAGTACCAGATATGTTTGAAACGCTTCGAAGAAGTGTTCCAAGCAGAAGTGGGTACCGCTGAATCTGTTGAAGCAGATATCCTCTCCAAGAAGATTCAGGCCTATGAAAAGGCTAACTTCCCGATGGAGGAACCAAGTATCCAAAGTGAGTGAGAATTGTTAATTAATTTATACACTGTGGTATGTATATTTACACTACCTTTGTTGTATGAATCCTATACCTGTTAATAACCATCCCAAGTATATTATTTATCCAGATGGTAGAGTGTTTTCTACTATACACATGATATTCTTGAAACCTGTGTTGGATACTAAGGGTTATCACCGCATCCAATTAAATAGATGCACTCACAAAATTCATCGACTTGTAGCAACACATTTCGTATCTAACCCTGATAATAAACCTGAAGTGAACCATATAGATGGGATAAAGACTAACAATCATTATACCAATTTAGAGTGGGTTACTACCAAAGAGAATAAGAGACATGCTGTAATCAATGGTTTGCATACCAGCCTCAAAGGTCAGTACAACGGTAATGCTATACTTACAGATAAAGCTGTTGATGAGATAAAGCAACTTCTCTCAGGTAAAAAGATGTTAGGTAAAGAAATAGCTGCTAAGTTCGGTGTTAGTGTATCAACTATATCAGCCATTAAAACCGGCAAACTTAGATCATGAAAAATTTAGAAGTGTTTACAGATGGCGGTTGTCGACCAAATCCAGGTAAGGGAGCGTGTGCTTTTGTAGTCATCGAAGATGGTCACAAACAAATTCATCAAGGTGTGATGAAACAGGACGACACGACTAATAACATAATGGAGTTATCCGGAGTGATCAATGCATTGAAGTGGGTGAAAGAACACCACATATCATGTAGGATTTATCTTAACACGGATAGTCAATATGTTCAGCTTGGTATCACCAAGTGGCTCTTGAACTGGAAACGCAACAACTGGAGAAATGCACAGGGTAAACCTGTTGCCAATAAAGAACTGTGGCAAGAACTTGCTACACTTACGAACCAGGTTGAGGTTCACTTCCAATGGGTGAAAGGTCACAGTAATAACCGTTGGAATAACCTTGCCGACAAACTTTGCACAGAAGCTATGGGAGAATAGCCTACTCCCTTCATTAGGCTACAAAACATCAACTCAAATGAAAACTCTATTATCAATCGTAGTGATGATGCTCGTTTGCATCTCCACTCAAGCATCCAATGATCCCTCAGTTAAAACTATCACCCTCGAAGGTCAGTTCCTTGAGAAAAAGATGGTGAAGTATGAGGTTTACAAAGTTTTCGCAGACAAAAGCTGCGAGAAAGTATCCTCCCATCAGGGAGTAAAGCGATTCAACATCAATCTACAGATTGGTGAGTACTACCTTATAAAGTTTACGTCTGTTGACGGAAAAACTAAATACCTCTACGTAAATGTAGAAGGTGGTGGTGACTTCACAATCGATGTAGATTTCGATGATGAGCATTCCGCAGTACTCACACTCAGCAAAGGGACTTACGGTCTTCAGAGGTTATCCACCGAAGAAGCAGAGTCACTTGCCTATGTCCCAAAGTAAAGAAACAATACAAATTTCTATCCGTGTGAGTGATCTCGAGGAGAGGTTGTACAAGCTTCTCCGCGAGCATCCACACGGAAGACTCATTACGCGAAAGATCATCCATAATCTGGAACCAACAGATCGCGGTATCGAACATCTCTTTCTGGCATTATCTGGTGTTGAAGCAAAATCACCATATAAAGTAGGCGATAAGGTCTACATTCAATATCGTAATGCTTCAGTTTATAGGTTTGACCGAGATAAAATGAACGAAGCGGGTATGTTGTATACAAAGTCAGGAAGTACAGATGTTTATTTACTTGCAGAAGTTGTAGAAATCGACATGCGTAAAGATTATGGTGTGAAGTTGAAGTATGATGGTCTTGATGCTAGTGGTAATCCTATAACAGGAGAATATGAAGCACCAGAACGTTATATACAACTTAAGGACCCAGTTTTCTTCGGAAAACTATTACCTGAAAAACCCAAACCGGATGATGATCTTCCGTTCTAAGCATATTTAGGTTGGTTTGCGGTTGGAACCATACTAACCGGTGGAGATCGGGGCAGTTATACTGCTCCGACTTCGCTATTCATAATGTGCTGTTCACAAAAGTTGTGCACATGTTATTGACAACTCGGCTGTTTTGTTATATTTGTTGCGGGAAACCTACAATGTTATATCAACTGCCGAATGGGAAAACGATCCATCTCACTACAGAAGAATACCTGTCACTGACGGATCAGGACATTCAGTACCTAATGAGTGTCAATGCTGGGGAGTCTGTTCAGAACCCATGGCATGGATCCCCTATCTATAAACGTAAGCGCCCTTACATTGAAGATGAAGAACCTCTCGATGAAGATGAAGAATCTGTAGAGAGTGATGAAGATATTCTTGATCATGAAGATCTCGTATCTGACGATGATCTTGGCGAAATCGACTTCGAATTTGATTAGTCTCTCTGGTAGTCGCGAATACCGGATGTAACTATACAATGGTGCACAGTAGCAAATGAGGTACTGCTGCTGCTCCATCAATTAATCCTACCTCATAATCAACTCAAATTTTCACTCATGAAACCAACAGTAGTAGTAACTGGCGATGCAGCTGGTAACACAATCATTCCCTCAAAAGACAATGCTGAATACGGATACATCCGTGTTGAGCAAAAACGTGTAATCATCGATGAGAGAGGATGGGCTCGCAAGAAAACTGTGAGCGCATTAATCCCTGGAACCATCGCTGACCTTAAAGAAATAGGCTGGGCCGCTGGCGAGTTTATCGAAGGTAAGGTTCAGATCTTGGAATCGTTGACCCCATTCAACAAGAAAGATCCGGAGCGCGATTACAAAATCGCAGGGAAAACTGGTATCGTGTGCTGCCTTGATGGAAATCCCATCTATCGCAAGACACTTTATAATCCTAATCCTGATGCAAAGGATGAAACTATCCAGCACAACAATACTGAAGCTATCAAAGCTAAGTATAAAGAGCTGGAAGCTGCAGCGTCTGAGGAAGACCTCGAGAAGGCGTAAGCAATTATCACATGTAACTGAACTGGGAGAGGTTAATAGCCTCTCCCTTTATTTTGTCTAACTCTACAAGCTACCAACACCATGGTTCCAACACGTAAATACATTGCAGTAGAGTCTTGCATTACCGGAGTTTATCATACTAATGGCGTTTACTATCAAGGACAACTGGTAAAGTACCAGTTAGAAGGTAACACGTATCACGGTAAAAGATATATGAGGTGTGAACGAGACCCGCTCACCGATTATCAAAACTTTCTGTACAGACGCGCTCTGTATGGTCTTAGAGCATTTCCTCAGGAAGAGGTAAAATATATGCACTGGGAGAAGAAAAAGCGCATAATTAAGGTCCAAAAGCGTGCCCGTAAAGTTGTAAATTTGTTGAAACAGGAAATTGTGATCAGGTGTACAAACTCACTGTTCTCCTTGTTGCATAATAGTACTCTGGCGAGAGATCTTGTTAAGAACTTCTCAGAGCCTGACCCCGACATGGATGACGACTTCAGCTTGAAGGAACTCAACCTGACAAAGGTTGATATTGCCAACAAGTTGATTGAGGTAGGTATACTACCCAAGAACTTCTACGAACTTAAAAAGGATCCTGATGTCAGCAAACGACTTCCACGGCTTAACGAACCAGCAAATCGTGTTCCTGTACTTGGTTAATCGTTCTACGATCACCAAATACACTGATGTTATTAATAGACGCGGCTACACGATGCCAGCGGATATTCCTGGTTTAGGAAGGGTATTGATATTGAAAGAGGTCTCCAAGGAGACGCTTGATCGAGTACAAACCTCTCCTGTATTGAAACAAGCTCAGGAGATTCATGATGCGTTACACCCAGTGGTGGAGCTCATCAAAGAATCCAACCTACCCGATTACCAGCGGGCTGAAGCAATTTATAATCACCAACTCGAGTTATCATGAAAACGGATATCTTAATAAATGGCCACATTGCTCTGGTGATTACACCGGAGAATGAGATGGAGAAAGAGATCCTCAAAGCTTTGTGTAAACAAGACAATGAGATGATCGAACTTCGATCGGCCGTACAAGTACTCGGTAAAACATTACGAGATGGGATAGTTATCACAGGGAAGGGTGCCAAGGTATCCAAAGAACAAGCTCCCGATAGTGAAACTACTCCATCAGAGAAAAAACCCGATGAGAAGTAAACGTAAACCATGTGATGGGTGCTCTCATACCAAGTTAATGTGTATCTTTGTATCATGACAAATGAACATTGGATACCCATACTTGGTTATGAGGGTTTATACGAAGTCTCCGACTTTGGATTAGTTAGATCCATCACCCGATCTGTAAAGACAAAAGGTGGTAAACAACGAATTTCTAAAGGTCATGTATTGCGAATCACAGTTAACAGTGGATATGCCACAGTTCAACTATCACGATCTGGAAAAACGAAGACCTTCAAAGTCCATAGATTAGTTGCAACATCCTTTATCCCTAACCCACTAGATTTACCAGAAGTGAACCATATAGATGGTAACAAGTTAAACAATGTAATAGCTAATCTTTCTTGGTGTACAAAGTCACAGAATGTGCAACATGCCTATGATATGGGATTAATGATACCACCTCGCAACCGATTAGGTTTCTGTGGTAAGTTGAATCCATCATCTAAGCCTGTTTATCAACTGACATTAGCTGGTGATTTCATCAAAGAGTACGAGTCTATAGGTCTTACTAAAGCTGATGGATTCATACCGCAACATGTACAAAGATGTTGTGTTGGAAAAGCAAAAACACATGGAGGTTATCTATGGCATTACAAATGAAACGCAAAGTATGCTCACAGTGCGGTAGATCGGAAGTGATTTGGAAGAATCACGGGGGTAAGAAGTTTTGCAAGCGGTGCTGGAGTTGCCACGAAAGTAACGTAAAGCCTAAACCAACGGCTCGTAAAGCCTTACCCTCTCGATCTGCCAAACGTATACAAGAAGAGCGAGAGTATTCTAAACTCCGCAAAGAATTCCTGGAGAAGAGACCGATGTGTGAAATGCGAATACCAGGAACCTGCACACAACAAGCAACAACAGTTCACCACATGGATGGAAGAGCAGGAGAAAAGTATCTGGATACCACTCGATGGTTACCTGGGTGCTGGCCATGCCATTCTTGGGTGGAGTTGCACCCTAAGGAAGCCAGGGAATTGGGGCTATCCGGAACAAAACTCTAGTATGACCGAAGTAGAAAAAGAGATCGAAGGTGTTCTATCACCCGGTGGTATCTTCACAGTAAAGTCTATCACGAACGTCAATCACAAACCGCATCCCTATATGGTAGGTCCTCAGCATATCAAACATGCGAGTGATAAACACATGGGTAGATTAGGTGAAGAAACCATGCGTGCGGTGAGATGTGCACATCCTAATTGTCATGTGGAATATGATGATCATAAGAGTGATAAAGTACTGTTTGTTCAGCTTAAGCGTAACGCTTCAAATGATGAAGCGAGTGATGAGTTGAAGAAGTTACTGGAGATATTTCAGAACAACGGAATCGATGGTGTTGCTTTTGTAGAAACACCAGAAGGTTATCGAATAAACAAATAGCTGTAAGTGACCGGCAGCATTAATTGGTCGCACAATCAGAATACGATGGGTAAACAAAAACACAATGTTACCGTATTGAATAACCACGCTGTTACCAATACTATAGAGCTAAGTCTTAACCAAAACGACTTAGTAGAGATGGCAATAACTGAACAAGTGCAGTTGTTAGAACAAGCCTTGGATCAGAATAAACAGGCCATTGCTATGGCTAAAGAAGCTTATGAAAAAGCGCGTGATCATATATCAAGTGAGATTGCTCTCAAAAAGGTGGAGAATGATGAAAGTTATAAATCTTTCGAGCGTTTTCGTAAGATCTTGGGTATAGAACCACACATATCGTTTAGAGCACAGTCTTACAACAATAAGGTAGTAGGTTCTTACGTAAAGGGAGATATGATGAATGCAGAAGGTGGTAAAGACCCTGTTCGATACTTTAAACAGTATGCTCATGAACATAGTTGGGGTGAAGAGCAACCTAAAACTATCACAATTACGTTGTCTATCCAATCAAACGGGTTAAGCCTCGGGTACACAAATGATGTAGCTTTGACTAAACGAGAAACAGAGATGTTTAGCAATAAACTCCGCAAGTTAAACGAGAAATGGTTACACGTCACAAGAGAAAGGTACAATATACAGCTGGAGTATCTTTCATATAAGTATGGCGAGAAAAAGATTAAGTCCAGCATTGTTAAAAAGAGCTTGCAGAAAACACCTGAAGGTCTTAAGATACTTGAGATGTTACAATCTGCAACTAACATTAAGTTACTCGGTAAATAAGTAGGAGCATGAATAAAACGAAAGACATTGTCAGAGAGGAAGCACTTGCTGAGATCGGCAACAAGACCAGAGCGGGTGTACACATCTCCATGGGAGTTGGTAAAACTCTGATAGGTCTGACGCATGCTAGTCAACAGTATTCCGATACTCTGAGATTTTTAGTGGTAGGCCCGAAGCTGGCAGTTAATGATACCTGGCGAGAAGAAGCTGACAAGTATAATCTTGGTCACCTTATCCCGCACATGTCATTTACCACATATCTGTCGCTTCCGGATCAAGACCACGACTATGATATTGTTTACCTGGATGAATGTCACTCATTACTCTATTCACATGAGGAGTGGTTGAACAACTTCAAGGGAACAATCATAGGGCTCACCGGTACTTGGCCGAGATTTGCTAACTCAGAAAAGGGTGTAATGGTCAACAAGTTTTGTCCTCTGGTGTATCGCTACACTACAGATAAAGCTATTGATGATAACATCCTCAATGATTATCGAATCATTGTACACAAGCTTATCCTGAGCAAGCTGAAGACAATTCAGCAAAAGACAAAGAAAGGCACTTTCTGGTGGACATCTGAGCAGGATGTATATGACTACTGGTGTAAGCGCCTTGATGATGCAAGGGGACCTAAAGAAACGCAGATAGTACGTGTTATGCGTATGAAAGCGCTTATGGGATTCCCCAGCAAGGAAAACCTTGCAAAGAAGTTACTCAACAGATCAACTCAAAAATGTATACTGTTCGCCAATACACAAGATCAAGCAGATCGAATGTGTCCGAACAGCTACCACAGCAACAACCCAATATCAGACCAAAACCTTATGGCCTTTAAAGAAGGCACCATCGACAAACTGTCCTGCGTTCTGCAGCTAAATGAAGGCGTGAATATACCTAACCTCAAGGAGGGTATTATCATGCATGCATACGGTAATGAACGTAAATCCGCTCAAAGGATCGGCCGCTTACTGCGGTTGAATCCTGATGACACATCCACAATCCATGTACTATGTTACAAGGATACTGTAGATGAGGATTGGACTGCAGATGCATTGAGAGGTTTTGATTCGTCCAAGATATCCTGGGTAGATGTTGCATAAACATGAAACTTAGGGGATGCGGGGCGTTGAGCTCAACATCCCCTTTTCTTTTTTACTTCGTAAACGCAAACGCAGATGGTAGCATGGACTGACACCGAGGAAGACGTGCTCGTTGAAGAAAAGGTACAAACCGACAGCGGGCGTGTGATTCTAATTTACAACGATGATGTGAATACTTTCGAACACGTCATTAGATGTTTGATGAAGTATTGTGACCATGAGTTCGAACAAGCCGAACAATGTGCACATATTATTCATAATAATGGCAAGTGTGATGTTAAGCGGGGCACACTTGAGAAGCTGAAGCCTATTCATGAGGCTCTGCTGGAAAACGGACTCTCCGCTACAATTGAACAATTAAAATAACACAGAATGAAAACAGGTAAAGTGAAGTTCTTCAACCAAGAGAAGGGCTACGGATTCATCATTGATGATGAAACAGGTAAAGAAATCTTCGTGCATGCAACAGATTGCAGACAGAACATCAAAACAGATGATCAAGTCAAGTTTGATGTAGGACATGGTAAGAAAGGTCCACTGGCACAGAATGTCCAGCTCAACTAAGAAGCGTGAGCGTATAGGAATCAAGAGGTGGATTAACTGCCACCTCTTTCGATTCCATGAATGGACTTCGCTCTTTGAGGAAAACGGTAATGAGATTGATCAGAGTTTAGTGGATAAGCATGGTATCATTGAGTCATTTAAGATGCATACCCAGCTCTACTGTAAACACTGTAGAAAACCAAGTAAGTTACGACTATGAGAGCTAAGAAGAAGCCTAAGAAGAAACGAGCACCTCAGTGTGTTCACAACTTCAGGATTATACCCGGATCGGGTAAACGATCAGGAACACCTATGTGGAAGTGTACGCACTGTCCTACTAAGGTGCGATCAAGTTAAACCAAAATCAGCAACATGAAACAATTCACAGGCACATTACTATTGCAACAGCTCAAAGATAAGGAGTGCTTTCAACTCGCACCGGTTGTCATGATGGAAAATGGCACTGGTGAGTGGCGTATCGGTACACTGAGTCATCGTTCAACTGATGGTTATTGGGCCATAGATATTCCTGGAGAGGAATCGGTGCTGTGTACAGAGACCTTCTCGCTCCACACGCTTCGTGTGAGAGATGAAGAGGGTATATACAATGTGGAATCTAAACAGTGGAAAAAGGTTATCAGCTTAGCTGGTGGATCCGTAGAGTTCACAAAGAAACCACTACCATACAAAACCGGATTCTACCACCAGGAATGTGCATCTTGTGGAAAGGATTTCACAGCAGCGAAACACCAATCCCGTTGTGAAGATTGTTGCAAGGTAACGGGTACTGCAATTGTCACTACCCGAGATATCGAGAAACCGAAGCAGTCGATAAAGCTCACATCATTCAGCCGACATCAAATCGGCGTAGTCAATGACTTCCTCAAGGAACGCATAGACAGTGATTGGAACTTTGAGGACTGGTTAATCAGGAAATATGGCAGCAACAGCATTAAACGTTAACGGCAAGAAGGTTCTTGCAGTCACCACAAAGGATGAGATCGGTCTAGTTGTACAACTGTACAATACAGAAGGTGAATTCAGCCCTACCGGTGAACCAGAGAGCTGTGTCCGTTCTGAAACTGAAGAGGAGTACCATCGTAACCTTCGCAAAGATGCTAAGGAGAAGGGTCACTTCGTAAAGGAATACTCAACTAACTCTGAATGGAACCCTGAGTAATGAGTGGAGAGCTCGAAACACAGGACTATCCGGAGAAGTTGCCTGACTACCTTATGGTCAAGCATCTTTCTAAGGAAGTGGGTAAACTCAGTTCGTACATTGAGGAGCTCGAATATGAGCTGCAAAAGTACAAGACTATCACACCCGAAGAGCTCAGAGAACTTAAAAAGGATCAGCTGTATAAAAAGCAGCAAGAAGAAAAACGTCAGCTGGAAGTGAAGATTCGACAGCTGCGTAAAGACAACGAGAATCTTATTATCAAACTCAACAAACCTAAGTAGTGATATTGTAAGATGTTCATGCACTCATTAGGTCGGGGCCGGAAGTGAAGCAAGTAAGGAACAGCGTGCTGGGAACCTGCTTCCAGTAATGAGTAGGTACAGCCGAAAAGTCAGATGAAACAATATCTCGGAGGTATCCGAGAAATCCGGATGAGAGTGCCGGTGGAAGTGCAACGTAGTTTAATGGTAGAACATACAGCCTCTGGCTTACGGTTCCGGTTCGAATCCGGTCGTTGCAGCATTAAACGCGTCCTGTGATGTATTTCAGCGGCCATTGAGCGACCATGAGGGTGATCGTAGAGTAGTGGTATCGTAGCTTTGGAGGATTTCAAAGGGTAACAGGTGATACGATTAAGCCCTGTGAGAGTATGAAAGTTCGTAGTAGTGGTCAAAATCTTAGACCCAAGTACTGAGACGTCATGTGAAATACAAGAGCGTTTTGGTGGTATCGTAAACCACCCCTCTTCGGAGGACAATTTAATAGTTATGGAGACACAGATTGTAGACAACATTGAGCTCATAAAGATGCCAACCAACGAAAAAGCCAAGGAGTACCTTCATAGCCGAGGATTCAAAACAGTCCAAGAGCGATGGATACCATCTCCTGAAGGCTTTGAACATCTATTTGTATTTGAATACGACCATAGTCGAGATAAGTCTCAGACAGCACGGATATGCGATCTCAGGTATGTACAACGAAAACCGAGACCTGGAGAATCTCTACCCGTGCTATTTGACTTTGTACAAGTAGCAATAAGAACAGAAGAAGCTAACCAGCTGCAACATTAGAATTGCTCATCGAGTTGCTGAGTGTGGTGATGAGATCCAAACTTCACGGAGAGAACGCGGGAACGAAATCCCAGGAGGAAGGAAATGCAGGCAGCCGACTTGATTGGGCCGACAGCTGAGAGTTGTAATACTCTCCCCAGCGTAAGCTCATGGGTTAATGAGTGGTACCGCTGCAACGCGGACTATGTTCCAGCATCATGTGACACTTAGTTCCTAAAGAACGGTGACGGGCACGAAAACTGGCTTACCTGCGTCAGTACACAAACAGGTATCGGAAAGAGTGTATTGAGGTTTTACCCTCCCAATAAGAACAATTAGGGTTGACAGCCGGGAACAGACCGGTACTTGGGCGGGTGGCAGACTGGATATGCTGTTCCTAAATGACCTTCGGCAAATCGTGGTTAGGATAGACAGAGCTGGCTTTGCTGAGTTTCTGATTCTTGGATGACCGAAGGGTGTGAGTTCGAATCTCACTCCGCTCACTAAAATTAACATCTATGCTAAAAGTAATCTTCGCAACAATGTGTCAACTCATGCCGTGTGATCACGCTGAGATTGCAACACGTCAAGCAGTACTCGAATCAGGATGGTTCAAGTCAGAAGCTTTTGTAGACAAGTGCAACCCATTCGGGTTAATGTGGAAAGGTAAGATCCAGGAGTTCGAGAGCATCGAACAAGCATGCCAGGAATATCACCGCCAGATTTACTTGCAATACAAAGGTGGTAATTACTACGAGTTCCTCACACGTATGGGATACGCTGGGGACACTGCGTATATTTGGAAACTAAAACACATCGACTTACATGGAATACACAATACAGCAGCGCAACAATGCCATAACGGCATTCATGGGAGGGCCGCAGTACCTCCGCGAGAAACACTTCGCGAACTTGATGGACGTAGAGTTCAGCTTAATTGGCTTGGACGATCTGCAATTTCACGAGTCTTGGGACTGGTTGGTTCCCGCGTGGTCGAAAATCCGTATGTCCTTAACACCTCTCATGGTGATAAGCGCAATCGAGGCCATCGACACCGCAGACATAAAGAGGTTGCATACCATCCTTTCCAACGTCTGCATAAGTTGGTGCAAAGACAAAAACATTGAACTATAACTATGGCAAAAGTCATCGAACATGTGACATTGTACTTCCGTGAAGGAAGTTCAGACAAGGTGTACAAAGCCTCCATTGAGGAGGAGAAGGGTCTATATGAGGTAAACTTTGCATACGGTCGTAGAGGAAATACTCTCACGGGCGGATCAAAAGGTACCGGATTATCCCTGCAAAAAGCAAATGACATCTACAATAAGCTTGTCCGTGAGAAAACGGGTAAAGGCTATGTAGAAGATAGAAGTGGAAAACCCCACGTAGCAACAAAGGTTGAGTCGGATGACTTAGGTATACGGCCACAATTGTTGAATGATATCACTGAAGAAGATGTTGAGAAGTACATCAATGATCCTGACTATTGTGCTCAGGAAAAATATGATGGACGCAGACGTCTATTGGTGAAGGATGCCAGTGGTAACAAAGCCGGTAACCGTAAAGGTCTGGTTGTTCCTATCACAGCTGAGATTGAACAAGAGCTCAATACAAAGTTACCGAATGGTAACTATGTACTCGATGGTGAAGCTGTCGGTGACAACGTAATCATATTCGATATGCTCGCTGCTGAAATCGGTTATAAAGAGCGCTATGATGGTCTCAGATTTGCGATGAAGTCTCCGGACTTAAAGTATCTCAAGCTGGCACCAGTTGCATGGACTACAGAAGAGAAGCGTGCATTATATGAGAAGCTCAAGGCAGATAATGCTGAGGGTATCGTATTCAAGAATGTTTATGGTCGATTTACTCCTGGGAGGCCTAACTCAGGCGGAGACCAACTCAAGTTCAAGTTCTATGCAACAGCTTCCTGTATCGTAGCCGGTATCAACAAAACAAAGCGGTCGATATCATTGGCTGTTCAGATCGATGGTGAGGATGAGCTTCTCCCTGTAGGTAATGTAACAGTGTACCCTAATCAGGAGATTCCTGCACAAGGTTCGATCGTAGAAGTGAAGTACCTGTACTATTTTCAAGGTGGTAGTTTATTTCAACCTGTATTGTTGGGTGAGAGAGATGATCTTGATCTTAGCGACTGTGTTGTGAGTAAACTCAAAGTTAAACGTGAGGAACCTGAAGAAGTTGAAGTATGAGACGTTCTCATAGCTCCCGCAGTACTCACGCTTTAATTGTAGCTTACATTGCTCTAGTAATAGCAATCTTATCAATCATTACACGATGAGCCAAAAAGATAACATGTATCACGGCCAGCTTGTCAAACATGAAGGCAAGCTGGAACATTTCAGCTCCGGCAGTGCTGCTAAGTACAAGGAGTTTTTAGCATCCCTTGAGGAAGGTCAAGTTGTTGATCACTTCATGGATGCCAATGTAGATACGGGAACTCTACCTCAGCTTGCAAAGATTCACAAGTGTATCCGGGAACTTGCAAAAGATACCGGAAACACTTTTGAGGACATGAAGCTCGAGGTAAAGCAGAAGGCCGGTCTATGTATCAAGAAAGAGATCGGAGGTGATATGTACATGGTGTGCAAATCATTCTCCAAATGCTCCAAAGATGAGCTGGGTCTGGCGATCCAGGCCCTCATCGAATTGGGCGATATGATTAACATGAACTTTAGATGATGAAGAAAACAGTGTTTATACTTACGAAGCTGATGAATCATGGGTTAAAGGTTGAGGAGTTGGAAGTGCATGAACCGGAAGAAGCTGATACATTTCAGGTAGTTACCAGTACACAGGGATTCGATGGAAAAACTGCAGAGATCATCAAGATCCAAGTTATGCCAAAGCTGATGTACATAGCATCATACTCTGTAGTAGGTACTATAACCAGAGGTTTCCATCCTCGTATCGAAGTTTACAACCTCATTGTTACTAAACCTGCGGATGTGTTGAGCTTTGTCAAAACAATGCGCAGGGTAGCACACTTTATACCTCATGATCAAAAAAAAGCAGATTAACCGAGTCATCAAATCACTGCAAGGTGTAGAGATGGCATTCATAGATCTTTTCTGTGGAGCTGGGGGAACCAGTAGTGGAATAGAGCGAGCTTACGTTGATACCAAAAAGGTAGCTCGTGTAGTGCTCTGTGTAAATCATGACTATCTGGCTATCCAGAGTCATAAAGTGAATCATCCGCATGCCATTCACTTGGTAGAGGATGTACGCTTGGTAAAAATGCAAATACTGATACCTCTCGTGGAAGAAATCCGCAGAGCGTATCCCAAGATAAAACTGTGTCTATGGGCCTCATTAGAGTGCACAAATTTCTCCAAGGCTAAAGGTGGACAAGCACGCGATGCTGATAGTAGATCTCTCGCATGGGATCTTCTACGATACATTGATTGTGTAAAGCCGGACAAGATCTACATTGAAAACGTAGAGGAATTCATGTCATGGGGTCCGCTCGATGAGAAGGGACGACCTGTAAGTAAGAATGCTGGTGAAGATTATACCAAGTGGAAACAGGCTGTAGAGGATTGTGGATTCGTATATGAACATCGCGTTATCAACAGTGCTGATCTTGGTGCATTCCAATCTCGAATCCGATACTTTGCACAGTTTGCTGCCCCAGGTCAAGTAATAAGATGGCCGGAAGCAACACATGCAAAAGTAAACAAGGGTAAACTTCCCGGAGGACGATCTCCGTGGAAACCGGTGCGTGAGGTTCTAAACCTTAATGATCATGGTAAAAGCATATTCGGACGACCGAAGGAACTTGTACCAGCAACCCTCAGGAGGATCTATGCTGGAATATTGAAGTATGTGGTACCTAACAATGACCCGTTTTTCATTAAGTACTTCGGCTGTGGTGAAAATGCAGTAAGCATTGATACGGTAGCACCAACACTGACCACAAAGGATCGGTTATCGTTGGTACATGCACAGTTCATTGATAAAGCTTATAGCTCTGGTGGTATCCATCAGAGTATTGATCATCCATCAGGATCTGTTACTACTGTTAACAAGATGAGTCTTGTGACATGTCAGTCATTCCTGATAAACCCTCAGTGGTTCAACAAGGGAGCATTGTCAATCGACAAACCGGCTCCGACATTGATAGCTCGCATGGACAAGTCACCCTTATCCATAGCGACTACAGAAATTGAAGCAGCGGTAACTATAAGTGTAGTCTATACAATCCGGAAACGTCCAACACCGGTTATCAAAACCGAGAAAGGAAACTTGATCTATGTTATCTCAATATGGGATGATGTGGTAATGCAGAACCTGAAACTCCTGATGGCATGCACTGGTATCGTAGATATCAAGATGCGCATGTTGGAAGTGGATGAGTTATTGCGAATACAGGGCTTCCCGGAAGATTATGTACTTAAAGGGACAAAGACCAAGCAGAAGTGGTTTATCGGCAATGCTGTGGAAGTGACTACTGCCATGAATATCATCCGTGCGAATTCGGAGATGATTCATCCGGTACCTCAACTGTCTGCGGCTTCGTAAGTTTGCCGGCACGGGCTTTATCTTCAATATCACGCATCAGAGCAAGAATTGTTTCCAAGTGATAAGCTACGGGATGGCTACTACCACCCTTACGTAATTCTTGGATAACAACCTCTCGTTGATCTTCGGGTACATTAGCCAAGATAGATGCTTTGAGTTGATGTAAGCGAGCATAAAAGCCGCCACCTATTTCGATGGTGACCATCACATCCAACGGGATGGTCTCTATTGTTTTCTGAGCCATGCTACAAAGATACACATTTCATGTAAACTTACCAGATTTATGGCAGAAGTTGTAAACTTACAAGATGTACAGCAGAAATTATATGAGCGCCTTAAACCTTCGGGTTGGGCTGACAAGCTCAAAATGTTTTTGCTGAGTGATGACTTTAGCCGTATACTTAAGCGGTTATATGATGAAGCTACTGCTGGTAAGAGGTTCACCCCTCAGCTCAAGCAGGTCTTCAGGGCATTCGAAGAATGTCCGTATAAGGATCTGAAGGTGGTAATAATTGGACAGGATTAAATGATAATACGTATATTTGTACCATATACTAAATACAACTAATATATGGTGTTAAATCTCAAGAACTACAGGAGTGAAGATAATACCCGTAGTTGCAGTAAGTGTAAACAATGGTTAGATCTCAGCAACTTCTCTATTCGAATGAAAGGCGATAGGGTCACTTACAGAGAAGTCTGCAAGAAGTGTTCTCTAAAGAGTGTTAAGCAATATTGTACTCCTGAGTATAAGAGAAGGCTTAGGAAGAAAGATCCTAGAAAATCTCTATGGTCAGCTGCTAGAGCTCGAGCAAGGAAAAAAGGGTTATCTTTTGATATCACTTTCGAAGATGTGGTTATACCTAAAGTGTGTCCCTTACTAAATATACCAATAGAGCCATCATCGCTTGATGATGGTGTATATGGTCCATTAAATGGTAGTCCTTCAATAGATAGGAAGGACAACAATAAGGGTTACACACGAGACAACATCTGGATCATCTCACACAGAGCCAATACTGCTAAAGGGAATCTCACACTTAGTGAACTTGAGATATTACTATCAAATATACAAAGGGTCCTGTATAAACAAGGTGAATTGCTGGAAACTCCGGAAGCGGACAATCAGCAGCCAAGCTTGAGTAGTAATACTCTTGAAGGTTCAACGACTAACTCTCGAGTCCTTAAGGGACAGTAATAGAGACACGAGCGCCTTGCCCTCTTAATAGAGGTGATGATATAGTCTGAACTGCATGAATAACTATCAATAAAGATGCAGAATATCAGGATAAAGAACCTGATAATCAACAAATTACCTTATCCTTATCCAAACGTTGCCGATGGAATAGCATTTTCATGTAGTAATGATGGTAAGGTGCAAGCATCTCTGAGATATATGTTCAAGGAGATTGAACGCACGGTTTATCCCAATGGTTATACCTGGGATCCCGATCTGGCCAGATGGTCAAGACAGGGAGTTCTGGTACTAAATACAGCGTTTACTACCACTATTGGAGAAGTCGGCCGGCACTATGACTTGTGGCAGCCGTTCATGGCTTATCTCCTGGACATCTTATGCTTTAACGATCCCGGAATCATTTATGTGTTCATGGGTAAGAAAGCTGAGGCTTGGTCCAAGTCAATACCAGAAAACAACCACAAGTTATTTACGACACATCCGGCATTCGCGGCTCATAACAACAGCCAGAACTGGGATTCCGCAGATGTGTTCAACAAGGTTAACGACATCTTGTTTAAAGCAAATGGATTACGAATCGAGTGGTAACACTCACAAACTATTAGTATGTCAAACACAGTTAAAGAACTCGACCGAGATACGGAAGACAATGTCAAGCTGAAACACCTTTGGAAACTGCGGGCTAATGAGCTACGTAAGAAGAAGGTTATCGGTACATCCGAGGTAAAACGCCTGGAGGAGATGATAAGCTCACCCGATCTCGAAAACTTTACGATGGCCCGTGAGATAATCCGGGTACACATGCGAGGAGGATTTGCCGATGGATTAAACAAGGGTCAGTTGTTCGCATTCGACAACATTCTGGACTTCTTGAATAATCCGGAGCACGATGCTCTTGTGCTCAAAGGTTATGCCGGCACAGGCAAAACATTCTTGGTGAAGCGGGTGATTAACTACATCATGCATACTCACCCTAAGCATTCAATCGCAGTCACAGCACCAACCAACAAAGCAGTTCAGGTACTCTTCAAAAGTTCATCTCAATCCACATCAAAGATGAGTCCCTCGATATTCGAGGAGCTCTTTGACTCCAATTCCCGGTTAATGTACAGTACCATCCACAGGCTGCTCAGCTATAAAGAAAAGATCATGCCTGATGGTAAACGGATATTCGTACCTGACACTAAGAACAGAAACTACATCGGTAACTACGATGTACTCATTCTGGATGAGGTATCAATGTTGGACGACAAGATCTGTGAAGATATCATGAAGTTCTCAAAGGACATCAGGATTATATTCATGGGTGATCCAGCACAGATCCCACCGGTACATAAAGATGACTGTATCCCTTTCAGAGGTTCGAGTGCTTATAAGTTCAGAACCGTAGAGCTGACTGAGATCATGCGACAGAAAGGTGAGCATGCCATCGTGGATTATTCATTTCACATTCGCAACAATCTGTTGATGAATCAACCTATTGTGATGCTCAAGACAAAGCTGAACTCACACGGACACGGTGTTATTCACTTTGACGGTAGTACAGAAAGGACTAAGATCGTACCGCTGATGACGCAGCTATTCAAGACTCCAGAGTTTGTACAAGATGCAAACTATGCAAAGGTCATTGCATGGCGTAATGATGTTGTCAAGTATATGAACGATACTGTCCGGGAGATCATTTACGGCAAGGATCCCGATCGGTTCATGAGAGGGGAAAAGTTGCTGGCAAATAAACCTATCTTCACCAAGAGAACATTCTATGACCGTAAAGGTAATCAGCGTGAAGGTTATGGTGTGGCATTCTATACATCAGAAGAACTCAGTGTCATCGATATCGAGCTTGGTACAGTAGAGTTCAGTGAAGGTATGTATCATGCAGATCTCAAGGCTTACAGTCTCGAGGTAAAAGGATACGATGCTATCAATGATCTGGACAAGAACTGTACGATCACCGTTATCCATGAGGATAGTAAGGAAGACTTCAAGAAGCTACTTGAAGCGTCCAGGGAATATGCCAAGAAGAACAGTGATCCTGAGGATTGGCGTGTGCATTACAACATCCAAAAATGGGATGCTGATCTCACGTACAACTACGCAATAACCGCTCACAAGTCACAAGGTTCGACTTATAACAATGTAATCCTCATCGAGGATGACCTTGATGCTAACCGCAAGACTCTGGAGCGTAACCGAATTAAATACACAAGTTATTCACGAGCGTCCGACATATTATATGTCCTACGCAAAAACCCAACACTATGAGCAATCGAATCGGATATGCGTGGTTCACATGCGGCAGCACAGTAGGAATTGTGCTGGCCCATGATGCTACCACAGACAAGTTGAAGGCCTGGATCAAAGGAGTATCTGGAACTTCAAAAGAGGATGATCTCAAAGACATCCACGAAAACGGAGCCAAGTTTCCTGTACAGGAAGCTATCTCCATCATCAATAACAAAGGTGAGTGGGATCTCAAAATGGAAGAGATCGCTGCGATGACCGAAAAGGAAGGAGCTTGGTGATGATCGTGTGATCAAAACTCAATCAGGTTCCAGTTCACAGACACTCCCACAAAAGGAGTCAGGCGAAGATCCTGAGACAGACCATAACCAATAGATGGACCTATACCAAAACGCTTCTTCTTAGGAGGAGCAGGACAGGTGATATCCGGTTTCTTGGGTATGATAATCGTCCCATCAAGGTCGTTGAAAGTCACCAAAGGAGAGGATGAGCGAGCGAATACTTCAAAGTTATCCTTGTTCTCCTTGAATCCCATCACAAGTCCTACCCGGATCTGGTTCTCCATGATCTTGGTTGTACCTGGAAAGATGGTGTTGTTTTGGAGCTTAAACATACTCTCGCCCCTCAAGGTCCAGGTCAAGGATGAATCACTGTATACATCTTTGAACCGAAGACCATAGGTGATGTTGTCCGGGTATTTAATCAAGTCGTTTGACAAGGTTAATGTACCGCGATCAATACCAGCTTGGGCTTTGATGAGAGACTTGACATTACCGATCTCTTTACGTACCTCATTATACAGATCAGCATTGAGCTTCTCCAGGTCAGAAAGCTTGGACACAAAGCTAGTTTTTATAGCTTCGATATCTCCGGCTTTGTTCTGGAGGTATCGAACTGTATCAGTAAGTGCTCGCTGATTCTGCTCATTGATGAGCTGATTACGTTTGGACTCGGCAACTAATGCTCCATTCCTTTGACAGGATCGGAATAGTAGGAACGAGATTACAGCAAGGGCGGCCAAGAGAAGGAACTCTCGGTTAACCCCCTTGATCTTGTGGTAAAGGTTCTGTAGGCGCATTGTTATTGTTGGTTTTGGTTGATTCAATGTCTAGGCGCTTAGTCTTGATATTGGAGTAGGTGTAAATACCTGCCAAGCTAAGCATAGCCGTTACATGGATCGCAAGCACATATTCAAGGTTCTCGGCAGTTGTGTTCTCTTCCGTAATATGGAATATTAACCAGAACATACCAACTGTGAGCCATCTCTTAAGAGAGTGACCTTCTTCTTTGTTATTCATCCCCTTAAAGAAATCGGAGAAGAACTTGTAGACTCCTGGAAAGGTTTCCTTGAGCCACTTTAGTGCATTACGTACCCACATAAGTCAAAAATTTATGGCAACATCCTCCCCGATTGCTGGATGGGAAACCCGGCTGGTAACCTGAGGTAGGATGGGGAAGATGTCACCGGTTTATGCCGGGAACTCAGGGTTACCACACATCAATATACGAAAAAACGAGGACCTGACAAAATGAAAAACAAGGATGTTTCAATGAGAGAGCTGTTTCGGATGATTACCGAAGCAGACTTATCTCCAAATCAGTTCTACCTGTTATGCTGTATGCAAGAATCAATCAGCCCTCCTAAAGAGCTGATTAACTTACATCAGGAACTCAGGGTGCTGACAAATGCCGGATGGTTAGTAGATAATAAACTACAACCACAATCTATTGAGTTGATCAGTAAAGTCGATGGTTTGTTTCGCGTACAGAAAAAGAAGACGACCAAGGACTTGCTAGGAGACAACTTCTCGGAAATGCTGGATAAATACCTTGCTCTCTGGGATATGGGTAAATTACCGAGTGGTAAACCGGCCCGTGCTGCTAAGGGTAATGTAGAAAGTGCTTTCAGATGGTTCTTTGAGAACTATAGTTACTCTTGGGATCTCATCATAAAAGCTACCAAGATTTACATCGATGAGTACGAACGGAAAACCCCTCGTTACCTTTACATGAGGAATTCCCAATACTTTGTCCGTAAACAGGCTAGTGACAAAAGCTGGAGTTCAGATCTTGCAGATTACTGTGAGAACGTGAAAAACGGCACAAATGAATCTCAATCGGATCACTTTTCAGAGAAGGTAGTATGATCAGGCTAAAGCGAATCTTCATAGGAGCATTGTCCAGTATGTTAGGCTGGACACTTGTTAATAAATATGTCGTGGAAGTAAGTCTTGGTCACTACTTAATCATAGAAATGATAGTACTCGGATTGTACTTTTTCTATATCTTAGCAACCCGGGAAATCAAGCACAGTACTGCAGATGATACCAAGACTCAAAAGAGTCAAGGAGATTCTTTCCCCCAAATGTAACATGAGTGAAGTAACATCAGAAACCGCCAAGAAAAAGTGGAAGCAGTTACGCCAAGCGTATACGAATTCACTTCATTACCTAGCCGGTAGGCAGAAAGGTACTATCAGGAGTTTTAGAACTCCTTGGGCTAAGTTTAATGATGCCGGAGTAGACGGATGGGAATGGCATAGTTTAGTTGTGATTGGTGGTAGACCTGGTTCAGGTAAGACCATGATCAAACAAAACATTGTTCAAAAAGCATTCGACCTTAACCCTGGAGAGGACATGAGAATTCTCGAGTTTCAACTTGAGATGAGAGAAGAAGTCTCAGCAATCCGTGAGTACTCGAATGCGTTAGGTAAATCCTATAAATATCTCTGTAGTGCCCAAGGTAAGATCAGTGATGAGGATTTACAGAAGTGTTACGAGTATGCAAAACAACGCGTAAAATACCCTATTGACTTAGTAGAAGATTCACCCACTGTTGATGAGTTAGAGAAGATTATCGATGACTACATGTACTCATTTAGCTCTCTCATGGATGACAATGGGGAGAAGAAGAGAGTGTATAAGAAAACAGTAATCACTCTTGACCATAGTGTGCTTGTGAAAAGATCCAAGAATGAAAAGAGTGCAACGGAAATGTTGTACAACTTGGGTCCTGTCCTCACTAAGTTGAAGAAGAAGTACCCCATATTATTTATCGTTCTGAGCCAGCTGAACAAAGATGCTGAGAATCCGGAGAGGAATCAGAATGGTGTATATGGTAATTATGTATTGGATTCCGACCTATTCGGAGGAGATGCTTTATTGCAGCATGCTGATATCCTTATCGGAATCAATGTGCCTGCCAAGAGGAAGATCCGCGAGTATGGTCCTGACCGATACCTGATCAATGATGAAACAATAATGGCTGTCCATTTTCTCAAATGTCGTAATGGTGATACTCGATTGAGCTTCTTCAAAACAGCATTTGACAAGATGACCATTGAAGAGATGGAAGAGCCACCGCCACGCAAAGAAAAACGATTGTCAACAACAGATTGATATGAGTGGATTAAGTACAACAAGTAATGCTGAGGTTAAAGATAACCGTCAGAAGATTGCCGATCTGCGTAAAAAGCACCAACCGGTGTTTGATGCATTAGGTGTATCTGATGCTATCTTTATTCCCAAATTAGCTTATCGGCCAAAAGCCGAAGGCAATGTCCAGCTTGAGGACATGCACCTGGCATTTTTTCCAGGTGAACTCAACAAGGGCAAGGATATTTACACTGAGTTCGCTAACTTTGATTACGAACCTCAAGATCCTGAACGCGCACTTTATCGCTGGAGATTCAACCCTCATTGGGAAACTGAATACCCAAAGACTGAGAAACATCCTCAGTCAGGTTATCGATACCTCATACCAGTATCGGAGCTTATCAAAATTGAACATGATGCATCTAAGGGGGCTACTTCTTTTGCATTAGATGATGAGACACAACTGGCTAAAGATTTCGACATACCGGATCCTGATACGGATTTGCCGCTATCCCAATGTACTATTCGTGATTTGTATGCTGTTCTGCATAACAAACCGGTGAGTACTAAAAAGTGGCTCAATGATATCATCAATCCATCAAAACCAAAATAACATGGCAGACAGTGTGCTGATTATTGCAGAATCCGGTTCTGGTAAATCAACCAGTATTGAGAATCTCAACCCTAAGGAGACTTTCATCATAAATGTGGCTAACAAACCACTTCCATTCAGAGGATGGAAGAAGAACTACAAATTGTGGACTAAGGATACACCCGATGGCAATTTGTTTGCCAGCTCGGATCCTGTGGCTATTATAGCCTGCATGAAATATGTGAGCCAGAAACGGCCGGAGATAAAGAACATCGTCATTGACGATTTCCAGTACATGTCGGCATTCGAGTTCTTCGATCGAGCTGCAGAGAAGGGATATGATAAATTCACCCAGATCGGTGCAGCACTTGCCAATGTAGCGAAGACTCCTAAGGATCTTCGTGAAGACCTGATCGTGTTCCTTCTGACCCATGCGGAAGAAGCAACAGATATGGAAGGTCGTAAACGCGTTAAAGCAAAAACCATCGGAAAGATGGTGGATGAGAAGTTGACACTCGAAGGCCTCTTTTCCATCGTACTATTCGGTAAGGTGAAGAAGAATCAGGAAGGGGAGATTCGATATGTGTTCGAGACCAGGAACAATGGTGAGAACACATGTAAGAGCCCTAAAGGTATGTTTGAGACCTTGGAGGTTCCAAACGACCTTGGTAAGGTTCGTAAGGCAATCATCGATTACGCCAACTAATCCATCACAAACATATAACAACTATGAGCAACGGCTTAAGTACAACAGACATCCCTCAGAGTGAGGGCGGACTACCCAAAACAATACAGCCTGGGAACTGTGAAGCAAAGATCAACTCAATTGATGTTGATCCTGTAACATTTGAAGGTGCAGCACCCGGTGCTGTGCATCTTATCTTGAACTTGGAGACACCCAAGCCCGAAGAAGGGTTTGTAGGATTCGCTCTCGACAAGGATAATCCGGATAAGGGTCATCACGAAGGACAAGTAGCAAGAGTGAAAGCCAGCAGATGGTTTTTCGCTGACGGTACTACCAAGAATGGTACACCGGTTAGCAGGGATCGTGAAATCATGAAGTTCTTACAACAACTTTGCACAGAGTTGGGAATTACTGATTGGTTCCGTGCACAAGACAAAAAGTACGAAACAATCGAAGCGTTCATTGGTGCGATGAACAAGGAGAAACCGTACAAAAACATATTCATGAACTGGTGTATTGCCGGCCGTGAATATATGAACAACAAGAACTATATCGATCACGATAAGTTCTTACCTAAAGCGACACGTACCGGGAAACCGTTTGAGTCGCAGAATGTGGAACCATCTCAGAGTAAGTTGTTAACTTTCTCTAAGACTGAACACATTGAGAAAATGAAGAATAACACTACTTCCGGATTTGAAGGTGGTGGTGACCAGAATACAGGTAATGAAAAACAAGCGAAGCACGACTTCAGCTTGGATTAATAACAATCAGTGCGGGAGGTTACTAATCTCCCGCATTATTTTACATCGTCTATGCTCAGTACAAAATCCCTTATCTCAGATCTGATGGCTGTACCTACTGAGTGGGTATTTGAGTATTATCTACAGCTATCTGAAAAGTTAGTCGGACAAGACTTAATGGTCAAGTCTGTATTTAACCCCAAGGACAAGAAACCATCACTTCATGTTTACCCAAGTAGCACTACCAAAAAGTATCGATACAAAGACTTCTCATCCGATAAGGGTGGTGATTGTATAGATCTTGTAGTACAGCTTTTCGGGCTTTCCACAAGGGGAGAAGCGGGTCATAAGATTATCGAAGACTACAACGAGTACTTGTTGAATAACAATCATGAAGTACGTGAGTTTAAGATTCGCGATAAGTATAAAGTGACCGGTTTCGTAAAACGGCAGTGGACAACCTTGGATGCTAAATATTGGCAGAGTTACAACATATCATCAAAACTTCTGGAATACTACCACGTAGCACCTCTCGAGGGTTATCGTATGGAACGTACTGATGAAGATGGTGGTACTAAGACTTTGGATATTCAAGGATTGTTTATCTATGGTTATTTCAGAATGGATGGTACGTTGTATAAAATCTACCAGCCAAAAGTTGCACACCGTAAGTTCATCAAGGTTAAGGATTATATCCAAGGATCGGATCAGCTCACTTATGAGAAGCCGTATCTTGTGATCACCTCCTCGATGAAGGATCTGCTCACACTTGCTCGAATGAACTTCGATATCGAAATCGTAGCTCCGGACAGTGAGAATACATTGATCAGACCTCAGGTATTGCAGTCTTATCAAACAAAATTCAAGCGCGTATGTACTCTCTTTGATAACGATGATCCTGGTGTAAAAGCTATGGAGAAGTATAAAGCAGAGTATGGGATCCCATACGTTCACCTGGAGATGGAGAAGGACATCTCCGACTCAGTTAAAGCCCATGGTTTGATGAAGACCAAAGAGACTGTGTATCCTCTCCTTAAAAACGCTCTGAAATCATGAGTTCAAAACTAAGATTTACAATCGGTATTGATATCGGTAAGCAAGGAGCTATCGTTATTCGGGAAAACAATAAACCGGATATCATGGTGAAGATGCCTATGATCAAAACCGAACTTGATTACCATGCATTGCATAAACTGTTAGAGCCTTATGAAGGTGGTAATGGTATGGTTGTTTTTGAGAAGCTGGGAGTAATCTTCGGCTCTTCAAAACAAGTTGCATTCTCTATGGGTCACCAATCCGGTGCTGTAGAAATGGCATGCGTGGCTTTATCAATCCCTTTCACAAAAGTGACAGCTAAAGAGTGGCAAAAAGAAATGTTCACCGGTGTAGATGAGATCACAAAACCTCCATCTAAAATGAGCAAATCTAACAAGTCCACACGAGATACTAAAGCAATGGCTTTGGTAGCTGCAAAACGATTATTCCCTGATGTAAAATTAACTCTCGGAGAAAGAGCTACTATACCACACGATGGGTTAGTGGATGCCCTTTTGATGAGTGAATATGCCAGACGTAAATTCCTATGACAGAAGAACAAATCATTATCACAGATGAGCAGTATCAATCCCTGTACGGTATGCTTCAAAGTGCCGACCAGGAAAACGCTGTAGTGGCGCTCCATTGTATGGAGAACTGTGACTTTCAAAAGTCACTGGGTAAATTACTTTACCTGTATAAACACAGTAAGTGCGATGATAATCTATGGAGAGATCATGCGCCAAGACTTACCCAAAAATTAAAAGCTCTGGGTGTGGAGATTGGTAAGGACATCACATTCGAACAAGCATTCAAGATACTCGCAGAGCAAAAAGCTCATCCGGACAGCTTCCATTTCCTCATGGGGAAATTCGGTGGCGCCATCCGAGATGAGATTGCAAGCTGGGGGTATGATTGGATTGCGAGTATTGACATTAAATTCACCCTGAAAGATGAAACCAGCAGACAGCTTAGCGAAAGCAGCGAAGGACCTGATGCTTAAAGAGCCGTTCTACGGATTGTTCCTCATACAGTTGAACAAGAAGTGGAGCATGGGTCTTCCTACTGCTTGCGTAGCCCTCAATGGGATCAACTATCAGTTGATCATAAACCCAGAGTTTTGGGTTGCGCAAACCGATAAGGTTAAGATAGGAGTACTCAAACATGAGTTACTTCACATGGCATTCAACCATCTTACAATATTCAACAAGTACCTTAACAAGGAAATAGCGAACATAGCTATGGATATTGAGATCAACCAATACATCGACCCAGCATATCGGGGAGAGGGTTGGATGCTTCCGGAAACTTTCCCAAGTTTGCAACTCGAACCTAAGAAGGGGACCGATTACTACTATGAAAAGTTAATGCAGGCTGCTCAGAAACACAAGTCTGCAGCACTTGCAAGCATACTTGCAGCAATGGCTCAAGGAAGCGATCAGTGCCAAGGTGAAAACGGAGAAACACTTCAGGTACCTCAACACGATTGGAAAGAATTTGAGAAGCTGGATGAAGCTACCAAGAAGATGGTAGAATCTCAGCTGGAATATCAAATGAGAGAAGCGGTGTCTTCTATCCAAAAATCGAGGGGTACTGTACCAAGTGAGATCACTGAGATTCTCAAAGCAATGGAGAAGGAACCACCTAAATTTGATTGGAGAGGTTATCTCCGCAGATTTACAGGAGGATCCTCTAAGGTATACACTAAGAAGATACGCAGAAAATTCAACAAGCGATATGAAGGTAATCCCGGACTCAAGATGAAGCCGAAGAAACATATCCTAGTTGCTGTTGATACTTCGGGTAGTGTGAACCAAAAGGAACTTGTAGAGTTCTTCCATGAGATAGATCATATCCACAGAACCGGTGCTGAAGTGACAGTGATACAATGTGATGCTGCCATCAGTAATATCGAACCTTATAAAAAGAGTCTGGATATAAAGATCCATGGTCGAGGTGGTACCGACTTCCAACCGGTAATCGATTATTACAATAAGCACCAACACAAGTACACATGTCTCGTGTATTTCACCGATGGAGAGGCCCCGGCTCCAGACAAAACACTGGGTAGACTACTGTGGGTCTTATCCACAGAATCACGAATGAACGAATCGCTCCCTGGAGCAATCATACAACTTAACTGACAATGGCTGAGATTAGCAAAGTAAAACTAAATATCGATGAAGTTAAAGGCTTCATGAATCACATTGTGATGAACAACCGCGAAATTCAAGCATCGGGTAAAAATCCTGTAGCTGTTGAAATCGTAGGTGAATCTGGTATAGGTAAGACCTCATCAATGTTACAACTTACCAATGAGCTTGGCCTTAATCTGGTAAAGCTTAACCTTGCTCAGATTGAAGAGCTTGGTGACCTTGTAGGTTTCCCTGTAAGACAATTCCAATTGTGTAAAGGTAGCAGCGCAGCTCTTGTAGCAAAACCTGCTGCTCCGCAAGCTGGTCAGAAAATGGTATCTAAGATGATCAATGGAGTACTCACTCGAGTACCTGCTGATGAATCACCAGCTGAAGTTGCTGTAGCTGAACAAGCTCCAACAAAACCAGATACAGATTGTATATGGGTTGATGAACTTGCAACACAGGAATACATCAAGAGAGGTTACGAATTTACCGGCCAAAAGCGTATGTCTTACTGTCCGCCTGAGTGGATAGCTGACAAGAAGGGTGGAGGAGTATTGATTCTGGATGACTGGAACAGAGCGGATTAATAAATTATTCAGGCAGTCTCTTGACTGTGTGTAAGAATCAACTATCTTTGTCAAATGGAAGAGCTTACACAAGAAAACATCAAGAAGCTGCTTGGTATTCCAGGCATTTACAAAATAAGGATACATGATAAAGACTATGTGGGAAGCTCAGTGAGTATTGGTCACAGACTCAAGCATCATCTTTGGGCACTAATTGCATGTCAACATCATAACCGTACAATGCAGAACTTGTACAAAAAGTACGGAGAAGCCTTCTTCATCAAAATTGAAGACTGTGAACCAGACAATCTGATAGAGCGTGAGAAGCACTACATTGACCTGTTAAAACCTTACATGAATCACATCTTAGATCCACAGAAGATTGTAAGAGATGATATCTATAAGCAACGATTAAGTGCGGGACTCAAAAAAGCTTATGCAAAAGGTCTTCGCCCTCACAATGACAAGTCCGTACATCAATATCATGAGTCAGGAGAATACATCCGGACTTATGATAATGTATCACTGGCAGCTAGATCTTTTCTGAAAACAGATCCTAGTGCAATCTGCATGTGTGCGAGAGGTGATAATTACACAGCATACGGTTTCAGATGGTCTTATGAGAAAGCAGAGATGCTTCCTCCTTTTAGAAAAAAGTATGGATACAAACCTATTGTTCAAATGACACTTGCTGGAGAAGATATCCAGGAATGGCCATCAGCAATAGAAGCTCAAGAGAAACTTGGTATCACCAATATCTCAAGAGCTGTAACCAAAAACAGAACAGCGGGTGGATTCCGCTGGAAATATAAAACGTAGGTCCGCAATAAATTCCGTGAACTCAGGGAACATCCTTAATGAGGACAATCCTGATCCAAGCTTACTCAGTAATGAGTTTGAAGGAGCAACGACTAGCAGTGAGTCCAAAGTGGACAATAACTCTGCCACGAGCGCGGGACAACAGATTTGACAACCTGTTGATGATATAGTCTGAACTGCATAGTAATATGCAGATGTACCGGATAAAGAGCCAGTACGATAACAACAATGATACGTTTTATACAGGCAGTAATGGAATTGGTAGATCGCCAGGAGTACATCTCCTGGAAGTTACCGAAAGACTGGCATATTGTTCTTACTGCAAATCCTGACAATGGTGATTATCTTGTACAAGCTATTGACGTAGCTCAACGTACCCGATTCATCAGTGTGGATCTGCAATTTGATATCGATGTGTGGGCTCGCTGGGCAGAGAAGGAAGGTATTGATAGCCGTTGCATCAACTTCATGTTGTTACATCCGGAGATGGTCAATCAGAAAACCAATCCGAGAAGTATCACCACATTCTACAACGCGATCAGCTCGATCAAGAACTTCTCAGATAGTCTGAGCTTGGTTCAGATGATAGGTGAAGGTAGTGTGGGACCGGAGTTCTCTACAGCGTTTACGTTGTTCATCAACAACAAACTCGATAAACTTCCCAATCCTAAGGATGTTCTTTTGCATGACAACGAACAGCATATCGTAGGTGAACTACGTGGTTGTACCGGTCGTGTCAGCTCTGATAATTATCGTGCAGACATTGCAAGCATCCTTTGTACAAGGATTGTTAACTTCTCACTGAATTATGCAGAGAAGAATACTATCAACCAGCCAATTATTGACCGTCTCATTCGTCTGATGACAGATGAAGAGATCTTCAACAATGACCTGAAGTACTTCCTTGTTAAGGGTATCCTTAACGGAAACAAAGTGAAGTTCCAGAAGGTAATGTTGAATCCGGATGTGGTCACTATGGCTACAAAGTAACGTACATGGCATTCAATCCGTTTACTCCGAGTCATGAGAAATGCTCAGAACTCGCAAGCAAGTTAGGGATCAACATGGCCCGAAAGGCCTACGTATTCCAAACATCAAAAGGACGTACCGTAAGGGAAATCTATGAGGTAAATGATGATACATTCAAGTCACTAGAGGCGGAGCTTTCGGGCTCCGCTGATGGTGATATCCTTCAAGGAGATCGTGTCTTCGTGTTGCCCGGGTCAATGATTACCGGTAACAGATGGGAAGCATATTTGCAGAAGGTGGGTGCTCGTCAAGTCTCAGACATCACTAAGGCAACCATAATCATACAGAACCATAAATACAGTGAGGAGAATACGTACTTCTCTCAAGCCCGAATGTCAGCACAACTCATATCAGGTGTATTCCATAAGTTCACTGTAACTACAGATCCTCTCAAGGATATTACATCAGAGGAGATAGCTCAGAAGGTGATTAATGAATATGACCTGAAAGACATCTTGCTGGCGAATAACACATCAGAGACTGAGAATGTCAGATGCAAACTACTATATCCTCATACTCTGCTATTGATCGACTGTGTGAGATCCGGTATAAGACTTGTCAAAGAAGACTGTTTTGTACCACGTACAGCTCTCGGTACAGTATTGGATGAGGAGAAATGTCAGAGCATAATCTCAATGTTGGATAGTCGTGACTCAGGTAATGCTGAAGTAGCACGACAGATCCTGTTTCAGTGTGACATTCCGCCATCGTGGTATTACATCTGGAAGATTGCGAATTCACCAGGATCATCATCAGTTCACAGTTATGGTCGTGATAAGAATGGCCGTCTGTTCATTGACGCAAGTGGTTATAGCAACTTGCAACGTATGACACCTAACCAGTTCGCAAACTTCATGAACAACAAAGGTCTGCTCACAGAGGAGATCTTCCGCAAGATCAAGCTTGACATTGCAACGACAGCTTATGAGTCGGCACTCGAGATCAATGATTACTACGATGTACAACTCGTAATCAAACCTAAGTATCAACATCTGGATCCGAACATGGAGCTCCTACCGGATGCTCTGGCGGAAGCCATCAAAAACAACAAGAACTATGAAGATGACTCTTCAGAAGTTGAAGAAGACGCTGAATTGGACAGGGTTTGAGGGTCGTGAGATCTTACTGGAGGATTACTACCTCTATGTAGATAATATCGGCAGCAACGACATGTCAATTCAGGGTAAAACATACACCCCTACTAAGGGTGACCGTATTCACTTTCTACCGGACTGCACAGTTCCGCGTATGAAAGTCAAAGGATATTGTGATAAGTATCAGATATCCATCTGCAAGCATATTAAAGATGCCAGTGCTGTGTTCTTCGGACCGGAGAGTATTGATGATCTCTTTGATCATCGCACATCAGACTACGCTATTCCAATAGAGAAGTTCAGAGAGTTTCTGAGTCTGATCTATGGAGTGGGTGATCTGCATATACTTCGTGCGCAATCCAAACTTGCACAGATCGATGCTGATTTCATCATGTGTGACTCAAGCGTGATCGATTATTTACAGGGAACCGAGTCAGTACCATGGGGTCGATTCGCAACAGCATTGATGAAGGAGGAAGACTTCGAAGACACATTCGATCACCGGCATCTCAAGAATTTCCAGTCATATCAACATCTCCAGGCAATGCTGAATCCTACTTCCATATTCGTGGAGCAGGATATCATTCTCAGGGAGATCAACAACATTGTTATGACTCAAGACATGTACACCTCTGTGTGTAGTATGTTTGATAGTGAGGACACCAGTAACCACATCATCGCTATGGAAACCATGGCTAACTGTGATTATGAGAAGTCCTGTGTCTACATCTTACTACTGATGGATAAGTACAAGTCCCAAATCAACAACTCAAAGACAAGAGATCACGTCAACTTCAAATCACTAATGAAGTTCTTCGGTATGAAGTCCTATGATATCAGTAGTCTTGATCTTGACAAACTGATCATGAGACTCCGAGATAAGGGTCTACTCACAACCAGCAATCTTAAGCTACTCATGCCTATCGCTACATCCAACATCTCAACCAGCATCGACAGTGACGTGTTCGAAGTTACCGGCATACGCCTCTCCAAGGAATATCAGGACTGTGTAATCGATGATGTCATCCTGGAGGAATCGGATCCGGAGATCGAGCAAGCCGTAGATCAACTCGTACCACAAACAGAAGACGCACATTTCAATCAGATCTAATATGGACATCCAAGGAACAGTAGATCCGAAGGCTCTGGAGCAGTTATTCTACTCCAAGCCGTTTTCGTTCAGCTATTCGGGGCTGAACAAGTTGTTGTATTCTCCCAAGCTGTTCTATAAGCATTATGTGCTTAACCAGAAGGAGGATAGTGATGACAAACATCTCATCGCAGGTAAAGCTATCCATTGCTTACTGCTGGATGAGACTACTTTCAACTCCCAGTTCATTGTATCACTGACGGACACTCCGAAGGATAAGAACAAGACTGTAGTACTGAAAGTACTCGAGCACTATAAGCAGTGCTCCGCTGAAGAAGGAAACACAAAGATCGAGATGAAGGACTTTGAGCAGGAGATTCTCACCGCTATGCGTGATGAGGACTTCTACCAAAACCTTAAGACCGATGCACAACGTGTGGAGAAGGCGCTATCAGAACAGAATGTAGCGTACTTCAACCACCTGAAGAACTCTGAAGGAAAAAGTATCATCGATCAGGTGACATACGATTTCTGCAAAGACAGTGTACAGCTCATCAAAGCCAACGAAAGAGTGGCAGATCTGCTCAAGCTGAATGTATCAGAGATGCCGATTTACGATGTCATTAATGAGAAGATGATGGAGATGCAACTACCCGGATACTCATTTGGTATACGAGGGATTATTGATAATGTGGTGATAGACCACTCATCGAAAACCATCTACATCAATGACCTGAAGACAAGTGGTAAAACACTTGCCGATTTTGCGGAGTCTATTGACTATTGGCATTACTGGATTCAGGCTGCAATGTATGTAACGCTTGTCCGTGGAAACATCCTGGACAAGATGGAGAATAGTGAAGGTTGGAAGATCGTCTTCCACTTTATCGTAATCGATCAGTATAAGCAAGTGTATGCATTCGAGGTAACAACGGAAACTATGACTACCTGGATGAGTGAACTTACAAGGGTATTAGGTGAGGCTGAGTTTCATTACTCAGAGCGATTCTATGACCTACCGTACACGTTTGCAAAAGCCCAGGTGAAACTATGACACCTTATGGCTATCAACTCGCTTTACAGAGGTTACTTTCAAAAATCATTGGTGTTCCTCTACCCTGCGCTTGGAATAAAGCGTGGTGGTAGTGTGACACCTATCAAAACTTACATGGCATGGTCCGGTAAGTACAAGCCTGAAGATCGAAGGCTTGTTTGTCTATACCATATACGCAATGATGCTGATTATCTAGCATTTGAGAAAAGCATGTTAACGGGTAACCGACTCTTCGAAAGTATAGAAATACTCCAGGAGGGGGATAAGGCTGTGTATGTATTTAACTTTGACCAATTCCCTGAGGATTGGGATAGGGTACTTACTGGTAAATACTCCAAGTTATCCGGAGACCTTAAGCAAAAGATTGGACATTTCTACGGAAAGAACTCCAGTAGTTATGCTTATGTAAACAGCTTTTTGTATCCTGATAAGTACTACGGGATATATGCTGATCTGCTGAATGTGGATGTCAAAATCCTTAGGCAGACCGGAGAACTGTGTGAACATCCGAATCTTGAAAAAGAGACCCTGGTGGCTACACCAAAAGATTTGCACATCTCAAAAATAATCACGTAATTTGGTGCCCTAAAACCAACGCGTATGTCGACAAACAACTCAACAGGTCAAAACATGTGGCTATACACTTCAGAGTGGCAAGGTCACAAAACATTCAAGATGATTCCGGTGAAACCGGATTGTCCATTCGTAGAAGCTATCTTCGACCCAGAGTCGAAAGTACTTGTACTAATCTCACGCACCGCCAAGCAGAGCATGCACATGCTTCCAAAGCTTGATGACAATGGTGATGTGATGATGATGAAACTCCAACCAAGAATGAACGGTAAGAAGTTTAAAGAAGAGCGTAAGGTAGTCGAGACATTCCTCGAGTACTACATGTCAGAGAAGAGCGAGATCACAGAATTTATCAAGATGTTTGCAGTTAACCAAGAGACTTTTGATATCAATCCAGCAATGGATTTGGTGATTGAAAAGCCAAAACCAGAAGGTCCGGTCTTAACAGTGTAAACAGATTCAAACAATATAGCACGAAGGGGAGCACGTCTCCCCTTTTTGCATCTAAAGATGTGCCTATTATGCAAAACTGGGTATATGACTTTGAAACCTTGAGTAACTGCTTCTTGGCAGTGTTTGAGCATTTCAAAACAGACGAGAGAAAAACATTCGTGGTACATGATTTACGTAACGACTTGCGGGAATTCATCAAGTTCCTCAAGGATTGTAAGCGAGCAGGATCGTGGATGATATCATTCAACGGTAATACGTTCGACAATCAAATCGTAGAGTATGTGCTAAGAAACGAAAGCATCCTTCTTCAGTCGACACCTGAAGATGTAGCACGAGCCATCTATGAGAAGGCTCAGGATATTATCCAAAGACAGAACTCTAAACAGTTCCCGGAATATAACGAGAAACAATTCCAGATAGCTCAGGTAGATCTATTCAAGATGAACCATTGGGATAATCCTCAGAAAAGAGCATCTCTGAAATGGGTGCAGTTCTCAATGGACTGGCACAATATTCAAGAAATGCCTATCCACCACGGAGCAACCATAACCTCCCTCGAGGAAATCGCATGCATTGAGATGTACTGTGTCAATGATGTTCAGTCAACTAAGAACATCATGAAGCTATGCAAAACTCAAATCGGTATGCGAGCTATTATCACCAAGAAGTATAACATACCATGTTTCAGCTATTCCAATACAAAGATCGGGAGCGAGTTGCTACTTAAACTGTATTGTCAGAAAACCGGTAAGAACATTTGGGATGTGAAGAAGTGGCGTACCAAACGAGAGCAGATTATTCTCAATGATATAGTCTTTCCTTACATCACATTTAAGACCCCGGAATTTCAAGGATTGCTGGAGCGTATCAAGAGTAAAGTGATACGCAATACTAAGGGTGACTTTAAGTATACACAAAGATTCAAAGGATATGACTTTGATTATGGCCTTGGTGGCATCCATCAATGTATAGAACGTGGTATCTACAAGTCCGATGAAGAGTACATCATTAAAGATCTTGATGTGGCCAGTCTATATCCGAGCATCGCAGTTGTCAATGGAATGTACCCCGCTCACTTAGGGCGCGAGTTCTATGAGGTATACAAGAATGACATTGTTGATGTACGCCTTGCTGAGAAGCGTAAAGGTGCTGATGGAGATAAAGCCATCATTGAAGGATTTAAGGAAGCAGCTAACGCATCGTATGGTAACTCTAACAGTGAGTATTCATGGTTATACGATCCTCAATATACGATGCAAACTACAATCAATGGTCAGCTTATGTTGACAATGCTTGTAGAAGAGCTGATGATTTCACTTGATTCCGCTCAACTTCTGCAGACAAACACCGATGGTGCAACTCTACGGATAAAGAGAACGGATATCGATAAGTACAATGATATATGTAAACGTTGGGAGGAGTTGACTAAGCTCACCCTTGAGTTTGTAGATTACTCCGCAATGTATATTTGGGATGTAAATAACTACATCGCAGTGTATGCAGATGGTAAGAAGAGTCCTAAGTGTAAAGGCCGATTCGAATGGGAGGATTTACAGAATCATAAACCTACACATTTACATAAGAACAAGAGCTTCTTGATCGTGTCAAAAGCGATCTTCAACTATTTCGTAAACGACATTTCTCCGGAGAGATTCCTCCAGGAAAATCGTAACATATTTGACTACTGTGCAGGTGAACGCATTAAAGGAGCCGACTGGGAGTTTCGACAAACATGCTTAATCAATGGTGTAGCAAGTGAAGAAACTTTACAGAAAACCATCAGATACTACATCTCAAATAAAGGATGTAAGATCATCAAGTACAACACAGATGATGGTAGAAAGATGCAGCTTGTGAGTGGTAAATGGTTGCAGACCGTTATGAATGTGTACGAAGAAAAGTCATGGGAAGATTACGGGGTCAATGACACATATTACCTCGAGAAGATCTATGATGAGATAGGTAGCCTTGTACCAAAGCAAACTAATCAACTAAGCCTACAATTCTAATGGGTAAACGAATCGAAAGACACACGACCAAAGAGTACGTGATTAATGCTCCTCTACCTCAACAAACAGAAACTTATACTGTGATATCACATCAGGCTGTAATCGATAAGACTGCAGCCTGTTTGTTACAGCATAACTTTGAGATAGAGACTGAACTTTATAGAGCTACGCAAAACGCGAATATTGCTCAAGGTGTTTATCACCTGAAACACGATGGTGATCCTGATATGGGGCTGATATTTACCTGGAGTAACAGCTACGATAAAAGCATGCGTTTCCGCTGCTCAGTTGGTGCTAGAGTATACATATCCAATAGTAAGATCATACCTGGAAATATGGGTCACTGGGGTCGTATACATACCGGTAATGCGGATCAAGATACCGACAGACAAATCGATGCCCAAATATCAAATGCCGGTAACTACTTCCAGCAACTTGTGAATGACAAGGAAGTGATGAAGAACATAACAGTGGATATTCGTAAAGCAGCTGAAATGCTGGGTGTATTATTCATCGATAAGAGAATAATCACCAGTGAGCAATTGAACATGATCAAAGCTGAGCTGTATAAACCGACTTTTGATTACAAGGCTCCGAAGGATTCATTGTGGTCGTTCTATAATCACATCATTTTGTCACTGCAAAAATCTCATCCCAGAACATGGATGGATCAGCAACGAATAGCACACTGGTTCATCTGCGAGGAATTCAATGTGAGTTCCATAACGTATACACCGGTTCCAGCTGTTGTTGAAGAACAACCTAAGAACCAAATGTCAATATTCGATGTTGAAGGAGTTAACCAATAATGACTACGAAGGGGAGCTTGTCTCCCCTTTATTTAGTCCTGCAAACGGTGGTACTATCCAGTATCTACAGGATAAGTATCAGAATTACCGGAGAGCTCGCGGACTGCGGGGATTCATGAAACATCTCTATCTGGTAATGATCTCTATGTTTTACCAACCACGTTCAGATATGAATCAATTTGAAGATCGGAATAAGCAGGATAACCTGAATGGTAATCTTGCTAAGAAACTCGGTGATCGAATCCTTGAGATGAGCCCCGACCTTCAGGATAAGTTGGAAGGATTAGCTAGAGAACACCGACTTGAATACTTAGGAACGAAAGACGGAGTAAGATACATCAACGATGCTGCAGCCACATCAGCAAATGCTTTATGGTTCGCGTTGTCAGAAACTGATGGACCTATCGTACTCATTGCAGGAAACCCGGTAGATCCTAAAGGTGATTGGGCCTGGGTAGATCTCTACAATGAGAAGGTTCGTTTTACAGCTCTACTTAGCGAAAGCAGGGTAATGGATGGTATGAAGGTATGTCAATTAGTTAAATCACTGGAAGAAGCTGTTGTTGTAGCTCACAACGAAGCTAAGAAGTTAGAAGGAGCTACAGTACTGTTCTCACCGGGATGTCCCACAGAAGATATAGATAACCCGGGTTACATATTCAAAAACGAATACCGTAGATTATGAATGAGATTAAACTCAAAAGCGGTCGGATACTACAGGTAATCCAAGATGAGAATCCCGAAAGTCCACGGACTTGGGACAATCTTGGAACCATGGTATGCTGGCACAGAAATTACGAACTTGGTGATAATCACAAGTTTGATGACAATGATGACTTCATGAGGACATTAGCAAATGCTGATGATGATTCAGAAGAAAGTGACCAAGAGTTACTGACAAAGATCAATCAGACACATGTTATTCTACCTCTCTATCTTTATGATCACAGTGGAATCACAATGAACACCGAAGGGTTTAGTTGTAGATTTGATAGTGGACAAGTAGGATGGATATTTTGTAGTCTGGAAAAGGCAACTGAGAACTGGCCAGGTTATAAAACATGGGAAGATACCATGCCCGACTGGCATAATCCAGGACAACAAATCACTCTGAGAGAAGCTACAGAAAGGTGTCTCGAAGGAGAGGTCAAAACATTTGACCAGTACATTACAGGAGATGTATACGGCTTTAAACTCATCGAGCGTAAAGACTGTATCTACTGTGGTGTAAATCATGAGCGCGAACTTGACTCATGCTGGGGCTTCTTTGGTGATGACATCAAAGAGAATGGTATACTGGACCATCTATCAGAAGAAGATCAACCGTTAGATCAACCTTAATAAAACAACATGGAAAGACCAGATTTCAATGCAGTCGTGGAGGAGCGTATCGAGCTCATCCGAAAAGTACTCGCTGCAAAAGGTAAAGAGTATTCTCCAGGAGCAGATGTGTTCCACAATTTTAACCGGGCAACTGGTTTGAGTTTTCATGAAGGTCGTGAGAAAGTGGCCTGGGAATTTATGGCCAAACACCTGCAATCGATTAAAGACATTCTCACTCATGTAGAAACCGGTGGGTGCAATGGATATCCTACAAAGGAGTTGGTACAAGAAAAGATTGGTGATGCTGTAAATTACTTAATCCTCATTGAAGGTATGCTCATTGAGAGGATACAAAAGTGTGGAGAGTTGGGAGGACCTGGTAATGGATAAGCAACTTAAAGCTGTGGCTGAATTCCACAGAGCCTTTAACCAAGGTGACACTGATCAGAATAGTCCGTCTCCCGCTGACACTGACATTATCAATCTTCGTCATCGATTGATGGAAGAGGAGAATGATGAATATCTGGAAGCAGCATTGAAAAATGATGTTACCGGAGTTGCTGATGCCTTAGGTGATCAGCTATACATTCTGTGCGGAACAATTCTTAAACACGGTATGCAACATGTTATTGAGAAAGTATTCGATGAGATACATCGATCTAACATGAGCAAGCTGGGTGAAGATGGTAAACCGGTTTTACGCGAAGATGGTAAGATCCTTAAAGGACCAGGTTACTTCAAACCTGATATAAACGGAGCAATGTATGGCAAAGAAAGTGCGGATTAAAGAGTTGAGTGATTTCGTAAGAGAGTCACGGCAACTTGAGATTGGTGATGAACTCGATGTTCACCATGTATCCAAATTTACAGATAAGGATGATAAGCATAAAGCTTATTACCTTGTCGATGGTAAAAATGGGAAGCCGATAAGTCTCTATGAGAATGAGGTTGACATAATAGAAAATTAAGCTGTAAGCCAGTGGGGGAAACCTCACTGGCTTTCTTTTTTTTACTTCGCTCTGTTGTATGTCTCAAAGTCTCGGATTGCTTTGATTGGATCTACGTGAGATCCTGTAATACCGTACATCTTGTAGAAGTCATGCCAGAATTTATTTGAGCCTGCTTTCTGCCAAGAATATGGTCCAATATCTCTTTGGTAGTAAGTACTAGCATCACCTGTGACTGTACCCCATACATCACCTGCAAGTTCTCCCCAAACACCGAATGTAGGTTTGATCACAGCAGAGAATGTACCTGCATTCTTGATGTATTCTTCCATACCAAGACCAGGCCATGGTACAAATGTAGAAGCTTCCTGACGAGTGTGAAGTAATAAAGCCAGCGCATGGTTCATTAACCATGGTTTATCCTTCAGTTTATCAAATCGATCTTCATCATCTTCATCGTAACCGAATACCCAGAACAATGCTTTGGTCATGATGTATATACCCATAAGTTCTGCAGCTAATTTACGAGCTGCTCTTTTCTCGCTCTTGGTCATATACTTCAGCTGCCAGTCGAGATTCCTCAAGGATCTCCATATTCCTCTGGCAAATTCTCTATAGTAACCTTCCTGCATATCCGAGATTCCCCAGTTGTATCTACGTTTACCCCAGCGATAAACAGCCATTGATACAATGTACTTTCTCATCCATGTCATAAGTCTCATCGCAATATATCGATCACCCATAGGTTGACTGAACTGGTCATAGTTACCCTGGAGCTGATGCATTTTCTCAGTGATTCGGTTCTTCCATAGGTTGAACTTCTTACCACCAACACCGTACTCAGGATCAATACCCGGTTTCAACTGAATCTTGCCATCTACTAATTGCCATGCATCAAGATAAGATATGATCTTCTTGGATCCATCAGGATTAGTCTGTGTAACTTTCTGGGTATACATCATAGCTGCAAATAACTGTAGTTGTGATTCAAGCTCCAGAAATTTACGAGGAGACATCAACCAGCTCATACTCGCTAATGATTTAGCTACGTTACGAGAAGTCGACTCACCAAACTTATCACCAAATCTACCGGGTGCTGCATCGAAGATCTCTATTATCTGAGTGCGTAGTGTTTTTGGTCCGCGAGTTGTTACATCTTTTTGTAACGCAACTAAAGCTTGACCACCCCATAATGCACCCAGTGATAAATTACCCTTATTAATATACTCACCACCAGCACGTTCGATCATGCTTTGATACATAGCACCAAACATGTTCTTAGCTGCAGAAGGAATATTCATTGCAAAGAATCCAAATGAGGCACGTTTCATAACAAACTTCATGATCTTCTGAGCTACAACGCTATCTTTACCGAAGCCTGCAAGTTGCATACCTAAGAACTCACGCTCGTATAGAGAGTTGAAACTTTGTAAACGAACATTGTCTCCTTGCTTACCGATATAAGAGATAACACCTTGACGAGCTTTTTTACTCCAGCTTGCTTTACTCATATCTTTAGGTTGGTTCTCCGGTGCATTGAGAACTTCTCGATACGCTTTAGCAATAGGGTGTGCTTGTAATAACTTCTTCTGACGTTCTGTTGAATACATATATCTATGCATTCCATATAAAACATCCAGAGATACTTGATCAAGCTCCATATTCGAAATACCGGTAACAGGAATATTGACAAGCTCCTTATCGAAGAAGTCGGCACGTACAAACTTTAGCTGATTCTTCTCATCATAGTTCATACCTTGTTCGAAGTCATCGGCTGCTCTACGGAATGAATCTGCCAACGCACTTCCAATGGAAGATATCATAGGCATCGCATTCTTTGCAGCTTCAGCTACAGCACCCTTTTTCTTGAAATCTCCGGATTGTAGATACTCCAGATTAGATCTACGGTAACGCGGTAAGTCATAACCTAATCGACTTCCTCGAGGTAGGCCCTTCTGACTTTCCAGGTGAAACTCCTTCATCTTCTCCAAGAGTTCAAATAGCGCAGGATTTTCACGCTTCATCTTGAAGTAATCCTTGTTTAGATAACGATCATCCTTTGCCCCTTCAGCTACAGTCTTAGGTAAAGGATTACCATGGATGTCGATGTGCTTACCTACAATACGCTTTACACGACCTGTATTCTTATCGTATCCGGTTTTATATTCTGGTTTGATTGTGCGGTAGAAGTACTTAAGGGTAGGTACTCCTTCAATCTCCATAGGTTTACCGGTGAGTGGATCTATGCGATTAAGTACTGTCTTTTTAATATTAGCAGGATCTGTAGGACGAACTACACTCCATACATAAAGTCTTTCCCAGCGAGGTTCCTTTTCCTTGGTCTCCTTGTTATACACCATCTTCACAATATGGTTCTTCTTGAACCAAGCTTCAAACTCAGGACTCTTCTGAAATAAAGGTTGTACAAAGTCATCCTTGAGGACGTCCTTCGCGTTATTTGCATCCACGGTAAAGAACCCAAGTTCATCGGCCCAGTAGTTGATTCTTTCCAGATAGTAATCTGTAGGTTGCTTCATCTGAATGTCGGCAAGATCTGCATATAACTTAAACAAGTCTGCTTTCTCAAACTCATCCAAGCCTAGAGCGTCTTTTTTGGCCAGCAGAGAGTCGAAGTCTTCTTCTTCATGCTGTAATAGCATTAGGCCGGCTTGTCTCTTCTGGAAGTAAATATTAAGGCGATCCATCTCTTCGGTAGTCAAACCGGTTAAACCGGCCAGCTTACCTTGAGCATCCACAATCTTCTGCTGTGCTTTACGGATCTTCTCGATACGCTTCTCATTCATATCACTGGCTACAGGTTGACCATCTTGGTCACGGAAGCCGGCTACAGTATCCAGGATCTCTTCCCAAACACTACTGATATCAATCTGATCTGCAATTCTGCTATCCAAACGTTCTGTGATTTCTTTGATAGCTTCAAAGATCTGTGAACGCTTTTCGTACCAACTTTCATCATAGACAGTGCGAGTGTTCTTCTTCTGCCATTCCTTAACTTTATCTGCAAACTCTTGACTATCTCTGTCAACTCCGCTTGTTTCAAGCTGAGCTTCGAAATTATTCAATGCTGTCTCAAATGCACCTTCACGAGGTTTCCATTCGTAGAACTTACGTGATTCTTCTCTGTAGTTACGAAGGATATTAGCCTTCTCCAATTCTTCACCAGTCTTTGCTGATCCGTCTTCGTTTGTTAGAGAGTACAACTGATTGTACTTTCTCCACAAGATGTTAATCTCTTCATGGTCACGGAATTCATCAAGCTCTGTGTTAGCTAAAGAAGTTGCAAGAGTGATGTCATGTAAAATAGCACCACGCTCTGCAAAAGCTTTCTGACCTAACGGACTCTTTTTGTACTTATCTTCTACCTTGTAATACTCATCCACTAACTCTTGCTGGAAGTAATCTTTGAGGAATTGATGATATACATCCCATGCTTTCTCAATCTGGTCTTGGTCACCGGATTCTTCTGCACGGTCAAGATCTCCCTTGAGGCGAGCAAGGTCATAACGGTAATCTTTCCACTGATTGAGGAAGGTGTATACCAATCTCTCTTGTAACTTACCATCCTTATCGTAGTATCCTACCTTGTCAACAAAACTCAATAGTTCACCGATTCTACCAATCTGTGTAGGATTGGATGAGAAACCAGCCTTCTTCAATAACGGTTCTAGTACCGTCATCATGTCGTTAGACTTTGCTTGAACTGTAGTATTAATATCGGTTAATACATTAGTCATGAATGTAGCAAAACCTCCGATCACAGGATCGTTAGCTGCCATATATGATTCAAACATTGCATTGGCCCAAGCCATATCACCAGCTTGACCTTTTAGAATATCATCGATTCTCTCCCGGGTGAGTTTCACCTTGTCATACTCGCGATCAAGATCATCTAACCTACTCTGAGGAGCTTTTTTCTTGGTGAGCTCTTCCTTGGTTTTGTTGTACCACTCATCGATAGCAGTTTTCATGTTTTCGACTTGCTGCTCAGTAAACCCACCAACGAACTTCTGATAGACTTTTAATGATTGACGCTTAGCTTCATCTACAGCACTTTCAGCACCACCTGCTATTTCTTTGAAAAGAGGTGTGCCTGATAAACCAGCATCGGCAATATCATTCTTGGTACCTTCAATGAACTTTTTCCAATAGTCAAGTAGGTAGTTATAGTGTACAACCTGAGCTACTGTCTCAGCGTTGGGATCACCTTTCTGTGATATGATTTTATTGAGCTCCTCGCTGATATTCTGAGCCATGTTTTCGATACCGTGAACACTACTAACAAAAGCCGTAGCTTGTTGTCTGAAGTAGTCCATTTCTTTACGAAGAGCTTCCATGGATCCTTTGTCACCACGAGTTACATTTTGGAAGGGTGCAAGCTGGCGTTTGATCTTAACCAAGCCACCAGTACCTTCTTCACTCTTAAGGATATCCTTAATGTGTTTGAACAATGCCGGATTATTCTTGATCAGAGTTATCTGTTGATTGGTGATGTCATAGAAATCATCAATGATCTTCTGCATCTTTTCATTGGTCTGCAGCTTATTGATATCTCTCATGAACTTATCCATCTCCTTCTTGAACTCTGCAAATTGATCCTCGGTTATTAAGTCAGCCTCAATCTTGAAGTTCTCGTTAGCAATCATCTCCGCCATTTGTGATAGGGTGGTAGTAGTATCAAGCTTTTCTACCTTGATATTCTTACCTACAAGTTCTCTGAGAAATTGCTTGATTGCATACAGGATATTACGAATTACATTACTGAAACCGGTAGTAGGTACCTGTTTCATGATCTTATCTGTAGCATCCTTTTCTAAGGCAGATACAATCACCTCTTCTTTGAAGCGATCGGATGTATTATCAAGTTCGGGATATAACTGACGGATCTTATCTATCAATTGTCGGCCTTCTTCTGTTGCTGAAACCTGATCATACAGGTTACTAAACAACTGATGATTCGTTTTGCTGATAGCTTTAACTAAGGGATGAGAAAACTCATGTACCATAGTTTGTGGTGTAACTTTACCTTTTACAAAGTAGACTTGCCCGGCAAAGAAGAATGCCGCTTCACCTGTATAAGGTGTAGTGGTTTTTGCTAATAGGTTATCCGCCATTTCAGGCGTTACGAAGTTGTAATCGACACCAAATCTCTGGGAGAGATTGTCCCCGAGTCTGGTCAAAACTTCTTCCGAATATGCACTGTTATAATCAGCAACGGATTCACTCATGATTATGTTCATGTAATCCGGTGTCATTCGCGGACGAGAATCATACAAAAAACTTTCATAGCTCTGCAACCCAGGTTGCGGAGCTTCTTTTTTTTCCGGCTTGATGTTGTTCTCAGGCATCAATGTTTTTCCAAATGGTTGAGATGCTACCCAACTCTTGAACTCGCGTTCTTGATATAAAGCAGGATCCACCATTTTGAGAAGATCCAAAGTGGTATCTTCACGACTTACCTCAGCAAATCCGATATGTTTAAAAAGCAAATATGGACCATTGTCTCCGTGTGTTTCCAGAAACAATTGGAATGCTGCTTCCATAGGTGAAGGATACTCACCATTGTTACGAGCCCATGCTCTCCAGGCTTCATTCTCTCCCAAAGTGGACTCAAGTAGTTTCCACTCCGGTAATGATTTATTAGGACAAGTTGCTGCCATATTACTGCATACATTTAGCTATTAGTTCATCGATCTCGGTCTGAGAGATACCTTGCATTCTGTTCACAATCTCACGCACACTCGGTTCGGTAATTGAGCCTGGGTTTATGTACCCAAACTCTTCGTACAATCTCTTAGACAAATATACGTAGATTTCGCGATCCATACCGGTAAGTTGTGTACCATAACCGAAAGGACTGAATGCTATGTAAGTACCTTTGCGGTGAGCATCGATTATCGGTTTAAGATCTTCCTCAACCATGGTCTTTACTTTCTCCATCGCAATGTCAGTCTTGATACCCCAAGGACCATCAAATGTTTCATTGGATATGCGTATACCTGTAGCATTATCCGCTTTACGGAGATTCATCTCGGTTCCGGTATCTGATAAACCTTTCTTCATACCGTTCCAACTATCTCTAAACACGAACATCACATTAGGATTAGAATTGGCAACCTTCACTAAGTCGTTACCTTTTTTAGCAGGAGTGAATGTAAATACACCAGGGCTATTTGTACGACTGAAGTTTGTCAGATTATCACGCTTAACGATGTCAGCTGCTATCTGTGAACTTGCGGCATTTATTGTATAATCACGGTAACGAGATCTTAACCTGCGATTGTTATTAGCATTATTGGCTGTGAAATAATCATAGTAAATATCCAACATCCATGCTTTGGGATTAACCATGTACTTATCACCTTGCTTCTTCATTGCGGTTCCGTTATTCAGCATGTGATATTCAGGTGATGTATCTAACATCTTAACGATGTTATCACCATACTTACTTACCGCAGCTGCACGGTCCAATGTGGACCATGTTAAGTACTCTTCCTGGAACTTTTTGATAGGCTCCTGCATAATCTGTAAAAATGGTTCAGGAGATACCACATCGGTAAGTGAATACTGATTCTTGGATAATCCTGACTGCATATATGCATAAATAGGTAGTCGCTGGAAGAACTCACTGATACGTAGGTTTTCTTTCACATCCGGAACTTTCATCACAGATGGATCCTTAAGCTTATTGAAGTTCTCATAGTAAGTATTGAGCTTTGTACCATCAAGGTCCTTATCTCTCAGCATTAGATTGTAGATGTTCAAATCACGGTCATGATTAACCTGCAGATTCGCAACCAGAGTATAATCTTTAGCAAGATCTGGGAACTTGTTCACCATACGTAGGAATTGACCAGCTACACTATCTGTAGGATGCGACAACACAGTATGTAGGTTAAAGATATTCTGCAAAGCTTTACGCTTAAGCATTTCTTCATAGGCACGTCTGTTAACCGCTTTCTCAAAATCCTCATCGGATAAGTTCTCAGGACGCTTAGCTCCTAAAAGCTCAGCAAAGTACTTGTAGTCCTCAGTGTATTCAGCTGTGTTTTTGTACTGAGATAAAGTCGTAATACTACGTAAGTATTCACGCTCTGCTACATAATGGAAGAACTCATTCTTGGTGTTAATAGCACGCCAGTTAAAAGTAACCGGTGAAAGCGGTGCAAGTTTACGAGCTCTGTAACCATCGGCTTCAGTATAGGTATCGAGATATGCTTTGCTATTCCAGTCTTTCTCAAGCTGAGCTTTATCAATGTACAGAACTCCATCTTTAACTATAGCTCCGAACTCAAGCTTATCTACCATCTTTACCGGTATCTCACTTGTAGCACCATAACCTTTGTAAGTCTTAAGTCCACCGATGTTGAAACTCTTGATGTGGTTCTGGAATATTGATAGTATTAGATCGTTGTTGAAGGCCTTAACAAAATCCTCTTCATCACCGAATGTTCGATCGATATCGTCACGTGTACCGATGTCTCTTAACTTATAAGTTAAGTAGTCGGTCACTGAATCGTTGGTACGGAACTTCAGGATGTTTTTCCACAGCTTTAACTGGAAGTCTTGGATAAAGAAGCTTCCGAGTATGGACTCATCTAACATCTTATTCACAAGTTCTGTAGGGATCCGGGTGCTTTCCGAGAGGGATTTCACCTCGGCCACTCTCTTAAGAGCATTGTAAAGATCCGGTGATTTCTTGGTATCAAAGTTGGTCTTGAACTTCAGGTCAGAGATACCCTTCATCATCTCCTCGATTTCAAGGAAGTGTAGGAAAGCAGCAACCGCTTCATCAGATGTACGGTCTTTAGTCTTAACTATCTTATCTAATGCAGATTTACTTAGCGGATTATTACCAAATACTTTATCAGTAACAGCAACTGTAAACTTGTATAGCGACTTATTACCAAATACATCTGGAGCATCTTCCATTAAAGCATTGGATCCTCTCAAGTTATTAAGCACTGCTTTCTTGGCCGCATATCTGAACCAGGTACGTTGTATTCTGCCTTCATTGTCTCTCGGTACTTTACCAAGTGGATCAGCGAATGTAGACTTAGCAATACGCTGTTGATCTACATAGTCTAGAACTAATGGTTGTGATACAAACCATGCAGCATCTCGAATAGGTACCCCAGCTTTTAATAGGAAAAGTAAAACCGGCATCAATTCAGTATTACCCTGAAGGTTTGCAATCCAGGCATCTTTCTCAATATCCACAAGACCGTTCATGATCTGTGATATCACATCGGATACCTTGTTCTCATTGTTCACATCATAGAGGTTGGACAATGATATACCAGTCTGCGGCTTACCTTCAGCATCATTATATTGAAACGTATGATGATCCAACATGATCTTCACACGTCTTTCCTGTGGTCCCTTCTTATCTTTGAAGGTATAATTATTCATCATGTAAGCACCGATACGGTTGAAGAGAGTGTTGTAAGTATTCTCTACGGCAGCCATACCCAATGTCTTCTTACCAATGTTGTTCTGCTCATGTTTGTATAAGTTATAACCGTATTCGAGAACACGACTAGCACTTACACCTTTATCAGCCGGTGCATTTGTTTTCGATAAGCGGGCATCATATTTCTGTACATATTGGTCAAGACTGTCAGCTTTACCAACAGCAATAGGTCGAACAATATCAGTGTCATTAGGACGAATCAATGATAAGTAGTTATGAGGCATCTCCAAGATTGAACGTATGTCACTGATTAGATCGTTCTCTACAGTGTTTATGAACATACGTTTTTGCTCACGGAGTTTTGCGAGTCTTTCAGTTATTGGACGTTTCTCTTGCTCCAGATTATACTCCATGTTATAGAAGTCTTCGGCCGCTTTACCACCTTCACTGTAGAACTTATTGATTTCTTGACGCAGACGCTCGATATCGTCCTCCTTAACCTTTTTCAGGTTCTCATAGATAGTATTCAGCTCCGGATCAATGCGAGTCAGAAGCTTGGACTTCTTATTAAGCATGCGATGGAAATCTTCAGTGTATCCTGAGATTGCAGCATCGGCTAATTCTTTATCCATACGTCTGGTATCCTTCAGCTGTGTAACAAGCTGCTTGGCATCTTCTATCAACTGACTGCGCATAGCTTTTGCACTATTGAGTGCGTTGAGTAATGCTTTCTTCTGTTCTGACTTTACAGGGCGTTCTGCTTTACGAGCTTCTTTAATACTACGAATTGTAGCATCCACATCAGCCCAGTTCACTTTAAGCTGCTCTGATAAGTTTGCAATCTCGGATTCAATCTGATCCACTGAGTCAAATTCTCTGGTAGCATATTCACCTTCGCTTGTAAGTGTTGGCATGAATACACTAAGTTTATCAATGTCAAAGTCAGCACCCGATTTGGCTACGATTTCTGAAGGAGGAACAATGATGTTACCTGCACTTGGTGGAAGGAATTCATACACCTCCATGAACTCCATTGAGTTCAATCCTTGCACTGGAATACGTACACCGACCATTGTGATCAGCTTACGATTGTTGTCCTTATTCAACCATTCTTCATCACGGATAAGTTTGTTAAGAGCTCGAAACGTGCTGATGTTTTCCTGGAAGGCGAGTTCCATCACTTCTCTGCGACTCAACAGCTTCTCAAAGTTTCCTTGTAAGGCAACCTTGACCTTCATGGCTGAGTTACCTTGTTCAGTTTTGTGATAAGTCGGAAGGTCATTTGTTCCCAGGTACTTCTTACGCTGCTCCTCTGTTGGGTTTGTGAACTTGGCAGTAAAGCCTGTGTTCTCAAACATGGAAGTAGCAACTTGCACAAGAGATTCACCGGTAACTTTCTGACGAATCAATCGGTTGTTTACGATAGATGTCAACATCTTCTCAATCTTCTCTGCATTGTAATGCATCGAAACATCATAACGAAGTTCACCTGTAGCTTTATCATACTCGATCATGTCGATCTCGTGGTCCGGCAACTCACGACTTTCCATCTCAGATCGAATGATATCAATTAAATCTTCAAGGTCTCCTGATAGATTACCATCTTTATCTTCAACCCAACCAGCCTCACGAAGAAGTTCTTGCTTCTTGAGCTCGGTTAATCGGTCAATGTTTCTCTCGTACTGTTGAGCCATCTCAAGGAATTCAGGTCTCAAAGGTTTACCCTGTTCGAATAATCCCTCAATGATAAGCTTACGTAACTGTGTTGAAAAGATTACCTTACTCTTGAACTTGTCAGCAATATCCTGCTGATTCTTTAGGTAGTTTAGATGGATCACATTTTTAGTGAATGTGAAATCCGGAGACATGTTTACTTCACGGTTACCTTGTTCATTCTTAGTGTAGAAGTTATCAGCTTTACCATTCGATGTAACAGCTCCTACTTTTGAACCGGATTCGAATAGAGCATAATCGATACCGTCATTAAGCATCTTCTTATGAAGATTATCAAGGTTGGTACCTTTCACCACTGTTGGGATCAATGGGTATAGTGAGAACTTGTGAAAAGCTACGATAGGTAATCCACCAGCTTTTACAGTATTCTGAAGTGGTCCGTAATGCTGAACTTTGTATGGCGGGAAATAAGTAAGCATATCCGAAGTACCAACATCATTACCTCTGAGAATACGTTGATATAACTCTTCTTGTTGAGTGCTCCATTTACCTTCAAGTTTACGCATGATGCGATAACTGTCAATTGTTACCCACCCTTGACCATCACCTTCTTTCATCTCCATGTAAGGAGCTAAAGCACTTTCTGTTTTAGCATCGATGATCTTCTTCAACTGATCAGATGATAAGTTGTTTTTCTTACCGTATGCGTTGTTGTAGATACCCTCAAAGTGTTTACGGAATACTTCTTCATATTCCTTAGCATATACAGAAGCTGTTTGCATATCTTGCATAACAGCTGTATTGAAAGTACCATCAAAGGTGCGTACACCTTCTGTTTTTAACTCACCAGAATCGATCAAGGACTTCTCATATCCACGACCTACTGATTGATTTATGTAGTTGATAGCAGCCTCGTCTGTTCTGAAAAGTGTACCAGTTGATCCCATACCGGCATTACGCTTATGGAACTCCTCCTTGGCGTGGTTGTACAACGCAAGATCTCCATACATGTTGATAGCACTTTCCATGTTATGGATCCAGGAATTATAAGTGAAGGCGCGTAATGCTGTTTGCACCATCTCAGGCTCTGTAAGGTTCTTTACTTGAGCATTCACTTTACGGAATATCTCAGGATGGTAGTATGCATTCTCATTCATGATAGCCTCATTCTCGGCTGTCATCTTATCAAAGTAACTCTTTACCTGTTCGCGGATCTGAACATATAAATCGGCATTTTCCGGCTTCTCTATTTCAGTGAGGAAATCTTGCTTAATCTGTGTATCCGGATTCCATACCATGTTGTAGAGTTTAGTCTTAACATCATCGGTAAGGATATCATCGAATGCAGTGAGAACTTCACCGGCCATCAGACCGTCTTTTAATTTACGGTTATAACCTGCTGCATTCTTATATGCAGACTTATTCGAACGAACCTCAACTACACGATCAAGCTCTGCACCAAGGTATTTCTTAATGATCTCGAATGCTTGGGAAGATCCCAAGTAATCATTACTATCTGTACTTGAAGGTGCAAAAGATCCTAGCGGTACGTATAGACCATCAGAATATACTCCACTTGTTCTTATAGCATCTAAAGCTATATCGTAAGCTGTGCTTTTTGATGCGTGACGCATAAGCTCGATTCTTCCATGGAGAATGAGCATGTGGAAATCGCTCAAGAATTTCGTAGTTCTATCCGAACGACTTGTTGCGATACCAGCATCTGGGAATTGACTATTTACAAGAATTTGTACACCACTCAAGTTCTCAAGCTTGATACGAACCGGTTTACCTTGGTGATCACGCTTGTCCCCATTAGGTGTACTGAAATCGAATATTGAGTTCATCCATACTGAGCTCTTGATAAAAGGATTCACAGATGGATCCAGGTGTTTCATATAAGGCATGTTGATCAACTCTGTGAAATTCTTAGCACGGTTGATGGCACCAATCATCACAGATAATGTGTTGTTCAAACTATGTTCGTACTGACGATTATTCTCAGCATTCATTACACTGAAACTTGAATAGTCATCGGATACTTTAGTATGGAAATTGAGGATCTCACGAACCCTACGAGAGTTATTATTGATCCCCATACTTTGATGATCACTGTCAAGGAAACCTACAGGATCTGATAACAGATATGGTTTACCTGACTTGCGGTTATGTTGCTGAAGTTTAAACAAAGACTCTGCTAGGTAATCTATACCAAATACAGAACGCTTCTGCACAATAACATCTCGGATCTCTGGTTTATCATCAAGGTAAAATCCGATAGCCTTCAGGAAGTCAAACTCCTTACCAATAAGTACTCGTCCTCCTTTAGTAAAGTCAGCAAGAACCTTATCAAGGTTCAGGTAGTTCATACGGTTAGTGTCCTGTTTGATATACGGGTTTTTCTCAACCGAATCTGTATTGAATAAGTTGCGGAAGTTACTCTTTACTCTATATACTTCAGAAGATGCTTCACCTGCACGCATATCGTATTTAATCACAGTGGTGTCATCTGAAAGAGTTTCTTCCTTCTTATCAATGATCAACTGTATAAGCGGTATCTGAGGTTTGTTGAAATCTTGCCAGAAACGGGTCTCCATATCAAACTCCTCCACAGTACGCGGTGTACCATCTACTTCATAGTTGGAGTTATCAGGTGCGCCTAATTTGGCAGTGATCTCTTTAAACTCAGGATGTATATTTTCAGCTGCAACTAAGCGGCTGTACATTTCTGTAGGAGTGAAGGCGCCTGTGAGTGTACGTACAAGTGAATTCCATACTTTGTCAAAGTCGACAAGCTCAGGAACACCGAGTTTGTTGTACACTCGTTCGTACTCACCTTTTTCATTCTTACGCATCTTATGTAAGCTGCGGATTAAATAGATGGTTTCAGCATTGGCCATGTCTTTCAAGGAGAGCTCGTTCCCGGCTTTATCTCCAATGCGGACACCTTTCATCAAATCATCATCGTTTGTAGAAGCTTCATCAAGTTCTATGAACTTGCTGGATACACCAAGGTATTTACTCTTCTTATGGTGGTAAGCAACAAGACCGGTCTTCTCTTTACCACTGAGAACTTTGTTAATGTCTCCGAAATTTTCGATAGCAAAATCAAGAAGTCGAGCATTAGCATAAAGACGGTCTTTGGTATAAGAGTCTGTTTCTGATTCAGCTTTCTCCAGAGTTTCATTATACATACGCTTCAAACGTTCATGTACTGCAGTGTAAGCTACTGCTAAATTACTTCGGCTGGTAAATAAACTTGTGGTGAATCGATTTGTTTGCTTTGTCTCATTCTGCTTGTTGATGATATCAGAGAACAATGAATCTATGGTATCTACAAGCAGTCTTGAATCCTCCATACTAAGCCCCTGGTATTCCTCTTTCATAGGTTCAACACCTTTGTGAAGCACACCGAATTGGACATTGTCAACACTCGCACGATATTCATTGAGAGTACCGAAGTACAGCTTATCATAAAGATCCTTGATTTTGGCTACTTGCATAGGTTGTGACACAACATCAGTCAATGTTGTCCCAGCGAATAACGAACGTAAAAAGTCCAAAATCTTCTGGAAGATGTTACGTCTCTTAGGTTTATTCTTGGCTTCACTCTTACCAGCATTGATAGCATACTTACGGAAATCTTCAGCAAGATATTCCTCAAGCTCAAGATCGGTAGCTGTAGCAAATTCTACAGTCTTACCTTCATAGGTTTTAAATGTACCGGTAGCTTTGCGGGCTTCATCGTACATCTCCTTTTTCTGAGATGCTGTCAGATAAAGCTGAGTGAATCCATGCCATGCTTCATGGTACAAATCTGTATAATTGGATCCGGAAAACAATGTAATACCATTAACAGTCCACTGAGCGAAAGCATCCGAGTTCACAATATTGAACATTGTGATGAATGGAATATGCTTTGCGAGTGGACTACTTTCGAACCACTGTTTTGCCCGGGTGATATCTTCTTTGGTAGCAGTGTTATCAATTGACTTGATCTTCTTTAATCCATCCAGGATCTCATCAGGAGTCTTACCTTCATCCTTACGTTTTAGCGGAGGATGCTTATCTAACTCCTTTTCCTGTTTCTCCTCAAGGGTTTCTTCAGCTCTGGTTTCTTCAGATTCTACAGGAGTTTTGATGATCTCAGGAGATGTAGTAAGTTCAGACGCTTGGTAATTACTGATCTCACCACGAACTTTCATAAGCTCTTGCTCAGGTATGTCAAATGTCAAGTACGCATTGAGTTCTACAACATCACCTTTAGCATTAACCTCAGCAAAGATCTTTGCGTGATCTTTGATAAACTGACGATAGTCAGCATCAATACGCGTGGCTTTATCACCCTTGATATCGTAATCTACATAATATCCGAAATCAAGAAGTTTGTTGTCAAAGTTCATACGTGCAGGACCTCTGCGATCTTTGTATTTCTGAAGGGTCATCAACTCCTTAGCAAGAGCTTCAGATGCTGCAGCTGATGCTGCTTCATCATTGATGTCAGGTAACACAAAACCTTTCCCATTAAGAGAAAGTGTTATAGGGTTTACACCTTTAGGTGCTGTACGATCATAGGTGATAAAGAAGAACTTTGTAGGATCTGATTGTAGGAATTGCTTTACGAAAGCAACTTTCTCTTCAGGAAACATTTGACGGTTGTCGATGGTGATAGGACGGGTCAAGATCTGAGCAATCTTATCAGCTATTTCTTGAGTCATCTCCATACGATCTACCTGGATCGGCCTACTGATTCCCGGGAGAATGATTGAGGCGAACCCTTTACCTTTCTCACCGGACTTAGGTATATCCATGGCTGCAATCTGATCCAAGCTGATATTAGCACTCTTCATCGAACTTAGAACTCGATCATTGTTAAAGCCCTTGTTACCGCTCACAATGTTGAGTAAAACAGATCTTCCTGGATTTTGCTCGAGATACTGAGAAACCTCATATAACTGTTTGAACAATTCCTGACGAGCATCATCAATCTTCTTGGCACGTTCTTGTGCCTGCTCATCTGTATACTCAGGTAATCCTTCAGATTTACGCTGTATGTTTTCTTTACGTAGAAGATCTTGTGTACTTACTACATCCGCATATTCAAGCTTGAAGGTGTCACCCTTCTTAACCGGTACCCGCATGAACATGTGAGCCACTTTACCATTACGGTTATAGCTCGGCATACCATTATCATCAAAGAACACAAACTCACCATATCTGTTACTTACAGCTAAGGCGATCTTAGGCCCCAGAACTTCACTGGTTAATCCAGCAAGCTTGGGATCTTTCAACTCTGGATACCATGAATTCTCTGGAATCTTATCCAGAGGAACAGCTGTCAAATAGAACCCGGTCTGATCTCCCATGACAAGTTCTGAGAACGGAGTCTCATTGTTGCTTTTGAGGTTTAACAGAGAACGAATCACATTGTAGTGAAACGCTTTCTGAGGATCTGGCACATTTTTCATAGCCTCTTGTTCCTCCGTTAAACCCGCCTGGAAGGGTACGAAATACCCCTCCTGTCCACGGGTAGCAAACGGAGTTATCGGTTTCCCTTTGAAATCAACTTCCTTTGGTGCGGTAGTATCGATGGGCTTTGGTTGTTTGGAGACTTTAGCGTCCTCCTCGATTATTCGCTGAACTTGCTCAGTTGTTACTGGCGCCACACCAATGTACTTTGCTACATAATCCAAGTTATTAAACTCAGACTCGAGCGATACTAAGTCGGCAGCCAACGGGGCAAGCATCTGTCGTATAGACAATCGCTGTCCAAACGCAGTATTCATATTCTGTGGAAGAAGTGATACGTAATTCAACGCCAGACCATGATCGTTAGTCTTGTCAAAGACTGATTGGTAAAACTCAGATGCATACTTTTTGAAGTCAAAGGGTTTCTTCGACTCTGCTTTAGTAAGCATGTCCTTGAATACTTTGGCGTACAACTGACGCTCCTGGTCTGGTGATAACGTACAATTCATATTACTTACATCCTATGTTGTTAAAGAAATCATCATCTACCTCTTTGGTAGACTTTTGCTCAGCCTCATCTGAAGCTTGCTTAACTGCAGCAGGATCCGCAAGGAAGCTTTCGTTCTGAGTTTTGTTCTCAGAGGCGATCACTTTCTCCTCTTTAGTCACTGGTGGTTTCTGCTCAATGTATCCCATGTTGTCATTGTATTTTTCGTAGTCGGAAAGTTTCTTCAAAGATACAACTTTGGCATCAGCTTCCGGTGTGTTCATTTGACGTAAACTCACACTATCTTTGTTGATATCTACAACTTCAAATAAACGACTGCTAATGTCACCGAGTGTAGTATCTTTTGCCACAAGAATGTTACCCTTCTCAAGGTCCACTTTCTCCACATCTTTTGTCAGAGCAATCTCACGTTGCTTGATCATCTCTGCTATAACTTTTGTAGGTACAGCTAGCTGATTACCGGCATGGTAATTCAGTAGTTTCTTGCGTACTGCTTGTAGCTCTTCTACATTCTTAGCGCCATCAAGCATGGTCTGAATCTCTGATAGAGATACCATCTTCACACCTTTACTTGGTTGTAATGCCTTAGGTTTTTCAACCACAACTTCTGGAGCTTTAACTACGGGTACTTTAGCAATAGCTTCCGTAATTATTGTAGAGGCTGATGCTAACTTTTGCTTAGCAGTTGGATCTTGATCCATCATTGTTTTGGCAGCAGTTATAACCTCATCGATTGTTTTACCAGGACCTGCGATCATCATACCGGTAGGTCGATGTACAACATAGTAACCACCACGACTAATCACAAAGAAGTCGACTTCTTCATAACCCGGGATATCAACTTTCTTACCGAAGATCTTAGTTAATGTACCATCTTCATTATGTAAGTATTGAGTAACCCATCCCTTCATAGGAGTCTTGCCACTGGTCTCATCTTTACCCTTAGGTACAAACTTGTCAAGTTGTGACAGATCTTCTGATGGGGCTGGTGTTTCTACAACTTCTTCTACTACTTCTGTAGTTTCGGCAACTGGTTTACCCTTTCTTGGAATAGCACGCTCTACATCATCGCGATAGTCAAGATCGATAATCAGCTTGGCTGGTTCCAGTAAGTCTGCAATGTACACCTCAGGTCCTACTTTGGTAAACTCTTTACCAGCAAACTTAGCCTGTTCAGCAGCTATTACATTCTTAGCCGCTTGTTCAGCTACTGCAGTTTCTTGTCCTCGATTCTGGAACACAGTAGCCATACGCTCAACGTTATCTGAGAGGTAGATCTCGTCAAGTTCTTGAGGAACATCACGCATAAACCAGTTCGAAGTAAGAACGATTTTACCTGCAGCTTTCGAAGCCTTGAAGCGATCGCGAATCTCTTTGAGGATATTCTTCTTCTCTTGCGGAGAAAGCTCTGAATAGTACTCATAAAAGTCGAATCCGGAATCTTGAACAGTACTGTGTTCGATATCCTTATCCTTGAGGAACTGAAATAGTATAGCATCCCCGTCAACATACTTACCAGACTTATCAGATAAATCTGTCTTACCGATACCTGGTGAACCGTATATGATAGCACCACCTTTACGAGGTTCACCCTTCACTGTCTGCTTAGCCAGTCTCAGCGATGTAACATTTCCGTTACGGTCGTAAGTAATCTCAAACGGAATAATACCGATATCAGCTACATCAATATCATAGTTGTTATGTAAGATATTAGAGTATGCTGAAAGCTGTAACTCATGTTTGATTTTGTTTGACTTGGTACTTGTGAGGTCATGGTACTTTTCCCACTTGTCACGTCTCGATGTTTTGATATCGAAGATGTAAACTTTACCAGCTTCATCCACAGCGAGCATGTCGACTTCACCGGCAACCTTAGCTTCCGGATCGAATATCACAATGTTTTCCGTGAGGATATGTAATCCGCGCTTTTGAAACTCTTGTTGCATATTGCGCAGCTCACGAATAAGTTGCACAAAAGCTTCATTGGTCATAGCTTCGGGTTTGTGTTTATCAGCATCAATGTTACCATCATTGATGAAGAAATCACGCACAACTCGGTCAACTGCATTTCCTGCAGTACGGGAGTCATCGTAAGCTACATCATTTATTACATCACGTAATGTATCTAAACTGTTCTCACTTTCTAAAGCAGATTTGATAGCATCATATTTACGGTCATTAAGCTCAGGAAGATTTACCTCTTTCAACGCATCGATGAACTGATCTATGGTCTTACCGGTACCAACTGTGTTCTCATACACATTCATAGCTTTTGGTAAACCTGGATACATGAAGTCTTCTTTACCCGTAAGATCTTTCTCAATAGGATCAATCACACTGGTTACACGTTTGAATGGCTCACCATTTATGATGTAAAACTTCTGATCTTCTGTACGGCCACCAATAGATGACTGCATAGCATTGATCTTATCAAGAGTGTTGGCAAGGTTAGCCTGAGTACCTACCTTGGTAGTGATACCTTCCCTCTGAGTAATATAAGCGTTAAGCTTATCGATATCACCCTGACGGTTATCGCGCATCTCCTGAGAATCTTTCTCTCCGAGTTTTTGACGCTCAACCAAGGTATCCCTTAGAGACTTCAATTTGTCAATCGGCATAGTCTCTAACTCACCTTGCTTAATTGTAGCATAAGTTGACAAAACCGGAGCTGTACTTGGAGTCACATCCGGGCGAACCTCTTTAGCAATCTTCCAGTTAGAAATGATACCACGAGCCTCATTATTCTTTCTCATCCAATTCTGACGCAAATCACCAATCATAGCATCGGTGAAATCATCATTCTTCTGTTTGTAATCTTCGAGATACTTTTGGAAAGCAGGCTCTAACTGTTTCTGAAGATCTTCAGGAAGCTGATCCCACTTTGAGGAATAAGTAACTTGATCAGCGCGTAATTTGATAGCTGCTGTTTCTTCCTTCTCACCTTCTGTAACAACATCACGTTGTTCACCTGGTTTAGTTTCTGTACCGGGTTGCTCAACTTGCTCTTCAGTTCTTTGTTGAATAATCTGATCACGGATCAATTGCTCATTGATGTTCCAGATCTCTTGAGCCTGTTTGTACTTCTCACTCTCCTTGGGAACTTCGGTTAGATCTGACACATTCAGGAAACGATCGATAGTAGGTACTTCTTCGACATTGTTCTTCACAGCATCATAGAATGCAGTAAACTGATCAGGGTCTACATATACACCTATCTGAAATAACTTCTTGATAGCTTCGTTGGTCTCGAAGTTTTGAAGTACATTCTTGATACGATCGCGAAGGTCACGAGTTCTGTTATCCCATAACTCTTTGTGAGTTGCTGCAAATCTACGTGACAAATCCAGAAATGCTTCCGGATTGGACAATGTATTAATATGCTTAGCAAGGTTCTTGGTTTCATCCTGCAAGAAGTAGTAATCTCTCAACTTGTCAAACGATGAATCAACACTTTCATCAAATACATAATCATTAGTTGTATCCGCTATAACGCTTAGGTACTTTTTATACGACCCCTTAACCTTGTCGAACTGCTCCATTCTCATCTGGTTCAATCGATCGTAATTCTTTTGAGGGCGTACATTCTTCTTCAATATACGTCTCTTACCATCAATGATGTAATGAGTATCGGTTTCGTTAGTAACTACACCTGCACCCTTTTTACCTGATGTGATATTCACAGTAGATCCAACTCCTATTTTCCCAGCTTGTACTTCAGCGATACCAGCTTGTACACCGGCTTCAGTAATAGCAGCACCTTGTAGATCTTCTAAGAAACTGCGAAGAGCTGTCATCTTAGCTTTCTTCTGTGAAGCCAACTTCTTTTGAAGCGGATCACCTTGACTCAATGCTTCTACTTCCTTATTTAAAATGTCGATCTCATTAACAATTGACTCAGGTGAGAATAATACATTAACATCTGACATTGATGCATTCTTTACAGCCTTATCACGAGATAAGTCCTGCATGATTGCATCCATACGTTGTAAGTTTCGCTCAAGGGAGAATTGAGAAAATACAAAGGCCTTCTTAGCCTCTTCCCATCCTTGTCTAGCAATAACAGATGCAGCATAAGCCTCACTACCGTATTTATGGTTAGATGGTGTAAATGGTTGACCATATCTTGATTCCACTTTCTCGTACAGATTCTTGATCTTCTCAGCTCGGTTTATAGCTTGATCAAGTTTCTCATGTAACCCCTCAGGTGATTCGGACCCTACGGCTTGTTGCAGCTCTTCTGGAGAAAGCTGCTTCATGTCTTTGAGGCGATCTACAAACATGTCGTATTTTCCCATACGCAATGCGGTATGCACACCATCAAAGATACTCTCGTCTTTTTTATCCTGGAAAGTTTTCTGATCACCAGTTTGTTCGGCCGCATTAAGATCGGCAGTTATATTCGTTTGCTTGCTCATGGATGACATCTCAGGAGCAAAGTATTTATCTACGTTCTTGTAAACCTCATTAAGGCGATCAACAGTTTCTTGTGTCTCTTTCTCCTTACGTGATTGGTATTCTTGATACTGCTCACGATTGTAGAGTTGTTCACCTTTGCGATATAACCAGAATGGAACGGATTGTACTGGTTGTACCATACCTCCCATGAGGAATCCGCTCATGAATGTTTCTAACCCTTGTGCACTGAACTGCTTTGATGCATTGTTCATCAAATGCCCATAGAAGGTTTCATAGTTACCACGAACTTCGTTATGATATAGATCAGAGTAGTAATCCTTAGCGGCTCCTGCAATTGCTTCCTGCATGTTCTCTTGAAGACCTTCCGCTAGGTTAGCTTTAAGGTAACCCAATCCAGCACCTTTGTAAGTTTTCAGCTTACCAAGACTCTTTACTTTATTGCGGAAGTTGTTCTCTACAACACTGAAGAATTTATTAGGATCACCTGCTGTACCGGTTTTGCTAAACTCAATACGACTACCTAAATCATCAACTACATTATCCATGTTTTTACCCAAACTCTTGAATCCACGAAACACTGTTTCAAACACGAATTTGTTGGTATACATAATAGCTGGGAGGTTACCAAGAATTGTGGTACCTGCAGCATCGCGAGACATCTGGTGAATACGAGTCAAGTCTTCACCTTCGGGATCCTTGCCATTCTTCTCCCGGTACTCTTCGGTAAGTCGTTTAACCATCTCAAGCTGTACACTACCTCCTTCAAGTTTCGCTTCTGATAAAGCAAGATTGATATCGCGAACATCACGATAAAACTGACCGAAGTTGTGACTTACTCGAGCGAAATCGGAAGCGTGATCGATCTGGTTCACCCCTCTAAGAACATCCGTGGTTCTTTCAAGAGGATTAAGAATACGACCACCTGCTTTTATGGTGTTATAAAACGCACGGGCGCCATTGACGTTCCGCATGTTTTTCATCATCTTCAATGTATTGGAGAAAATCTTACTGGCACCACGAATCTTGTTGAATGCGTTAGCGCCACGAGCGGCCATAGCTGGTATTGTAAGCTCCGCAGCTCCTCCTCCAGATAATGCTGTTAAACCTGCAAGAGCTAACTCTTCTGTTACAAGCTCTGCAGCTATACCTATGGTATAACCTGATTGTAGGTACTGATTAATAAACCATCCACCAAGACCTTCCTTGGAGGAGCCTCCGATCGCCATAGCACGTTCCATAGCTCTGGCACCTTTAAGGTCCGGAGCACCCGGTTCACCACTGAATATATCACCAAATGAATTCCATGCTGAAGAGAAACCGGTTCCAACCATTGACCACCATTGAGGACTCGCTCTTGAGAACTCGTCACCAAAAGTTTGATGTTTGTTGTATAACTCCTCATTATCCCAAAAAGGAGAAAACCCAAGCTCATTGAACTTAGGACTCTGGTAATATCTTTGGAAGTTGAACTTGTCATAGTCTGATCCGAATGAATACACTTGCCCAATCTTATAAGGATTGTTAGCACTTATCGGATACTGTGACATTTTCTGGCGAACAGCTTTTACATAATCACTGTTATCCAGCATCAATTTCGCACGAGCATCTCCTGGATTAGGACCCTTGATAGGATCTCCAGTAAGCTCTTTATTTATGTTGATGTAATCAGGCTGCGGATTAAAAGAAGGCATGCGTGTAGTCAAAGCTTCACGGCTGATCTGATCGATAGCATCATACTGCTTCTGTAGCTCCGATCTTTCGTCATTAGGGTTATCTATCGGCATAGCTGCAGGTTATTGTTGTTCGGTTGGTATCTCTAATCGAGTTCGGGTTGTAGCTTGTTGCTTGTTCAAACGATCTAACTGACGTTCTATGTATTGGTTTTGACTCTGTATACTTGAGAGGTCACGCTTGATCTCACTGTTGATCCAGTTTACATCTGTGGTTTTTGGCCACGTCTGTACAAATGGATAGGTCTGCTTCACTCCGTTCTCGTAGAGAAAATAGTGGCCGTCTACTTTGTAACTGGCCCCATCTGACTTAATGGTAATAGCACCAGCATCTTTGAACTGATCATATTTCAATCCATCCGGACTGAGTGATATCACATAGTCAAGATCCGAAGCACGCGAGTACTGGTGGAATGAGTTCTTTGCATTCTGGTTATCGAAGACAATAGTTAACGGTTTACCACCATCAAGAGCCTCGCGATAGTTCCACAGTGGACCATGGTTAGTCTTGGTACCAATGTACTTCTTGACGTATTCCGGATTGGAGAAGTAGAAACTGATAGCACTCTTATCAGGATCATTGGCAGCAATATTGGAATACTCGATATCAAACATAGGGCGATCACCCTCATTACTCTTGTAACGCTTGTTCATATCTGAGTACAGTACATTCACAAATGATTTGAGGTCATCATTGGCTTCGGCATCTTTGGTAGGTTCTCCAAGAACTGTATACCATGATGCACTATTCATACCACCTACAACATCAGTGAGTACACTCTTTACAGCAGTGTTCCACTTATTCATGTATTGACGAGAGTCAATACCTGCAATGCGCATAGGTTCTGTGAACTTACCACCACCATAACCACCAAGAATCTCCATACCATTAATAGCTGAGTTCTTCTTGTTGTTGTAATCGATGAAGAACTTCTCATCGATAGCTTCATAAGCATCTTCAGCATCTGAGTATATATCCCGATCTGGAGCATAGTAAGAACCACCACCAGGTAAACCTCCAAAAGCATCTCGTTCACCACTTGATTGTCTAAGTTTAGGTGTGTATGCGCTTTCGTGACCATGACGCTTCTTGAACTCCTCAATGAATTCCTCTTTACTGCGAACATTCACACCAGTCTTGGATAAGAATAAATCAGCATCCTTGTAGAACTTATAACCATCATCCGCTTGAATATCCTTAACAACATCCTCGTTAAGTTTGATACGATGTTGACCTATTGCATATTCTGCTTGGCGTCCGATATCAATATTCTGCATCTGTTTTAAACGGTCTTCATCATTCATAAACTCAGAAGCCCATTCACGATCGCAGGTTTCGCATAGCTTTTGATCCATTAAAGCCTTAGCTTTATTGTACATGTTGGTAAGCTCATTCATACTCATGTTCTTAAGCATGTCCGGCTTAAACTCTTTCCAACTCTCTGTGCTTTTTGTTAACTTCTTACCAGTGCGCTTTTCGATCTCAGAAGCAACTCCGGCAAATAAACCTGATTTACCTTCGAGCCTTATATTGTTGTAAGTAAGATTCAGCATCTTGCTTGCACCTGGTCTATTTTGAGCATTCTTTGCAAGGTTGTAAGCATCTGTAAGGAAGTTGATCATATCACCTTTAGTCTCGGTGATTTTCTGATTCTGTACCTCAACATTCTCATTATATAAAGCACGAGGATTATCTCCCAATTCCTTATCTGAAACAGCCCAAGACGCACCAGTGTGTGGCGCTACCTCTTTCTCTTCACCCTCAAGCTCCATCTGCTTCTCAAGCATTTTGAACTTGTAATCCATCTGCTTAAGTGCAACTTGATTCTGGAAGTTTATATCCGCCATCTTCATAGAGTTGCGCAGTGATAAGTCTGCCTGGAATGAAGCCATACCATAAGGATTCTCCTTGACAGTAAGCTCTTCATCACGGTGAGACATTATCTCGGCTGCGTTAAACAGGTCTTTCTGCATCATTAAACCAGCGCGGGCCATGTCAGCACGTGTGCGTAACACATTAATATCAACTCCGGATAATCCGTTTGATAATGCATTATTCATTACCTCATACTGCTCTCCGGCAACTTGAGTTTGTTGCAGACCTTCAACTGTATTCTGATAAGCGTATTGCTCAGATAATGTAAGACCTTCATTGGCCTGTTTCTTCTCAAGATCGTTCTTACGCTGCAACATCTCATCATTCATCTGTTGATTATCCTGTTGAGCTTGGGCGAATGTTTGTCTCGATCCTGAAAGTATTGTATTGATATAATTAGCTTCGGCTGCATCTTCGGAACCAAATGCCATAGCATTAGACTTAGCAAAGTTCTTACGCTCTACATAAGCTTGAGTCTGGTACATCTCCTGGATAGCAGGGTCGGAACCTAGACTGCCGGCAAATAGCGAATAAAGTGGACCGACAACCTGCTGTCCATTCTTCATTGTATAAATCCACTGACCAGTTACCTGATCTTTCTTGATGTTCAACCCGGCTTCTTTAGCAAGGTTCATTGCCTTTTCCATCACATCGATGTATGGAGAAAACTTAGCATTGGAAAATCCTAAAGCTTGTTCATCACTTGCATTACGGAACTCATCAGCACGATAATGTAAAGCAGTAACACCGGTATCCCAATACTTACCACCACACTTCTTAGGATCAAGACAGTTTCTGAAGTTTTCGGCTCTCTGGAGCTCTTTTTGGTACTGTCTGGTCCATGATATATCCTTCATCATGTTCTTATCCTCATAGAAAGGTTTAAACACGTTGTAGGCTGCATCTACGTTTTCCTGGAGGGAGAGATCAATACCTGACATCTTTTTGATGTTGGTTTCGGCCGCCTTGAAGAACTCATCTCTACGTTGATTATTGACATCTCGTAGCATTGGTGAATTCAAAAGGGTACCGTAGATGCTACTCAACTTCTCATAGTTGGCATCATATTGACTCTGCTTAGTTTGTAAAGCATAAGCATAGAAGTTGAAATCCGGTCTAAAAGGCTGAATCTGAGGAATAAAATCAGTGACCCCTTGTAAATACGTTGCCATGTTACTTGAAATTTAAGTTAGCAAATTCTCCAAACAGTTTATTAGCAGCTTCATCATAAGCCTTTGCTGCATCTTCTTCATTAGTGAAGTAACCTACAAAGGTTCTCTCACGATTTTTACATATATCAACGCGCCACTTACCTTTGTCTTTCTTCCATGCTACACCTAAGTATCTTGATGTAGTGGCTCTTTTAGTAGACTTACGGCTATTTCGATCATTCTCAGACTTTGAACATAACCTAAGGTTTGATTTGGTATTGTTGAGACCATCATGATCTTTATGATCTACAAAGATCTCGCTATTGGATACTCTCATTATAACACGATGTAGAAAGGTTTGAAAGTTATCAGTGTTTCGTAGCGCTCCCTTCTTCTTCTGTCTGACAGCATACCATGTTCCTTTTGTAGACACAGCTTGCCAATTCCACTGTGATAACCAGTAGAAATCTTCATCATCTACGAGGGCTACTTTACCTCTTGTTAACTTAAGCTCTTTCATCGTGTAAATTTACAGAGTTTATACATAGCGGCAATAAACTTATAAAGTTTATGGAGTGCCTGTCATGGGATTTGTCATTCCTGCTATCATCTGAGCATACTGATCGTAGTACTCAGCATCCGGTGCGTACCCATAAGGTGTTGAAGGCATACCCATGCTAGTCTTAGCAGCATCATAATACTGCTGAGGATTAAATCCTGGATATTGACTCATATAGTCACTTGCCACATCCATCACGTTTTGTTGTTGACCGAATGAAGGTTTGAGATCCTTACCACCCATAAACGTCATCATACCACCAGTGATCGGTGAAATGTTGTACTGAGGGTAAAGGCTATTCATAACCTGAGCATTCGCCTTATTGGTAATAGCATCGATGTATGATTTACGAAGTTCTTGACGGGCCATATTCTTGGCATTGTCGAACTGTTGGTTAGCGATTGTAACCTGATCATACAATTCATCAGCTAATCCGAGATTAGTCATACTGGCTTGATTCATAACACCAGCGTTGGTTTGAGCAAACTGATTTGCAGTACCTACATTCAAGTTATTGTAACGAGCCATAACATCAGCTGCATTACGAGCTCCTGCTCCTTGAATCTGTGAGAAACGGGCATTGAATGCTTGTGGTCCTGCGAATTCTGCAGCACCCTGTGTACCGATCATCATTTGCTCAGCATTAGCTGCAAGCTCACGAGTTGGGTCATAAAATGTAGGATCAGCAACTACTGGTTGGAACTGTGGCGCCCAAGGCATGTATTTTTTCACACGAGCAAGATCCATAGCAGATCCTGCAGTTCTTACTACATCTTGTAACCACCACTCTGAAGGAGGTGCTTGTTTAAGCTTACCTATTTCACCAGGTTTAGTTGGCTCTTCAGGTGCTGGGATTTCAGTGTCTGGTACCTCTTGATATTCGAGATCTTTCAGCACTGGTTTGTACAAAGCAGCTTGACCGATGGTAGTGTTACCTACCCAACCGTCAATATCAGAAATGGTAGCACGGCCAGTACCACCACCTGGTTCATCAGCAATACCTACCTGAGAAACTCGGTAGTCAGCAAGTACATCCTTAAATTTAGGATCATCTGCAAGGTTCTGTAAGCTGATATAAGCACCTTGGAATGCCGCTTGCTGGGACTTATCCAGAGGTTTGAATCCTAAAGTTGCGATGGTCTTTTCGTAGTTACTACGGTCTTTATCCCAGCTGTCTTTAGGGTCCATTCCTTTACCAGAAATACCTGCAGCATTGGTTGCCATAACCTGCTTCTGCATCTCTAAGAAGTTACTGATGATTTGTTCATCTGTCATCTGCTTAGCTGACTCGAGATCTTGTTTTGTTAAACCGGTTCTGTTGTTAGGTTTAACCTTACCCATATTATTACGGTACTGATCAACGAGGGATTTTCTCAGATCTGCATTGTTAGGATCAGTCAGTGTTTGCTCAAGACGACCATAAGCTTCTTGGAGATCACCGGCAGAACCTTTCAAACGAGGATCCTGAAAGTTTCCGGTATAAGGTTGTGTCTTATAACCGGTAGCTCTATACCAACGACCATCTGATTTCTTGATGTAGTCACCAGGTTTAACAGCAGCTGAGTTATAACCTTCAGCAGATTCATCATGCTTGGTTACACCATCTGGTATATTTTGTACCTTGGTTGGTGTCGTAGTTGTTTTAGCAACTTGACCTGTAGTCTTCTGTGTATTCTGATTTTGAGTAACGCCAGTCTGTTCTCCGGGTAATACCCCTTTGAACTCACCTCTCCAGTTGTAAACTTCCATCTTACCGGTTTGAGGATTCAACATGACACGATCGCCACGTTTAGGACCACTCATAAGTATTTTTTCTCCACCACCTTGGTAGATACGCTTCTTCAGGCGATTCATGATCTCAAGACCATCTTTGGCCATAGCTTGTGGCTGAGGCATCTCTTCATTACGAGATGGTGCCAGAGTTGAGGGATCTACATTATTCATCATAATGTATGGCATTGCTATGGCAGGAATTCCTTGAGGGAATCCTTTTAATGACTCCTGAGCGAGCGCCAGTTTCGCAAGCTTCAGATTGTAGTTCTGAATCATCATCTCTGCAGTTTTTACCTGGAGCTTATCTGAATCAGGATCCTGCAACTGTTTGCGATAATCATTGAGGTCATACTTCATAGCAAGTTCGGCCGGAGTGTAACCCTTTTTACGTGGTGACTTACCGAACTCTTCGAGAATGTCCTCATCATGTAAGCGCATACTCTTGTCCTTGGAGAACACGAATGAGTTATCAGGAAGATTCAATGGGGTGCCACCTTTAGAGTGTGGCTTACCACCCACTTTGTAGAACTCAGGAATAGTATCCTGGTTGATATCTCCAACAACTACTTCACCCTTTTCGGCCTCAAGGTTGGCTTTGCTGCGAGGAACCGGCTTTAGCGATGTACGAACACCATCACTATCTTCACCTGTACCCATGTCAACCATAGGTGCAAACTTGAAGAAGGATGCGTTGAATCCTTTAACCTGCATTCCTTGCTGCGCTTTAGGCAGACTTTTTATACGTACTTTCTTCATAGCTTAGTCGATTATCTCGATTTGTCCTCCCATCTTCAGGAAGTTTTGTATTTCAGCATCCGTCATGTAGTATTCACCACCTTGACGTAAATTGGCTCCAGAGTATCCACGGAACTGAACCGGTACCATATCATCCGGGCGGAATAGGCCTGAGTTCTTATCGTAGTCTCCGCGTGAATTCATATTCATAGCAAGTGGTGTGAAAACTGCATCAGCGTTCTGGCGCTTCTTCAGTTTTTCCTCATATTGCTTGCGTTGTTTGTTCTCAGCAAAGGAAGCAAGCATGTTACCTGCTACATAAGATGCATTCACCACATCTTCCGGATTGTAACGAGTCTTTCTTTTGAAAGTAACTTTCTGCTCAGTGTATCCATCATCATCTCCCAGATTAGCTGTAGAGTTGTTAAAGGTTTCTGGCGTCACCTGCATAGGATCTCGTTGGAAATAATCGGTACCAGTGTTCTCAGGACTGTACATTTGTTGGTTCTGTGGATCGTATGGATTGTATGCTGCTGGATTATTTGCCAGATCTATAGGATTAAATGGTAATCCCATTTGAGGATCTTCCATAGGTCCTACTTGACCAGCCAATCGCATGAATCTTAGAAGCCCTCCTTTTCTGAAAGGTGTAGGATTACTTACAATAGGACGATCCTTAATCTGGTTTTCATCCATCATAATAGGTTGGTCAAATGCCGGCATTTTCATTTCAGCACTTGATTGCCATGTCATGTCTGCACCACCGGTAGCTCCTGTTACTTCCACAGGGGTTTGTTGAGCTTGTGCTTGTTGTTTCTTCGAATATGGTGTCTGGAAGGTCATAGTAACTTTCCGAGGAGAGCGTTTATTAAGTAACCCATACTTCATCTCTACACTGGATAGAGCAGAAGTCTTATTCGGATCCCACATGATTGGTGCTTGTTGAGTCTGTCTTGCACTAGACCTACTCATCTTATAATAAGGGTTAGGATAATAAGGAGCGTAGTTCATAGGTATCAACAAGTTTCCAGGTGCAAACTGTCCCATTTGGTAACCGTATTGTGCTTGAGGAACATAGTACTCTTCAGCATTCATTTGCATGTTACCGATAGCTCCAAACATATTCATCACATCTTGACTAACATCGTTTGGTTCAGCTGCTTGTTTATAGATGGATTGATTGTATTGATTGGCGTTAAATACAGGATATGGATCTGCAGACTCGCCACCCATTTGCTTCATGAACTTGTTTACTTGATCATGAAGATCAGCCATGCGATCTGCTTCCTCAGCCATAATAGCCATCGTTGTTTGGTTACGAACCGCACTGATAAAGTCAGCATTTCTCTGTTCAACCACATCACCCAAACCTTCATACTGAGAAGGCACATCACCTCCCATTTGTTTTTTAGCGATGGTACGCATAGCTTTGGCAAAACCCGCACGTTTACGAGTTGTAGGGTTTGATGATTTCAAACCTCTTTCGATACACTCATCAGTAACAGTACCTCCGCAGTATTCTGTAAAAGCACCCTTGGTACCTCTACGTTCCATACTCTCATTGGCTTTTTTAATCCAACCTCCGCCTTGCATTTTCTGGCCACCACACTCAAAGCATGGTTGACCACCGTGCATATAAAAGCCGACAGGGCTGTTGGGTACTACTCCATAGCTGAAGAATTCATCAGCGGTAGGTACAACTGTATTTTTCATAGGTCCACCTTTATCATATTTGTAATCAAAATCGAATGCGTAGTCTCCACCACGGTTCTTATACTGAGAATGTATCCATGTGGTTACTTGTGCACTTGGATATACTTTGAACTTCTTCTTTGCTTCTTTGGATATCTGGTTAAAGAGCTTGCGATTGAGTGGAGTCATTCCTCGAGGGAATCCGCCACGTTTAGCTTCTGGTAAATCTACTACAGCATCATGGTTAGGGAATGAATATTCCTGACCTGGATATGCAGTAACAGGTGAACTTACTTGTAAATGTCCTCCGGCAAACTTAACAGGAAAAAGTTGTAAAGGTTGCTCTACACCTTTCATGGTAATGTCAGATCCTGGAATAACATTAAAGTCGTTAAACCTATCTGGTGAATCAGATAGGTAACCGGTTTTTGATATGTTACCTTTAAGCTTCTTCATCGCATTGATATAACATTCTTATTGTGACTTAGTATCAACAACATCTTGGTGTTACCACTAACACGTCTACGTAATAAAACCATGTTCACAAAATGTCTGAACTTCTTGCGCTGGTGAGGCGGCTTATTGTAGTTCATATTTGCAGGGTTCAGATCACGTATATACCCGTTAGCTGCAGTAACCCATATATGACGCTGCGCTGCCAGATTAAATTCTCCACGATCATCAGTGATATCCCAGAACTGGTTAAAGCGGTATTTTTGCTCTTCCTTACTGTATAGGATATCAATCGATGTCGGATTGATAATCGGATACTGCACTATCTGTGGCGCATTGTTCTTCGGCTTCAAATTTAAGCGTAATAATCCAGATACTTGCTCTGTGTTATAAACTACTGCTTCATCAAAGTTGAAATCAAGGACGTGGAACTTATCAAAACAGTTGTTTTGACCGTACCGGAAACACTCAAGCATGTACTCAAGACTTCTTGTGATTTCAACAGCTTGAATGGTAGGACGTACAAATTCTATCTCCCAAGGATAATCAACACCATAGAAGTTACAGTAGCTATCACATACATCATTATGTTCCCAGATACCTTCGTTAAGTATAGTGAAAATATGAGACTTGGATCCCAATGTTAAAGTAGGATGCCAGTCATGAAATGATAACCACATCTTTTCTTCGGTATCATAACTTAAGGTCCATGATGCATCTTCAAAGAAACGCGGATCACCTAGCTCAACCTGCAGTAGCCCGTTTACCAAGAACTGATTACCTCCGATGTATGTAACAGTTTGACCCGGCACATTGCGAAGTTTGTAATCTTTCTTCATGAAGTAGGCTATACCATATTCGCTATCGTACACCGATTGGCACCCTATACCAATAACAGGGTTCTCGAGTAGTTCAAAAGTAGGGAAGTCCTCCAGGAGTTTGTAAGGTAAGTACTCGGCCAACCAATATCGCATACTCTGAAGAGAGATTTCTTCAACACCACCTTGGAGTCTGAAGATCTTACCTTGATTCTGACTTATCCAGAATAAACCAGCTGGAGTATTCATCACAGCTAATCGATCTTGACAAGATCCATACTCATAAGGAGCATCTGCATTAAATATGTTCTGCATAGGTTGACTGAACAACCCTCCATCACCTATAGTAATCTTGGTACCAATATCTGTCTGCAGTGTATCAACACCCTGGAACATAACCGGGCTTTCATTCTGGAAGAATATGGCTGCACCATTTTTATTGATAGGTTTCACACAGACTACACGACTCTTGAAATCCTTGTAGTTGTTGGCCAAGAATACGAACCAATTATCCTTACGGAGTTCTTGCTCCTGAGGTAACGAGTATATGATTCTTTCCGGGTAATACAGATAACAACTTGCAGCAACAAGTGGATCATAATATCGAGGTTGCATATTACCCCAACTTATGAAGTTGTTGAACAACCTAGAAATACTCAAGCTGATATCATACTTGAAGAAGTTACCAGACTTCAGGATATCAGGCTTAGCGTTGAATAAAGATTGTAGATCGGTATAACGGTAAGGATCATAATGACGCTCTGTAGTAGGCTCTCCCCAATCACGTAAATCAGTATTGATCTCTGACTCTACAAAGAAGTCACGAACACCTGAACTAGATATGTACATGTGAGCTCTTTTCAGCATGAATAGGTTCAGAGCTGTAAGATCACGATCAAATGCACGATTACTTGTAGGAAGCTCCCAGTTGGCAATATTCAAAGGAATGATGTTTGTAACAACACTCGCAAAGAATTCGTTGATATCGTAATTTGTAGTATCCATCCAATATGATGGATGAGGTAACATCTTTCTCAACTCGTAGTTAAACTCATAACCATCCGGTTGATCGTATAACCAGTCATAGAAATAGAAGAACGTATTCTTCTCCGTATATCGTGATACATAGGTATCCCCGTTGAACAATGTATCAGAATTGGCAATAGGTGTCGGAGGACCTGGAATCTGATAGGTCTGCAATTCTGCAGCAGTCATCAGGTATGGACATGTACTTACCGGTACTTGTTGGATGTTATCCAATTGACCATACTGGTTACGAATGCGCTGTTTCAACGCTGCGTAGTGACATGCCGAATTGGTATTGAACGGTCTTAAAGGTTCATCATAAGGATTAGGTAACCCCCATGGGTTATCACCTACGCGTTGACGAGTATTGTCTGCCCCGAGAGGGTCTGCGATCAGCGATCCGCCAGATAAACTCAGAGCTACGCAACGACCTCTGAACAAGTTGTTGATTCGGAAATTGGTTCCGAAGTCATGAATGTTCGGAGTTAGGTATATAGAGTCATCCAATAATCTGCGGTTATTATTCAGCTGTGTTGGGAAGATTGAACTGTAGAAACCATGTGACTGGTACTGTAAAGCAAATTGTCGATATGGCGCAAAAGCCTTAATCAAGCGTAGCATTGTATCGGCACCTTCTGACATGTAATAGCTAAATGTTGGTATAGCATTAAATACCTTAACAATTGCAGGTACCGTATCATAAGCACCTTGTTCTTCATCATGTATAATACCATAACCCATAGTAGCAGGAAGTAATCCTACACCTGAATAAACAGCATCAATAGGAGGTTGATAAGTCAATCCGGTATCTGCACCTAATGTAGCTACAGCTATCATTTGACCTCCAGCATCATACCATATACCATCCTGAATTGATATATTAGCATTACCCCCAGCAACTGCTAATTCGGCAGCTGGACCTAAACCAGTAAATGGAACCCCACCAGTAGTAGCCCCTGCAAAAATACCACCAAGATCAATCTTGCGCGGGTATAAGCGTTGTGTCCTACGCTGACCATTCAAGGCGGCAAGAGCACCCGCAATACCCGCAACAAGAGAGATAAAGAATGCAAGGTTAGTAGCGTGCTTGTGCTTTGGATGTTTATCCGGTTCTACAAATTGACCTTCTACAGTAGCTCTGATCTCACCATAGAGTTTAAGCTCTTTGGATGATAAGAATGGATTTGTAAATTGTGTATCCGGAGAGTGAAAGGTAAAATGATCTCTGCGGAAACTGTTATAAGGGTTCAGATCTTGGATCACACCGCTCAGTGCTCCAGTAAATGTAGGAGTAGTTGAAAGGAATGGATCTGCATTAAGATCATTGTATGGGTAGTTAGGATATAAACCAGTACGAGGTGTAATACCACCTTCAATTTGGTATTCACCCATGTTGTTGATGATACCTTTAGCAATAACACTCTTGTTACCTTCACGACTTCCACGAAGGATCTCGTAACCGACAATACCCGGGATAGCATTTCCGTTATTGTCACGAGGAGGTTTGATGTTCTCAAACTTAACACCCATGATTCTGATTCTCGAACCACCAGCTGTTACATGATTTGTAATAGGGTTTGTAGCTGTAGCAAAGGGTGCTACACCTATGAAGTTATCAGGGAATCTATGGTGACGAATAGCTTTACCACACAAGTCATAGTCAGGACTGATAGTACCGCTCCATGGTTGTGCACTGGCATTCCATATATCAGGTTTGTTATCCGGATAGATTTCAGAAGACTCCCAATAACCCATGAGACCTTCTCCAACAACTACACCACCATCTGATAACACTGTACCGGGTAATGCAGTTACTGTTGCTGTATTTCTTACACGCCAAGTAAAAGGTGTAATACCTTCACTGATCTCTATAGCAGCATCAGGGCCAGCCGCGATAGTCAGATCATCAGCTGTAGCAGCTCTTCCAGGAATGTGATATGATGCTGATTTATCTCCAGTATCGAAGATCCATCTTATGAAGAATGGATAAACCTCATCTCTCAAGTAACCGGTATTGGTACCACCTTTAGCGTAATAATCCGATGGGTATTCCACAGCTTGCCATTTGGCTGTAATCTGATTAGCCAAAGGTTGATAATTGAAGTCAAAACGAGTCTGTGGACCTACACGAAGTAAGTGCTGATTTACCTCATAAATAGCATCCGAACTTTCATAAGTAGGAGTACGCAGAGGGATGAATTCTATAGGTACTGAAGGTAGAGATTCTTTTATCTGGTCGAATGATAATTGCTGCTGACGAGTGCTATAGATCCCCATCCGTTTAGCAACTGTCTGCTGATTGATGGTTGATACAATCACCAACTCAAATTCATCAAAGTTATCAGTATCGATCTGCTCTACAAATACGTCCAACGAACCGGCAACATTATCGTGATCAAACAAAGCCTGAACATTAGATGGCATAAAGTAATCGGTAACTCTGATACTTTTTATTGTGTATGCAATAAGGGCATAATAGGAGCCATTACGTAAAGTACCACCTGAGGCTCCTTTGGCTACACGTAAACAAGGACGAGTCATCAATCGTGCAAGTCGTATAGCATCGCAATCTAGCTGTGTGGTGTCAGTACAGATATTACAACCATCAACTACCACACACGATTGAACCCACGGAATGTTATCCAGGTTCATAGTGCGATCTGGATTTCTACGCTTATCAGACCAATAAACTTGCCAAGTACAATCTTCTTTCTCACGGGTTACACCTGTGATCAAGTTTTCCCTGGAGAAGTTTAGGCACGGATCGTTTACCTTGGTTGTATAGGTACATGTACTTGCATCGAATATCCCAATCTCAGAATCTACATCATTTGTGGAGAATGCAACCCACTTATCATTGTACATGTACACCATACCAATGATTGTATACGGAGCACTTGCACAATGTGTATTTGATGATTCATTTCCGATACCTCCTAAGTTTCCACTACGAGAGTTATTGATAGCATTACGCGCATGAGTCCACACATTCTCGGTGTTCATGACAGGTTCAATGTCCTTAACCAACCCCTTGAGAAAGGTGTTAGTTACTACATCGCTTGTATTTTGCATTCCCTGTTGCTTAGCCATTATCTACGGAATAAAGTTTTTTGTACCCAATAAGGAGGATATGAACGGAACATATCGTAATATCGGGAATACTGCGCTTTTCTATTGATCTCCCAAACTTTCTTCATCTCTGAGAAGTTCGGCATCAGAACTATGGATAATGCGTTATTTCGAGCAGCTCTAAGTTTACCTTGGAGGTATCCTAGTTTCTGCTGCATATCTTCACCGTTAAACCAAAGGTTTTCACAGATGCGCTCCTTCATCGCATATTCATAGTACTCATTGAGAATTTCATGATCAGGAACTAGTAAGTTACCATCAGCATCTTCCAGTATACCTTCATAGCTGATATAAACCTTACCGGTTTTGAATGACGTATGTAACCATCCATCTTTAATCCAACCTTCATCTTTACAAATCCAGCTAATGTTGGGACAATCACAATCGATATCCGGTGAGTTGCGAAGTCTCAAAGGATACATCTCATTGTATACTCTGGTCTCAGTTTTGATCACCTGAACTAACTGAAATGTATCACCACATTTATTAAGTAGACATGTTGGTTGCGGAGGACATGGATTTTGTGCACATGGATCACAAGGATTGGTAACCGGTGCCGGACATTGATTACTGATATCCATTCCTTGAGGATATGGATAATATTGAGGAATCATTGGTGAGCACTGACAAGGGTTAGGACAACCGCATGTCTTTGTAGGACATGGTAATTCTTCAACCTGGGTTCCTTGCGGAAGAGCATTGGTCACTGTGAATGTACCACAGACCAAAGCATAGTTCAGCACATGAAAATCATCAGGCAATTTGGCTTTGAAGTTTTCAATCTCGATCACCTTACCCTTGGTAGAGTGAATACGTAAACCCAGATCGCGGTTCACACGTCTGGCAACCTTGATCAAATCCTGAGGATCGATCATACCTTCAAGAGCGTAATTACGGAAGTCTATCTGAGCTTCCGATACGAGCTGATCAAAGGTTCGGTATTTGAGTTGATATCCGCTGCTCATTATCTAAGTACGTTTTGTTTATCATCAGCGCCATCTGTTGGTAATTGTGCTGAGATTCCTAAATCGGCCTTGGCCATATTTTCAATCTCTGCAAAAAGATAATCAGGGATGGCGATATCCTGATCTTGTCTCATTACACATTGTAAAGCGGGATCGCATTGGAAAGCCGATGTATCATCATCAAATAAACCTTCGATGAGGACGCTGTCCCAATCCAGATTAGGGAAATAGAGGTATCCATCAATGTACCAGAAATACTTCTTCTTGTTGTACTTAAAGTTCACTGATCGAAGCATGCGTTCGTAAGTAGCAGCATCTGTTTGGTATACCTCTTGAGATCTATCTACAGAAGACACCAATCTGAAGATAGGACCATGAACTCCATCTGTAATTCCAGGAAGCTTCACCTTTGTTCTTTTGATGTAACAACCCGTAGGTATACTCAAACAACAGGCCTCTATGGGGCTTGTGTCTATTAATTCGATACATGGAATGGTAGTGAACAAAGAACTGATACGCATCAGCTTTGCTCTGCTATCTTCTCTTCGAAGAAGTGCTCTTCCGTATTTCATGATGAGGCTGTATAAGAAACGGTCTGTGACAAACGCGTCATCTTTAACCGCCTTCATAATGTTCCTCAATCGTGATGTAGCTTCACCTATCTGCATATCGTTAGTTTAAATGTCAAACTCATTGTAGTTCTCCAGACGTTTCTCCATCTGTGAGTTGTGGTAATCACGCTTCATCGCTTTTTCGAAAAGGTGAGATACCTGTTTGCGATTATCAATCACAACGAACTTCTCAAATTCTTCCCGGTATACCTGAGAGCTGGCTTTCTTGAACTTCTTAGCTGCAGTATAAGCCCACATTTCTCTCAAGGAGAACTGGTACTTCTCAGCATAGTTGCAATAAAAGATCTTCCCAATGTAACCACCGGTAGCGATATTTGAATACTTCAGAGGCTTACCGTGCTTTATCGATTCCTGATAATTGTAGTTGGCACTGATATCTGGTTTTGTGCTACCGATAAACATAAAGCCAACCTGTGCGGGAAGTTCTACACCATTGCGTTCTTGCATAACTGTATCTTGTACCTTCTGATTGAAGGCTCTCATAATTGCAAGGATATCATCTTTGGTTAAGTGTGCATGCTGAGGAAACTTGGTCTTAAAGCTATCCACAAACTCATTTGTGACCATAGTCTTGTACTGGGGTCTGTATCGTGGAGCTGTTATATCAGGTTTTCTGAAGTTATGCATGGCTATACCTCCTATTGAATATACGCAAATTTAGTAAACTTTGCAAATAAACCTCTCAAGTTTACAACAGATATAAACAGAAAGTGCCGGGATTACTCCCAGCACTCTCCGCGTCAGTCACAGCAAACCAACAAGCTATGACAATCTTTTATGCACCTTGACAGGTTCCGTTATTTACAATGGTCCATGTAACACCATCATTCAATGGTAGCACAGATAATGATCCAGTAACTACACATACGGTAACACTTTCACCAGCATCTAAAGTATTAGATACTGCACCACCACCACACACCACAGCCCATACTTGTAAACCTCCACCTTGCGCAGTATTGGTAACAGTTACGTTCTCGCATGTGCATAAGCAGTTTCCTGATTCTGCGATAGAATATTGGGCCGGTACAGGGTTAGCAGGTTGACCTGTTGAAGAACATGTAGCAAGAGTTTCTCCTACAGGGATATCTGGTCCTTGGGGACCTGCTCCATCACAATCAGGTAGTGTAAACTTAGGACAGTCTCTCAGTACAGAAACACCTACAGCTTGTACACCGGCTCCCGGAGGATCGATTGTAACTGCAGGGTTAGAACTGTAACCAGATCCCGCGTTTGTTACATTGAAACTTATAATAGTACCGTAATCTGTAGTTACGGTGATTTGAGCTGAAGTAGTAGGTACGCCAACTACGCTGGTATCTGGTGTTAAGACCTCACCGGTTAAGTAACCAGTTCCAGGAGCTGAAATAATCACAGTGTTGATTATACCGCCACTTATACCAATTGTAGCCTGAGCTCCAGAACCAGAACCTCCAAGGAGAGGTACTGCAGCATAAGCTCCATCAGTATATCCTGTTCCCGGGATGGTAAGAACCTCACTTAAGATAGCTCCTTGACCTACGTTAGCTGTAGCTGTTGCTCCTGCACCGCCACCTCCAGAAAGTGATACAGCTGGAGGATTCATTGGGTCGTAACCACTACCTGGAGTGGTAACCACAATAGAATCTACCGGTGCGTTCTCACATGTAAAGATGTAACGCTTACAAGCAGGGTCTGGGGTAAATGTTTGCGAAAATGCAATTCGGCCGTTTAATGAGTTGATGTCCTCGCATGCTGCTTGAACATATCCTTCAAAAACAACCTGGTCACAGGTTTCATTGTCAACAGTGACATTAATGTTTGCTGAACAAGCTGCACCTCCACCGGTACAGTTTACGATAGTACTACAGTCGTAAGGTCCTGAAGAACCTATTCTCCAACATACACGGTGTGGACCTGCATATACTGAGTTGAAATTGACTGTGATTATTGCGGGTATTGCTGCCATAGTCTTTTATGGATTGGTTTTTACTTTTATGGTTAATGAGTAACAGCCTCCCATAGCGCATTGAGCGTTTACGCGGATCATATACTCGGTATTTGGTAAGAGAGGTCCGATGGTATCAGTATTGACACCAACCGGTATAGCGGGGTTTAAATTCCAAGACATTGCTGACACTTCCTTGTACTCAACTTGGTAAGTTAGAGCTGTAGCTGACGGACTCCAAGATAGAACAATGCTGTTTGGACCAATTGCAGTAGGTATCAAATTCAATACACTCTGACATGTAGATGTAGGATTAGCACAGCCTGGGTAGATTGCATTGATCATGAGTTTCTGAAGAACCTCATCCATTCGATCTCCCGGTTGAATATCCAAGTCTACAATCTCAGGTCCTGGCCACACTATACAGTGTGCACTCCAAATCTGAGCACATGGTTCAGGATTTGGGCACGGTGTTGGTGCGCAAATAGTTTGCGTAGATAATGGATTATCCGAACATCCACAACCTGGGTCATTATGTCCACAGCCTTGGCTCATATTACGGTATGTTTAATTGTGATGTAACATTATAAGGTGGGTCACAAGGTGAGCCTAAAGTAGTAGTCAAGGTGTAAGGACAAGTCTTAGACTTACTTCCGGCTGTAATTGAAACTTCCACACGGTAAACAGTTCCCGATGTTAATCCGCCAAATGAACCAGAAACAGTCACAGCAGCTGATACTACATGTGAATTGGAGCTGATCAATGTTGTACCTGTAGAATCAAACAACTTCACAGTGTAAGTCATAGAACCGGTTAAGTGGCTGAATGAATACCCAATTGAGTTATTTGTAGGAACTAGATTCACAGGGTCAGGACAGATTAGGGTATTAGCCAATACGTACTGTATTGTAGACTGACAAGTAACATTTGTTGTCGAGTTCTTCAGACAGATATTGGCACTGATTGTAAAGTCAAGAGCTGGATTCAATGCGCTTGCAGAGATATCTATATCAAGACCGTTCGGAGCATTCAGTATAGCAGTAAGCGATACGTTGGTAGTGAAATACTGACCATTGGTATCCATTACAGTAATCAAGGTTCCTCCCAGATTGCATTCAGCGAATCCTGAAGGAATATTACCGTTTACAAAGATCTTAAGGTTGTTGTTTACCAGGGTAGCGAATAGTGCTAATTCAACATCTTCACAACCATCACCACAGCAATTCGATTTGATATTCTTCACAGCAGCTCTGATATCACAAACCGTCAACCATAAATTTGTGAATGCATCAGCAAAACTCTTTGGTTGCTGTACCCATCCTTGAATGGATGCCATATTACCAAGGCCCGTTGCCAATTGCTTCTCCTGATCTAAACCTGCACATTGGGCAAGAATAGCAGCAAAGATCTCATTAGGCATACCGGTAGCAGTACGAAGTTCACAGAACTGTTTCTCGAGTTCCTGGAGGAACTGATCCATCAGAACAGGATCTTTCGTACTGAAAATACACACAGGTTGCAGAGTGGGTAACTGATCTGATGTTACACTCTTGGTTTGGGCTTGTTGCTGTGCTTGTTCAAGATTTGTGATACGAGTATTGAACTGAGTCAATGTCTCGTTGATAATATTGATCTGATCCACTAAAGAGCAGATACGATTACCAATGGCAGTAACATAATCAAGTAACTGCATGGTAGTGACTGTATCTCCTTGCGGATTCAAGAAGTAGAAACATGGCGCAATGTTTACCACACAATCCGGACAACCTCCAGTAGGAGTTGGTGGAGGTGTAACATTACAGCATGTACAAATTCTCTCAATTAACAACTGAATCAGTTGCTGAAAACTAGAAGGTGCAGGACATGCGTTAAGGCATGTAAGATCATAATTGGTGATCTTAAACATGTCCATAAGCTTGCATAATTCAGTAGCCAAGTCGTAAACAACTTTAGTTACGGAATCACCCTTACATAGCTTGATACAAGGAAGATCAGGACCGCCCCATATCACACAATTTGATGATACCGGATCGCATCCTGCTTGGTTAATATTTGTTGGTAGACCCATAGTTTACGTATTTAATATACAACTTTTCTGGCACTTGTCCAAGTTATCCGATAAATAACTGCGATGTAACATTCTCCGGTGGAGGACATGACGGCAGCGGAATGATCAGCTGGGATGTCACATTCTGTGGTGGAGGACATTGTATCGGGTTAAATACTGATAAGGATGACGTTACGTTACATGGTGGACAACAGTCAGTTGACGGAATAACCGGTATACAAACTGTAGGATCAAACATTTCGGCAAGGTCAGCTTGTTCATTCTTAATCCATGCTTTGTCAACATCTTCTTCACAACATATACGGACTCCGTATCTTTTGCGAATGACATCATTGTACATAGCATCGCCAAACTCACATTTGGCATTTAGGTAGTCTTGCGTATTACAAACCCGGGTTTCAAATCCAGGTTCAACAAAAGGTTTAGTGGGCTCTGGAACATAAGGTGGAGGACATTGCGTACAATCAGCAAAAGCTCTCACTATAGGTCCCGGGAGCATTATAGGGCAATCACAAATTACAGGATCTGTGCTCTCACGTACATACCAGCATCTTTCATCGCCTTCAATCTGAACAACCATTCCTACATAAGCAGATAAGTCGTCAGCAACTGAAATGGTTTCTTGGTTGTTGGCGCAATTGGCTAACCAGAAACAGTGAGGTAAACAGGTTTGACAATCCTGGAAGGACTGGGTCATGTTTACAGCAACCGGTGCCTGACAAGTCAATGCCTGAGTTACATTCCAACAGACACCATCGTAGCCGTCTATTTGGATAACAGAACCTACTTGAGCAGCAAGATCTGTATTTGTAATTATGTTCGGTAATGTACCAGCACAATCAATAAGTTCATAACAAGTACCAAGACACTCTTGACAGTCAGCAAATGCTTGAACTAAAGTTACGGGTATAACTCCAGTACAGTTCTGAGCAACAGATACTGTCCAGCAACCTCCTCCTTGTAATTGAACAGTCTGACCTACATAAGCTGATAAGTCGGTATCTGTAATCAAGAAAGCAAAGCCGTTACACGCATCTAATCTGTAGCAAGGATTAGCTTGAGACCATACTGCAGCAATGATGTCATCTCCGGGCATCGTATCTGTTACAGCACCGGTAAGACCAGCATTAGCTGTAACCATCATATTAGATTCCCTAGAGTAGAATCCATTAGTGAATGAATGGTAATGTGCTGCAAAAATCCTAGGTAATGCAACAGGTGGTAAAGTTGTTGGATTCTGTACAGTCCATGTGTTACCACCGTCTGTACTTATTAAGCGCTCGTCTCCTTGGCCTGTAGCCCACATCGTAGTAGCATCATACTTAGGTAACCAGGTCATGTGTAAACCTTCTCTATAAAGGAAGTCATGAACCATGGTGAAGGTGTTACCACCATCTAAACTCTTAAGTATAGCATTCTGACAACAAATAACAATTTCTTGCTGATCATTCGACATGTAAATAGCAACAGGAGCAAGTACACTTATAACACCGTTTAGGTCGTTACCTCCATTCACAGCAGACCAAGTTACACCTCCATCATTTGTACGGAAAGCATAAGTCTCAAGAGATGACTGATAGAAACCTACCACACCTATTAATGGAGTGGTGAAGTGCACACAGTAAGCCCCTCCTCCCAGATTACCTCCAGTAGGTGTAGGCCATGATGCGGTTAAGTTAAAAGTTAATCCACCATCATTACTGATCACACATCGACCGTTGTCACCAACAGCTACAATGTTGTTGGAATCAATTACCCATACTTCCCAGAATTGTTTGGCGCCAAGATATGTACCGGCCGGAGCTGCCCAAGTATTACCACCATCAACAGATACTCCTATCCCTCCGAATCCTTGACCTGATACACCTACTACAAACACCTTATCCGGGTTGTTAGGATCGGTCATCACATCATAAAGGGTCCCTGTATAACTAGGGAAAGACGATTGCAGGTCGACACTCGTCCACGGTGGTGTGAAATTGGTAAGGCGTCTAACCTTACCTCCTTGACCTACATAATACGTCTTAGCTGCCATCTCTTCTTTATTTCGGGAATTGGGCTGTTATACTGGTAACTTGGATTCCACCTTGTGCAGGCTTCACTGAATCCGCTTTTTTGTTCTTAAGGCTCTGTTCGTAAGCTGCTGCGCATGATGAGCAAACAGACTTACCGTCAGAAGCTGTTCTTTTCTGGCAACCACAACTCATCGTGGCTCCACAGTTTAGGCATTTAGTATTTCCCATATCGGTTGGTTTTTGTTGGTTATCGACATGTTGTGCAATTGAACTTGTTAAGTAGCTTCATTGCATAGTTGAAGATCTCCATACCCTTCTTTGGGTGATGACAGAATTCAACCTGTGCTTTAGCTGCATATAACAATGAACGAATATATTGAAGTTCGCGTAATTTATCCTTGGTTGCGGCTGTAGGTTCACATCCTGCAAGATCAAGAGAACATAACGCTTTTTGGTATTTCATCAATGCTTTGGTAATACGTAGATGGTTGTATTCAACATACACTACATCTAACGGAGAGACTGCCCAACGAATAACGTATATGCCATCCGGGAGGCCAGCAAATGTCTGACCGCAATCCTGAGTTTGAAGTTCAAGATCACAGGCTGTAAGATTTGTCGAAAACCCTGGTGCAAACTGATCGAATACAACCGGTCCTAGAAATCCTGGAACGGTTACATAGAGGGTCGGACAAGTCACTGGAAGGTTGGGATCGTATACTGAAGTATCGACCACACGTAGGATGCAATCATTCATCACATCCGGTATATCTAAACTGAGTTTGTGCTGTCCCATATATTAATCTTTTTGCCAGTCTTTATTTATCCAGGTTTTTAATCTATGACAGTTTGCACATAACACTCTTAAGTTATCAAACTCATTGTTATTGTGGTTCCCATCTATGTGATCTATATCCAATTGACATTCGTGTATTGGTATAAACCCGCAATTATCACACCTCTCCTTTTTGATACATCTCTTGTACACACGAGTTCTAAAGCTTCCCTTTTTACGCCCCTTTCTCTTATCTTTAGATAAAACCTTACACTTTCTGGAACAGAATCTCTTACCAGATCTGGTAAGTGTTATAGGGGTTTTGCAATGTTCACAGTTAGCCATAGTTACATAAAGCAAAAAGGGAGAGGAGAAATGTATCTCGCTCTCCCTTAGCTTTGAAGTTTATACCGATTACGGGAACTGAGGCACCATTGGGGTACAGTTGGTACATCCTACCACTGTCATGGTTACACAGTCAGCACAGTTGCTTAACCAAGTGTTCATGAAGGTTTCGAATGCAGCGTTTGTACCGGTAGTTACTACCTCCAGTAAGTACTGGTCGTTATCAAACGTTCCCGAAGGATTGTTGTAACGAGGCACGCTGTGAAGGATGAAGTAACGAGTGTAGAATGCAGCTCTGTTGATCGCAGCAAGGATATCGTTTCCTTGAGTAACCTCACGGATACGGATATCAGTAGCAAAGTAGTTCTGCAGGTAGCTTTCTGACAAGATCAAGTCACGAAGAACTGTCTCACCAAAACCTTGCCCTTGACGTGGAGGACATTCCTCGATCACGCAAATTCCTTCGAATACGCAAGGATCTCCTGTGTAGTCTACTAAAGATGCAAGGATCTTAACCGGCTCCTTCTCGAAGAAGTCGCTTGGTTGGAATGAGCAATCTCCAAATACAGTACCTACGTAAGCTCCGTAAAGGATCAAACCGGCACAAGCATTTGCCACGTGACCTGGAGATACATAAGCATCCCAAGTGTTTGCAGCGCCAGGAGTTCCTGGTGCGTAGTATACAGTTCCAGCTTCACTTACTACAACAGGCTGTACGAAAGCCTTCAAGTAAGGATCATTGATGATCTCATTAGCCCATGCAATCATTACAAGGGTTGAATCAACTGGAGACGGTGCGTTAGGATCCGGGCAGCATCCTGTTGGAGCAGGAAGTGTACGGTACGCATTGTGGTTCAAGAAACGCAATGTTGGCGATCCTTTCACATCGATACGGAGATAGTAAGTCTCATCGCACTGGAATTCGAAGCAGCAAGCTGCATTTGAACCAGCTACAGTATCAACTGTGATCTCAGCAGGTGTTCCTGGAGTTCCTACAATTGTAGGATCTGGAGCAAGAACATCACCAACAGTATATCCGATACCACCATTTACAATCGTTACAATTGTGATGATACCACCTACGATAGTGATATTAGCTGTAGCACCAGAACCTGTTCCGCCAATAAGAGGAACGTTAGTGTATACACCATTGGTATATCCTACACCAGCTACTGAAAGTGTAACCGTAGCTACACCTGAAGAGGTATAAGGAGTGTTACCAATGTGCACCACATGATTCTGTGGAGTACAAGGATCTACGCGATAGAACTCGCGGATGAATTTCGGGTTGATCAACTTCGATTTGTTCGACTCTTGATAACCACCGTGGAATGGACCAATCTTATCGTTTTGGTATAACGCAGCGCTTGCCAGAATTAACGGGCAGCATGAGTTACTTGAAACGAAAGCAAGATCCACGGATTGATACCCTGTTTTAGGGTTGAAGAATCCGAAACTTCCCACACCATAATTTTGTGCCGGGGTGGACGACACTTGCGCTAGGTTTGCCGATGGCACACCAGCAACAGTAAGGAAACCGTTGGTCAAGTTCGGGTTCGGATTTTGTCCGGCACCAACACCTGAAACCTGTGTTCCTACCATTGTCTTGCGAAACGCGTGATTAAAATAAGCCATGTGATGTTAAGGTTTTAAGGTTACAAACATATAATACAATATAAGCATTGTTGTTGAGATATGCAAATCTGTAGCAACTTTTTTATCAAGCACCAGCCATTTCGTTATCCAGCAATCTGATTGCGATCTTATCCTCACCGAATGCAGCAAGCTTATCCAGCCAAGTCTGCATCTTATCATGCTCTTCTACTTGCTCTTTCAAATACTTGAGAGCCAGCTCATACAGAATGTGATCTCCCTTTTTTAAAGCATCAGAAGCCAACTGTTTACATTGGTTGGACACTTCAACTTCATGGTCAAAGGACATTCGAATGATCTCTGGTAAACCGGTGAAATTCTGATCAGGTGCATCAAGCTTGGGTGTAGTTGGTTGAACTCCCATAGCTAACAAATATTCACGAGCCCAATCAGCGTGTGCCATTTCCTCCTGGGAATACTTCTTCCATAAGGATGCGGCTCCTGTATAACCCATGTTGTTTAACCACATTGACATAGCAAGGTAAATCCTTGAGGAGTATTCTTCCTGCTGAATTCTGTAGTTAAGGTGAGAAATAGCTGAGTCGTTTATCAATGGATTGTGAGTCCTTGGAATTGGGGCTGCTCCACCAGATCTTGCAAGTTTACGTGTCTGTTCCATAATTAGTTGTTGCTTTCAACAGATTGTGATGATCGTTGCACCTGGTTACCGGATTCTATATCTCCGGACAATATGGTCACAGCTTCATCGATTAATAACTCCACAATATCATCTTTAAACTCGGAGATCACATCTGCGGGAGATGCTACTCCTGTATAGGGATCGACACAACCTGCAATCTGAATCAGACGAGGTTGGCGATAGTAAGTCATTGTTGCATTGGATACACTAAAGTCATTGTTAGTGTATATGAGAAGGTTGTTATTCTTCAACGTACAAACAGTCTCGCCCCATTCGAAACTTGGCTGTTTGTGTTTATCACGGAGGATATCATCGATATTAGCCTCCTCAACTTGCCAGATCTTTAGCCTGCGGGCTTCATCACAGCATTCACTTTTAGCATAAGCTGATACCCTTTTCCACTCCATGTAATCTGCCGGGAGAGGGCTTTGTTCGAAGATACCCTTTGGCGTCATAACCAAAGTTGGGGTATCTGTAAGTAGCACTTGTAAATCGTCAATTCTACGCTTGGACTGTTCGTCACCCTCCTGCTTGATGTTCATACCATGCAGCTGCCTGCGGCACCATTGTACCTGGCCCTTGTTAAACGCCTCAACAATTTGCCAGCACTCTATGTTGTCATAGTCATTGCTGGCAAGTTTGTTGATACGTTCTTTAATCTTCAGTTGTAGTGTGACGTTGTTCACTCTTACTTGCTTTTACGCTTTACTGAACCACCCTTTTTGAAACTTACAGACTTGTTGTAAGATCCACCTGTGGATTTCTTCTCCAATCTCAAAGTGCCTACAGTTTTACGTGCTGTAGCAGCTGTAGAGTCAGTTGCAGGTTTAGCTGCAGGTTTGGAATACGTGGACGATGCTGATTGAGCTTTCTTCTCAGCAGCTCCTCCACCTTTTTGCATTTTCTTTAATTTGGCCATGGTTATATGTGTTAGTTGGTTACTCGTTCCAATTTTGCTCAACCGATCTGGTGATCTCAACCAGAAGGTTTTCATTGAGCGGGTTTCTCAAATACTCGACAACCTCCATCGGATTCTTACCAAGCATAGTGCTTGATGGTAAGTGATAAATAAATCCATCACTTCTGGTACCGATAACTTTGTAGAACGCTGCATCTTTTACAATGGCACGTAAAGTCAATGACTCCATATCCATTGCTGCAGTTTCTGAGAACTTCGCGGCTGCACGCATTTGGTTGCGCTCAACTCCTTTACCGTTGATGAAGTTATCCATGTTGTCATAGATAATATCCGGAGGAGTAGATGTTTTGTATTGTGCACTGTTTGCATCCAATACCTTAGCCACCATACGAAGCTTCTTCGGTGTCTTGTCAAACAACTTCTGTAACTCAGCAAGAGCTTTGTTACGCGCTTTCTTAAGCTCAGTCTTCAGAGCTACAGTCTCAACAAGTTTGTCAAGATAGAACTTTGGAGCAACTGGCATCTTCTTAGCTTCTTCGTAACTGCGAGCAATCATAGTGAACCCACCAGCCTCGATCGCAAATAACCTGATCCTGTCATTAGGATCTTTTACCGGATCCAGGAACACAGGCTCATTACCGCAACGAAGGACTATCTTATCCCAGAATTTGGCATTGTCAGGACGTAACAGTTGTACCTTGTTCCAAAATTCAGGATCATCCACTTCTATGATATTCGCAGCAAGTTCCTTTTCTAACTCAGAAACAGCAGTGCGAATTCTCTTTATTGCAGCCTTACGCTCTTCAGCATCTTTGATCATTCTGATCTCAGGTGCAAATTCATTCAGACCGGTAACGTAACGTTTTACGCCATTGATCTCTAAACAGGCAAGCTGTTCTTCATGACACACTCCGTCAAAGAGCGATAATCCGTATTTCTCAAGACCCATGTTTTCCTTCGAGTCATCGAAGTATGGTCTAATTGAAATTGTACCCTGTTTATGAGCCGGGTTGGTCTCTACGATAGTCACATCTTTACTCATATTTGTTGGTTTGTTGGTGAACTCTCAGTGCTTATACCAGGTTACGAACCCGCGAGGTGCAAACACGTATAAGCAAAAAAGGGAGGGAACATTTCGGCTCCCTCCCGGTATTCTTAGAACGATCCGCCCGTGATTGGGTTTCTCATTACAATTTTCAACACTTTGGTTGGGTCCTTTACCCAGATGGCTGGCATCGTCTGGCTCATGAACACACGGTATCCGTTGAATTGTCCAGAAGACTGGAATCCTTTCAAACGACCCATGTAATCCATTGTACCGTTTTGATACCACCACTTAAGTTGGTTATCCCACTTAAACTTCAACAAGAAGATGTTGTCGTTGGTGTTATCAGTTACATCGAAGATGATGAAGCTGTACGAGCTCAAAGGATACCCATCGATGATTGGGTTCTCGATGTCGTTGGTATGTAAGTTGTCGAACGCAGGGTTCAGAACGAACTTCACATTTGCCAAGAACGGAATCACATAGCTTGTGTATGCGAACCCGAAGTTCAAGTCCATACCTTTACCAGTGATTGCTCCTATGTCAGCAGCCTGGATCACTAATCCAGAGTTAACTGCTTCCTGCTTGATGGCTTCATTCACCATACGCATACCACCCATACCGGTTTGAACGATCAGCTGACGCTTAGGATCCGGACCTTTGAACTCCACACGACCGTTGTAGAAGTTGAAGATCTCAGTACGGAACAGCTCTAAGCTGAAGTTACCTTTGTTGTAGATACGCTTGAAGGAGTTATCAAGCTGTTTCCAAAGACCCACAGAAAGACGCATGTCATCCGGGCCATCTTGCTTGATGCGACCACCATGTCCCCACATTAAGTAGGTCTCGATGTCAGTTGCAATCTTCGCGAAGTGGGCTTGTTCCATCTTTGTCAGATAGGTAACACCCAATGTACCATTCTTCATGGCTTTCTTCACGTAATCTTTACCCATTTTGGTTACCATGCTATCAAGCGAGCTGATGGATGGATCCAAGTTCTTGTCAAAGTTACGCCAGATCTCAGTTACAGGAACTGTACCATCAGCGTTCAAACCTCCGTCAGCTATCAATTTGGCACGAGAAGAACATGAGTAGTGAACGTGAGCTTCTGCACCTCCTACGAAGTTGTAGAACTCACGGAAACCTGAACCGGTGTGGATGTCAGAGAAACGCTCTCCGTACTCACCACGCGCAGAACCTTTGCGGAAGATCTTGGTTCCAGATGCCAGGTACTTGTTGTCAAGGAACTTGTAATTGTCATTATTTACAAGTTGTACGGTGTAGATGAAACCATCACCAATTGGTAAGATATCATCCGCTGTCACGTACATCTCACAACCGTTGTACTTGTCATAAGTAATGATGTCTCCATGTCCAAACTCACGCTTGTTCAGCTTGATTTTGAATGTGGTTCCATCGATACCCTTCTGCAAGTTGCTTGGTTCGATGTCTTCCATGATGTAAGGAAGATCTTGGGCGATAGGTGTTTCCCATTTGTATTCACCTCGAGCGTTATCCACCTCGATAACGTTCTTGCCACCAAAACTGGACATCTGATAGAGCGGCATCTCAACGCGCTGTGTCATGGCCCATAATTCTACAGGTCCAAGATCCATCGGTTCAGGGCTCTTCAGCATGTTCAGTAAGTGGTACGAGTCCACGTGTGAGCTCGCATCATACTTGGTATCTCTTAGGAAAATACCATTGTTTAAAACTGGAGTTGCCATGTTGTGTTTATGTTTAAGTTAATGTTAGCGTTTACCTGTGAAGACGTTAACGGGTCTTGATAACTTACGACCTTTGCCGCCTTTATCATCGTCATCATCTCCTGCTGCTGCACTTGCTACTTTACGTTGTTCTTCAGTTTTCAACAGCTTCACTGTTTTCTTCTGAGCATCAGAAGCTGCGCCTTCGCGAAGTTTCTGCTTGTATCCTTCCGGATCCGCAAGTAACCATAATACTTCAGCTACAAGCCCATGGTTCGGTTCAACGAACTGGTACTTTTCCATCAAGTGTCCCAGAAGGTTAGTCTGGCGACCTGTAACTGATGGATAGCTGGCTTGAACAAGACCGGTGTACAGCATACCCTGCGTCTTTTTATCAAGCTTAACCCCGTTAAGCTGACCCGGTTCAAGAACGTCATAAACGCTCTTCATATAATTACGGGCCGCATCTTGTTGCTTTTTTCTTGCAGCTTCTTGAGCTGCAAGTTGTTGAGCAACACGTTCTTCCTTCATCTTATCCAATTTCGGTTTGAACTGCTTGGCTTTCTGACCTAACTTGTTCAAATCCTTCCAGGAGGCGATCTCATCGCTGATCTCTTCTTCTGTACCGAATTGAGTAGCGCGAAGGTATTCACGGGTAATCATTTCCTGATCATTGTCATCTTCAGGATCCAGCTCACGAGTTTGTTCAACTTGAGCTAAAGCTGAGAATAACTGTTTCAGATCCTGTCCACCATTGGCCAAATATTGACCGATGTATTGAACTTCCTGAGGCATACTTTCCCAGAACTCCTTTGATATGTCCTTACGTGTTTGTTCACGCTGGTCATCAAAGTTGGCCTGGAAGAGTTCTTTGAAGTCTTGTAAGGTATACTTCTCGATAGGTTTGTCATCCTCGAAAGGTACGATGAGCTTGGCCTCTATAAGCTGGTTGGTTAAATCCACAAGACCGTTTTTATCGGTCTTAGGTCTACCACCTTTATTAGGGTCATCATCGCCTTCTCCTGATCCATCACCTGCTCCTGCGTTACCTTTACCAAGGTTAAGAGGATCATCATCCTCTTCCTCTTCTTCTTCCTCTTCTTCATGTTCCTCCTCCTCTTCTTCTTCACCAGGCTTCTTACCTTTAGGAGCTGGAGGTGGGGTACCTTTATTAGGATCATCATTATCATCATCAGGATCATCTTGATCATCTGATTTGTCAAGGAACTGTAGATCCGGGCCATTTGCAGAGAAGATGTTAGCCTTCTGCTTATTTTCCGGAGTCATTACACTCTCAGAAGACATCCCTAAGTCAAAGATACTCAGGTCAGCTTCTGTGGTTTGTACGGAGGTTTGCACCCCTGCTTTTTTATCACTCATGTTGGTTGGTTTTAAGTTGGTGACTGACTGCAATAATAATATACACAAAACTACTCAAATAAACCTTATAAGTTTACAAGATGTATGAAGTTTTGCGCAACATATAGCTACGGCTACTTCTTCTTCTTAGCCGGCTCTTTTTTGTCGAACCGGTTCTTGTTCTCTCGGGCAATTTGAACATCCTTTTCTTTCATGGCTAATTGGGCTGCTACTTTCTCGCGCTCTATGTTGATTTTGTCGCGATGCATAGCAAGCTTATTACCCTCTTTCTGACGATCGAGATTCATGATATCTTGATGCTCTTGTGTAGCCTCGAGCCTATCTAAAGCATCAAGGTAATCACTCTGAGCATTGGCATTTACATCCTGCATAGCTCCATAACCTGCAGCACGAATTTTAGCCTCAAGAATATCAGCCTGACGATCTTTTTCATTCTCGGCTGCTTCGAACTCCATTTTCTCTCTACGCTCACGATCTTTAGCCGCGATCATTTCCTCCTGGAGTTTTGCAGCATTCTCATGTTCTTGTTGACGGATAGCATCCTGCTTAGCTTCTGTATTCTTCAATACGGTATTCAGCTCAGCAAGCGTATCAGTTTGCATCACACGTCCAAGATCATATACCGATGCACCGGTTGTATTATTCTCAACCATGAGTTTCTTAAGCTGCTCAAGAATTGCACGGTGGTTTGTCTTGGTAGATGCGAATATGTTGAGATCTCTTAGAAGGAGGTCTGTTCCATTTATCTGGAAGTTCATCCGCTCATCTGCTGCTGTAATATACTGCAGACGAATAGATGGGTTACTTGATTGATAATACTGAGCAAGATCTGTACGCATCTGATGTACTCTAGGCATTAAACGATCAGAGTGATCAATGAAGTAATTCTCAGTTTGAGCATACGATGCATTCAATGATTCTTCCACACCAGTTGCTGTCTGACGGCCCATTTGTTGACCCATACGTTGAGGAGTTAGACCAATAGTTTCAAAGCATTGTTGCTTGAAGTAGTTGGCCAGCTGAACACGACTCATCAATCGATTTGTCTGCTCAAGGTCGAGCTTTTGGAAATGTTGGAAGTTAAGAGCATTCTCAGTATTGGTAATGGTAGTATCCAATGGTAAGATCTGGAAGTTCTTCATGGCTACATAAGCCTTTCCGAAGTTGTGTTTACCCCAGTCTTCGCCCATTGATTGGCGAGGAATAGCATTCTGATCAAGTACAATTACTGTACCCAACTCATCGATGAGGATATCGGCAATCTGATTATTTACTACATTATATCCAATCTGGAACGGCTTAGTGCGATCTACGAGAGATCTTGACTGTGTATTGTAGTCAGAGAATACGGCACCCTCTACAGGAAGTTTACATCCGTATAAACTGTGATCACCTTTGAACTGGAACTTTACACGACCTGGTTTATTTTGGTTGATACCAATGTACATAGGAGATACACCGGCCGCATTATTCATACCCCAATAACTTGGTAAATTAGGTCCGATTTTCACTCCACCATAAACTTCGTTAATCCAGATCCAATCAATATGCTCACCATACACAAGTGTGCGTTTATCCTTGCTTTTAAACAGCGAGGTATCGTACACAGGTTTAGTAGTGACTTTATATGTTTCATCAACTACATCGTGTGTTGCTTCGCCACGATCATCGATCTTGGTTAAGTGACCAACACGTCTCTGGGTTTTCCAGTAAATAGTAGCTACGCGTAATAGGTATTGTGTACCGAAATCCAAGAAGTCTTCAGACTCACCCAAGATCCAGCTGATAACATCACTTCCGTACTTCAAGAATTCATCAGTCACTGATGTAAACTGACGATATGCCAAACCAGGTTGACTTGTGTTCCATTCGTAGGATTTGGTAGCATCGTAGTAAGAACCGTCATTCTGCATACCACCGATCATATAACCGGCTGCACGGATTGGGTAAATCATCTCAAGAGATTTGAGTTGATCCTCATCCATGATGTAACCGTATTTGTCGATAACATCAGCCACAGTCATCATATCAACTTTACCAACCCAGTTACCCTGGGAGATGTAGCGAACACTTGGTGATTTGTGGTAGAAAGTTAATGCCGGATTCCATAACTCAATATCATAATCATCTTCCATCATCTGGAAATGCCAGAACTGACTATCTGTGATTAGCATATCACGGAAACCGCGCTGCTCAAGCTCATCCATCTTGAAGCGCTCAGTGTCTGCTTCATGCTGATGTTGAGCCCATATTTCAGGGATGCTGCGATATTTCTTACGGAAGAATTCCTCAATCTCTGGCAAGCTTCGTAGCTTATCCGGAGCCGTTGCTTGTTGCACAAGTTCATCATTAGGGTCATGACCCATCTCGAGAAGTTTTGATACAACTTTACGCTCAGCTTCGGCCAGAAGGTTCTGCTCAATCATTGCTCTTTTCTGTTCGAGCAACTCATTGTGGGAATATTCATCTACAGCACGGAAGGTAACTTTACTACTGCGCTTTGCAAATTCAGATGTAAGAACATTGATGATATTCGGAACAAGAGGGTAGAACTTTAACTCAAGTGCTGATTCATCCTCCTGAGTAAGCATTTCAAGAAGGTCGGCATACTCATTGTCACCATCTACAATGTAATCGGTTCGATCAATGATACCGTTGGCAAGCTTGTAATTTTTTAAGAGCCTGCGTGATTTACGCCTCAATTGTTTGAGACCCTGCCATTCCAACCAGTCCATATTCCAGGCACACCATTGCTCATCCTTCTGGTCTCTCGACAGGAATTGGGTAGGTTGAGTCAAGCTACCCATTTTATTGGGTTCGGCTTTGGCTCCAGCCTTTAGTTGCATTGCGTTTAATATCTGCATATTACGACTATCTTAGGTTCTTAAACGGGTTACGGGGAGGTCTGTTCTTCCCGCTTAAACCACCACCCGTTCCGCCAATGTGACGAAATGGGCTCTTATCTAATTTAACGATTTTATCTGACTTGTGCAAATTATCATTGCGTTCTAAACGCTTGCTATATCCTCGGTTGGCCTGTTGAATCTTCATGAAAGCAACCAAAGCAGCAAAGGAAACTAACCGGTCAACGTTGATATCTTCGTTGTAAGCGGTCATCTCCTTGATCAGCATAGGATCCGGAATGCGTTCTACACCGAATGTAATCTTCACAATATCACCGTTTTCCTTGGTTTCTACATCAAGTTCTTCGGTAAGGTATTCAATAGCATAACTGAGCAGGTGATTCTTGAATATGGTACCTACGTTCTTCCAACCATACTCTTGGTACACATTACTATTGGCGCCAAGATCTTTGAGGAAGAGGATCTGATTCTTAGGCACCAGATAGCGCTGCTTACGCTTACTGATCATGTACTGGATAAATAAGGAAACGTTGTTCTCAACAACCGCCCATGCATTATACCACTCCAGCATCAACTCCAAACGCTCATGAGTTTTGTTGATATCATTGAATCGACCACACCAAGCAGCCACAATCTTATCCCTCTCGATGAAGGTTTCGAACGTACCATCCCCGCGCTCGCGTGTTACTTCTATCGCATTCTTCATGATATAGATGGAACACAGAGATTCGGAGGTTGTAGTTTTTCCTTCAGATACCGGGTCAATTGATGCGTAGTACATTCCAAACTCAGGCTTATCAACTGGTCTCTCCCATACAACAATAGATCCTTCTTTATCCTCAGCCTTTTTATCTACCGGGAAAGTTGATATAGGAAGCTTGTTAGTTTCTTTCCACTGAATCTTACCTGAAGCATCCCGGGATAGATCCACAAAAGTGTACGGGTATTCTTTATCCTCGATTCGCTTACCTTGCTTGGCCAGGAGATGGATCGGGAACTTAGACTCTTTACGGTAAGCAAAGGCTTCCGCAATATTTCTTGGGCGCTGAGAAACTTCAAGCTGATAATCCTCGGGATCCAAAACCTTCTTGAGGTGTTCAAACTCCTTGTTTAAAGCATCAAGAGCTTCTTCAACTTTAGAGTTACCGAACTCATCAATGAATGGCGGCATTGACCATTGCTCTGGTAAAAACAAACCAGTCTTTCCGATTGTACCTTTCTCATCTAAGAGATTGGTCTCAACAGGATACATCCCGTTAGCTTCAGGATTCAGGATGAATTTCTTCAGAGGTTCACATTGTTCAAGATCACCCACAGAACCTGCAATGATGAAGATACCGGTAGTCTGTTGACCGAATCGCATAGCTGGTTTGATATAACCATAGGTTTCATCAGCATCCGGGGCAATACCACCCTCTTCGTAAAAGAAGATACGACATGGACCCCCTACACCTGCAGCAGGATCTTGTTCAAACGAAGTACCTTTGATCTCACCTTTCAAACCTTCATCATACTTTCTACCATTGGCATCAGTCACCTCGATCTTCTGCTCCCAGTGGAGAGGCTTACCAGGATTCATGGGACGATACCATGCTGTATTCTTATTGAGGAATGATCTGTACTCATCAAAGAACTTCCAGCTACCAGACGCATCAATGTAACCCTTAAGACTTGCACCGATCTTTCCTTTGAAACCTTCTTCGAACCAAACATAATTTGTAAGTTTGGCTACGTGATAGTAGGATGATGCAATCTGTCGTTTCTTAAGAACAGGTGCATGTTTATAATACAACTCCGCCAGTAACTCATAGAGGGCCATGTGATACTGCACATCCATGACTTCGGGGAAAGCGAACTTATTCTTCCGCTTGTCATTTATCTGCAGATAGTTTAACCACATGTAATACTCTCGAGGTATGTACCAGGTGTGGGATCCACTTATGAATAATACACCTAATCGACAGCGTTCTTTATTTGTATCCCAATATCGATCGTAATCTCGGGTCTTCTTGGGAGCTCCGCAATAGAATCCTCTTTGCTCAAATATCCTGGATTGTTCGTTGAAGACGTAGGAAGTATCATTGAACTGGTACTTACCAGGTTCCCTGAACAATGGTGTTAGGAAGTCGCGGAATTCATCCCGGGTACCGAAACCAGTGTACTCCCAGTTACCGTTACGCCATGTAGGCACATCTATGAAAGGTTTAGTGGCGTGGGTCATAACCTGAATTTCCTCGTGAACGTTTTTGTTCTTCCATCAGATCCTGATAGACTCCCTTGAAGGATTTGCGTATTGCCTCAAAATCTTTACCGGCACGTAGTAGAGAGTTAATGTTACCATCTCGACCATGAGTCACCGGTGTGTGTTCGAGATATACAGCCATACGATCTATCATAGTTTTCATACCACGATACATCCGAACAGTAGGTGTTTCATAAAGATCTGTACAGAACTTGACAGCTCTAATGATGGTCTCGTTGTCAAGAGAAACAGATAACTGAATCTCATCAAGGATAGCACTTTCCTTATCCTCCTCGGCCGTATTAAAATACGGATTAAGATCAGGATCAGGACAGGTCATGTAGAAGATGTACTGATACACTTTCAAATACTCATCCGGAAATTCATCCATGATAGCTTTTAAACTCTTGAGAGTGTAACAGTGCTCTGTCGGCACGACCTGCTTGTCCTGTATGTCAAATAATCTTATCATTGTGCAGCAGCCCAGTCATCGGCTAAAATATCGGTTTGACTTGCTAACCATGGTACCAGCTTGTTGTCCGCTGTCTTCATGGCTATAAACGGTAATGTTGCTAATGGTTCAGTGTGACCATTGATAAATGAGTGAAAGCCTGACTTGTTCTCTATACCCAATTGCTGGGTATGCTCCGGAGATACCGGACTTACAAGAACAATCCACATACCTTTACCATTCCAGCCCTGACGGGAAACCTTCTTCCCGTCACGGAGCATCTCGAGTGCTTTTTCAAAGTACATGATTAAACCTCCCCATGCGACCAAGTTGCCGCTTTTACCGCGTTCATTTGCGCATCTTCCATAGCACTGATAGCTTTAGAATAGTAGCGTTTCTTGTCCGGGTTGTTGGTAGCATTACGAGCTACATGACATTGATCAATGAACTGTGCTGCAATTCCCTTGAGCACGGTTACCTCGGAGTGTCCTCTAGAATTAAAGTTTACACCTGCGGCTTTCTCACCGAAGGTTAATTCGCGCTGCTGTGCGCCTTCTTCTGTTACATTCTCCATGATATGTTGATTTAATTGGTTACTACTTGACCTTATGTTTACGCACTACATTACCACTTTTCATGTTGATAGCTTCAACAATATCACCTTTTTTGATCGGTTGCTTTTGAAGAGCCCAAATAGCATAACATGCCGAATTGTGACAGATGGTGCTCCACTGCCCGTCCGGTATCTTAGGTGTTTTAGGATGAGTTGTCAGATCCTGATTAGGGATCATCTGATCCATGATTGCATTGTAAAGAGCCTTGTGCTCTTTGAATTTACGCCACATCTTTAGTGGCACTTTGTACTTGTTAGGTGTGTTGCTCATATAGCTTAGTTTAATGTTTTTTCTTGATCTCATCTCTGTGTTCATGCACCCAATTGATGATGTCTATAACCTCACGCTTAAGGTAAGGTACATCCATCTTCTTAACATCCTTCACAATAGGATCACCATTTTGCTCATTGTATCTGAGTATAGGATTACCGTATTTATCGCTACCCTCTGTCTCGAAAACTACATGATGTAAACACATGTCACCAGCTTTGAGAAGAGGATTATGTTTCAAGATGATGTACATGTACAGACTTAACTGTAGTGAGTAATGGTTGAAGTTGCAATTGTCCAGGTGCATAACTGGATTCAGCATTTTCTCAACAACACCCTCCCAATTTTTGTATCCCTCTGTACGGATTTCTTTGTTGGTCTTGTAGTCCGTGATTGATACTACACCATTGACAACTTCAACTAAATCTGATTGCCCACATATACCTGCAGATTTAAGATACACAAAGTGTTCAGGATATACTCCGTCTACAAGTTTTTGATCCGGTGCTCTCTTGATTCCATCAGTATCTATTACTGGAGGTTTTATGACAGGGACTTCAACCCCTCCTCGAGATATGGTGTTAAGGAGTGTCAGATCAGCTTCTCTCTGATTGTGGTAGAATGTACCAAGACTGATTGCTCGATCTGATTCAGCATTCCATGCTTGTTCAATTTCGGATGGAGTCATTCCAAACCACTTTGACTTACGATTCTTCGCAGACTTCTTTGACTGCACTTTAGCATCAAAGGGTTTTTTGAACTGTGAAACTACAGTAGTCACACTGACCCATTGAATGTCTTCAGATGGATCCATACTGTGATATGAGTGGTCTGCTTGTTTAAATATTACTGCCATGGTTGTTCATTTCAAGTTTAGCTTCGATAACAGACTCTGCTACTGTTATATTTCCAGGATCATCTGACTGTATCATTTCCGTCAATCGCAAAACTTCAACCGGTGTAACTACACCAATAGAAGCTGCATAACTAAGTTGCTTCCTAACGGCTTCTCTACGAAGTTCCAGATGGAACAACTCAGCACCACGGATACCGGTATGAATAACAATATCCCGTTGTCCAAGTTGTGGAGTCATAAACAACTTTACCAGTTCCTCTTGCATGTTGTCAAGACTAAAGGGTCTTGCCGGCTTGTTCTGAATCTGGATCATACCCAATAGTCCCGTAGAGTTCATCCTGTTCATTTTCGGTTAATACTGCTTCCCATCGTTTATCATCGCATGCACTTGCAAGCGATCGGGTCTTGAACCCAAGTTTACATCCGCACAGCCCGCAACACGGTGCTGTTCCCGGTATCATACATTTCGCACCTTCCCGGTCAATGTGTGGACACTTCTCGCAAATGTCCATACGTTCTTTAGCAATCTCCTCAACAGCTCTCTTCTTGAAGAGACTGTTCTTCATCCCCTCGATTATCTTCGCTTTGTTTCGCCATATCTGAGCTAATGATCCCATATCGCTTTTCCTTTACCTGTTGTTTACGTTCGAACTCTTTGTCCCATAAAGCAAGATTCTTATTGAGCTTATCTATCTTGCCTTGTAAATCCTGTATGATCTTCATCCCGCGCATCGTCTCCGGATTTATCTTCGAGAGGATGGCCTGCAGTTTGGTTATTCGTGCTTTTATTGCTTTCGGACGGCTCCTGAATATTCCCAGTTGCTCAACCGAAATATGAGTATACTGCATACTACTCATCTTGTTCCTAAGATCTTTGTAGAAGAAGTCAACAACATCTCCCACAAGTTTCTCATTCATGTTAAGCTCCCGAGCTACTTCTGGAACTAATGTCTTAGCCTTTCTCGGTGTCAAGCGTCACAAATTTAAAGTCCAACAATATGTTCCCCTTGGTCTGAATCTTCAGATCAGGATTCAATTGTATCTTCTTACGTCTGTCACCTCGCTTTATTATGAGGTTACTCTTCTCAGCTCTGATAAGGATATTCCTTATGGTTTGCGGAGAAGCTTCCGGTCTACGCTTGGAAGGATCATGAGGATCCGGTTTCCATGTGGTAAGCCTTTCCTGGAGACGCTTCTCTGCTTGCATGTCACAGAAATCACTCAGGTCAAATTCACCTATTTCCCCTAAACATGTAAGGCAATCCAGGTCAGCATCGCTCATGACTATACCATTAAGGAAACAGTGAGTCATGAGCTGATACCGGATAACAGCTGAACGAGACAAGCGAGCACGCTTGTCGACCTGGTTTACTACAGCTTTCATAGATTTTTCAGTGCACTTACTAATTCTGGTTGTGGAAACACATCACTCTTATCAGAGCGGATATTGGTATGAGATAAGATACCCTTCACTTGTCCTTTATAGGCTTCTGGTCGGAAGCTAAATACTTTCGAAGGATGTTCAGTACGTAACCAATCAACTAATCCTGATCTCATATTGATCTTAGGATGTCTACGCTCAATCTCAAAGATGAGCTTTATCAGACTGTCGATCTGTTTGGTTGTGTACTTGTGGTAGTATTGTTTACCACAGAATTTATATCCTAAGTCGCATACCATAGATGCCGGCACTTCCTTATTTACGTAGTTGAAGAACTTACCATCTCTTTCTTCAAGATAACCCCAGTTACAGATTTCAATACCTATGGATTGAGGATGCAGAGCACTGCTTCCGTTTTCACCAAGGTGATATGCCCAATCTGCATCAGGGAAACACTCAACTACAGAACCATCGTGAGTAGCATCACCGTTAGTTGTAGAAATTCCTCCGATCACAAATTGTGTAGCAATGCGACCACGAGTATCGTTATTCCACTGACTGATTGTAGCAAATGGATTATGACCACCTGCTGTATGATGCAACACTAACCATTCTTTGTCTACTCCCTTTTTACCGGCTACATACTCATCATTATCCAAGTAGGACTTGAAGATAGTTAAACCCTGTGAAGTTTGGTATGAACTTACAGCTGCAGGTAACGTCTTCGAAGGAGAAGATGATGAGGTTTTCAAATCTGTAGAGATGTAATCCTCTATACGGAAACCGAGTTTCTCAGCAGTTTGGGAACCGCAAACACCATCAGGATCGAGACCGTTAGCTTTCTGGTAAGATCGTAATGCAACTTCGGTGTCACTCCCGAATTTATTGTCGACCGCGATACCAAGTAAAGACTGCAGTTTTCCTACCGCAGTGCCTTTATCACCACGTTTAAGTACCATTACTCACCTCCTCCTTTCTCTGCCGGATCCCTCTTTAATTTACGAGGACCTTTACCCTCCTCAGCATCTGGTGGAAGAGGTGGTGTTTTACCTTCACCTTCATCACCATTACCTTCGCCTGGTGCTGGCGCCATAGCAGATGCCATCTGGAATTGCATCTTGAAACGTTCAAAACGTTCCTTCTCAATCTGAGTCTGAAGCTTTTCATACTCCAGCTGTTTCTTGAGTCTTGGGATTTGCTTAGTGTAAAAAGCATCGAGGATTACACGTTGAGCCTCGATTTGCTCAGGAGTCATATCCTTAGCTGATTCGTTGGTTGTTTCTGACATAGTTGTTGGTTTATAAACTTATCAAATTTACAACAAATGTACACATTCGTAGTAAACTTACCAAGTTTATTTACAAAATGTGCATAAAAAACCCCGGATAGAACCGGGGATATCTTAACAAGGTAAAGCTGCGATGAAGTCGATAAGCTCCTGTTTATACTGGGGTTCTTTAGGTATAGCCCTCATCTTAAAGTAGTTAACAGCTTGTACAATCGAGCTAGGACTCGTTGTTGTACGGGTCCATTCGTTATCCCAATTAGCGACTTTGTCGTTAAGGATAGCTTTGAACTCGTTGATGTATTCGGTGAGCCCTTGCTCGCATAGAGCATTGGCATCTGGTTGTAATAATTCTATAATCATGGGGTCTATGGTTTTACGATTTACTTGTGATTATCCAGCTGTAGATCTACCAGCTTCTTTACGCTTGCTGACAGCTCCTGTACTGTGGTTGCTAAATTACGTAGTTCAAGCTGTGTTGTTTGCTCAATGCGTTTTACATCACTGTTGAGCTGTAACTCCACAAGCTCAATACGACCTTTGTTCTTACCGGTCTCTTCGACTGCTTTCTTAGCATCTCCATGAACGATCTTCAGAAAATATCCGATGATCCCAAAGAGGATAAGGATTACGGCTCCGGCCACACCTAACAAAAAGTACGCTAAATCTGGTGTCATATCTGGTTATTTACGTGGTTCAAAATATTGGGCTTTGAGTTTATTGCGAGCCTGCAAATAATTCCAGGCATCTCTAGCATGTTGCTTCTGACCAAATGCAAAGTTCAGCGCTTTGCTGAACCACTTACCGGTTTTGTTGAGATCGTTATCTATCTCAAGCTTTCCTACGCTGGCAGAAACTGATACATTCTTTTCTGTGAAAGTGGTATCCTCTTTTGCGGTGATACAATCCTCCAGGAATTCTCCACCTACTACATTCCACGAAAGATCCCATCCGTATGCAAACTCATAAATAGTATGTCCTATTGCAGCACATACACCATCAATGATCCGCCATACAAATCGAAAGATTGCAGTCCATCGATTACCTTTACGTGCACGTTTACTAAGCCAAATACCGTATAGTAAGTTGTACACAAAGCCTACCGGTAGTAAGGCTACGCTAACGATCAAAGCCCATAATAAGGCCCATAATGCAATTGCTAGTTCTTTCATGGTTGGTATCTATTATCGACAACAGCATTTACACACGCTTCATCAGTACAAGCTTTAATCTGGTCCTTCAATGCTGATCCGGAAAACAACGGTGTTGTTTTAGCTGAAACTGCAGCCAGATAGAAGTTAATCTTGTTAGCTAAAGTGAGGTAGTAAACACTCTCATCTTTGGTTGATATCGGTATAGGAAAAGCAGCATCTGGTAATAATGGTATATTACTCCAGTTGATCTGCGCAGTAAGAGACATAGAAAATGTCTTGTTGTCAAAGACAAACCCTTGATCTATGATTAAACGAGATACCTCATCAATCTCGTTGTATCTGATATCTTTTAACTCGTCTAGTGTCATGTTAATATACTGGTTGCTTGGTAAACATCAAGTGTATGGTTAGATCCTGCAGTAACAACCTCCCATTGTAAGTCAATTGTATTGGGTATAGCTTTATTCCAGGTTCCTGATCCTCGAACTGTCCGACGATTTATTTCGGAAGTCGCAGTCTGGTTGAATAATCTGAACAATCCTTCAACCGTATTTCCGGCACGAAAAGTGAGATCTACTTCGAATATGAAGAAACGACCTGATATAATACCAACACCCGGTGCAAAAGGAGCAAATGTTAAAGTCAGTCCTCCAATGTTAACTCTGAAGTTTATAGTACCCGGACCTCCGGTTTTACTATATTGGCAGATGACTTGGATCTTTCTCGAGCGACCATCAACTACTGCAGCATCTACGGGAAATGGCATGCTCATGAAATTGGACATAGGAGATATCCCAGCTTTAGCATAAGAGGCTGCAACTGGAAAAAGATATTCAGACTTCACATTTCCACTACCTGCAACTATATCAGCCATCGTAGCAAATGGATTGCCCGGTGCTGGTGCATTAGCATTCATCAAAGCCTTAAACTGGTTGTAAGGCAGTAGTTGGTCTATCTCTGTCTTCATTAAGATACGTAAGTTACAAGTAAATCGGTTCCTGTTCCATTATAAGCAATCACAGCTAATGTATCATCTTCTCCATCCGCAGAGAATGATACACGCTCTCCTGGAAGGAGAGTTGCTCCTAATACCGTGGCATTACCTCCACCCGCGTTATAAATAGAAGCTGAGCGAGCACCGGCCGGCACTGTACCTGCAGCAGATGCACGCACCATTACAGGAGTTCTTACTACCGCTGTAAACTTGGCGCTAAAAGCCGCTAATGTAACTTCTGTTGCCAAAGGTCCTAAAGCTGCAGTAATCGCAGCAAGACCTGCTACTAATGTAGCTTCAGTAGCTCTTGTAGATAATGGTACATCAAGGTTAGCTGTGTTAGTAACAATACTACCAAGTAATGCATTTGTAGCAAGAAGAGTTACTTCACTGGCACGCGTACTAAGTGCAACATCAAGATCAGCATTAATTGCTGTTACCTGTGCTAGTATTCCCTCAAGAACAAACTGAGGATTTACAATCTGAATCGGACCAACTGGTACAACTACAGCACCGCTTCCGTCATAGTAAATAGGCGGATCGAATGTATGAGTAGTTGTATTCCAGATGCGCACTTGCAAATAAGTTGGACAGTTAGCCGGACAGCCAACTCCACCCAAATCCATTACAAGATTTTGCTCGAACTCTTTACCGTTTTGTAATGCAGCAAGAACCATAGTAAGAGTAGCCTCTGTGGCTAATCCTCCAGGAACTGTTACACCAGCAGCGATCTGAGCAAGCAGATGCCATGCTTTGTTCTGGAACGTGAAGTTATTCCCCTTCGTTCCATAGGTCTTGGTGTTACCTATACTTCCGCCTTTTCCGCTCATGTTATAGCTGATTTAAAAGGTTAATAAATGCGTCAACTTTATCCTTGTCTTGTTGGGACATATTGTTGTAGTCCAACGTGACTGGAGTCATATCTACAGCAACTGCTATAGGTCGATTAGCATCGATACCTACAGAAGTATTACTGATGGTAACCATGGCCTTGTTTGATAACAAGCTGGTGAACCCATCATAAACCGGTTGTTGAACCGGCTGTAGTTCAGAACGAGTGATAGCTACAGTTTTTGTAGAACCATCACCTTGTGTTACGAACACCCCCATGCAATCAGGGGCTGTTGTATCTTGGAATTGAGTAGCTGTAGTTTCCATATTAGAATACTGTTGGGATTATTAGACCTGGATCAACAATAACCCCGGTCGGAGTGAATACGTCAGTTACAAAAGCACTATTCGGTTTGCGTGTACGTACATTTTGGAAGCCTGATGTTACGGGAACACTTCCTGCTACAAGCTCTCCAAGAGCGCCTGCGCTGTCAGCCTCACAATTGTACATATAGATGTTATTACCAAGTTGGAACAAGTCAATCAATGCGATTGTACTATCCACTCGTGCATTATACAATCTGCAGTCTTTTAAGTACAGCACATTGTTAGGTTGGTCAGGTAAACCTACATAACCAACACCTTGAACAATTACATAAGGATAAGGACCTGTAGTACCGTTGCTCGAAATCAAACCTTGTTCAACCATAACCGGGCAAGTACTGCTCGATTGGCGAATAGCTTCTCGGTTACTTGACACGGATCCTTTGACATACACACGACCAACATCACCAACTACACCATCAGTTTGGATACCGGCATGATCATTTCCTGTGATGTTACCGTAGATCTTTACATTTCCACCGCGTACCGCAACTGTGTAGTGTTCTACACCAGCTGCTGGAACACCTGTTATAATCATATTACCTCTTACGGTAATATTAGAGGTTATAGGTGTAGTATTACCACAGTTCAATACATCACGCTCATAGTTCGATGTACTGTTACCGTTCATGGTGATCTCAGGACATTCGATGTAAAGATTACCTTGGAACACTGCGGCTCCACTGTTTCTCACAAAGAATATTCTTCGGTTAGAAATAATGTAGTCACGCACAAATAACTTCACATTACACAATCCACGGAATGTTGACATGAAGTTGAATCCGGCAAATGGAGTAGCATTGATCTTGTTACCCTTGATTGTAACGTTTGCAGTAGTTACAGTAGGCGCAATAGAGAATGCATAAAATGATGTTGTTATATGATCAAACTCGAAGTTGATAGTTGATCCTCCAGTGATGTTCAATACACCTATGAAACCATTTACAACAAGACTACCGGTAACTTTACAAGTTACGGATCCACCACCATCCTGGAATCCTCCAGAGATAATAGTAGCACCTGGTTCGAAATAGAAATCAACAAGGTTTTTGAAAGTCAATGTAGGCGGTGAGTATTGTCCTCTGCGTACATAGATCAAAGCAGGTGTACCTGCAGGGGCTGCAGCAAGCGCTGCTTGTATAGTTTGATAAGGACGATCAAGTCTGTTAGGAAGACCGGTACCATCGTTACCAAATGCAGCATCTACATAGTAGTCGCTGGCTGGTAAACTGAATGTCGGAGCTGCCGGTGATGTGCACAATCTGGTACCGTCTGGGAAGTGTATACAACCATCACAGATATCAGTGATCTCTTGGCGTTCGTAGATAAATCCACCACCACCCCCTGCTTGCCAATCGATGAATGAAATAAGGTAGTACTTATCATTCACCGTATCATGCATCACAAGACTGTTACCCGGAAGAGATCCAAAGGATCCGAGGTTATTTATTACCTCATTGTATAACGTGTCATAAGTCAGATTCTTTACCTGACTTAAGTCACTTGTATCAAATGACCATTCGGTGTTTGCGGGCGAACCTGCATTTGCAGAGCTTTCCACGAGAGGGTTATACAACCACTGGCTTAATCCACGAGTGATAGCAACATCTTTATCGATGTTGTCATAAACAGTGGCGCCAGTACCGGTTGGATGATTGAAGATAAATTTCTCACTCAGGGTAAAACTCTTCTGCAGGTTTACCGAGCATTGAGATACACCCATAGCAGCAATGAAGTCTTCGACAAGCATAGCCATCTCGCGATATTTGGTGCTGTCTCGCTTACTATTTATGCTGCGACCTACAAGAATGAGGTCTTTATTTTTGATTAACTCAGAGGCTTTAAGAAGACCGTACTGAGCGACCATTGCGTTAAAATTTACTATATCCATCTTCGAAGGTATTAGGTGTACAACCTAATATACGAAAATGTTACGATACCTCCAAATTTTTGTTGCCCGAGCTGGATTCGAACCAACCTTCCTTGAACCAAAATCAAGTGTCCTGCCAGATAGACGATCGGGCATTAAGAGGTCCCGGAGGGATTCAAACCCCCAACCTTTTGATCCGTATTCAAATGCTCATTCAGTTGAGCTACGGGACCTGGTAATCTTTGGGTGGCCGGTGGGCTTCGAACCCACAAATCCGAGAACCACAATCTCGTGAGTCTACCCAATTCCTCTACGACCACAGAGCCCAAGGAGGGAATCGAACCCCCGACCCTCTGTTTACAAAACAGTAGCTCTAACCTGCTGAGCTACTTGGGCTTAATCAGTACTCCGGACGGGATTTGAACCCGTGATCTTCAGGATGAAAACCTGATGTCCTGGACCAGCTAGACGACCGGAGCAAAACCGGTTGATAGGGCGGACCTGGTACTATATCCGCTTTTATCAGGCATTCCTATCATCAGTAGCGGGGGTGCGACTCGAACGCACGACCTTTGGGTTATGAGCCCAACGAGCTGACCAACTGCTCTACCCCGCCATTACCTGTGGATCCTACCGGTTTCGAACCTGTTACCTTCGCATTATGAGTGCGCTGCTCTAACCAATTGAGCTAAGGATCCAGTTGTACCCTCGGTAGGACTCGAACCTACAACCTTAAGCTTAGAAGTCTCCTGCTCTTCCAATTGAGCTACGAGGGCTTGTTCCCCCACCGAGAATCGAACTCAGGTCAATAGATTAAAAGTCTACGGCTTTACCACTAAGCTATGAGGGAATGAAGAATCATGACGAACGTTTTCGTCTGCTCTTTATTCTATCCCATATCAATAGTACCATTGCCATTTTCATTTTTGTTGTAGGAACAGAGAGATTCGAACTCCCGGCCCTCTCCTTGTAAGGGAGATGCTCTGAACCAGCTGAGCTATGTTCCTATTTGGTCGACACACATGGATTTGAACCACGGACCCCCACATTATCAGTGTGGTACTCTAACCAAGCTGAGCTATGTGTCGATTTTGCGTACTGGGTTGGGTTCGAACCAACGTACTCTTGATTAACAGTCAAGTGCTGAACCAGCTCAGCTACCAGTACTTTTTGCATGTTCCTCTCTATGACAGTTTGCACATAGAAGTTCACATTTGTCAATTTCCTCTTTAACCTTTTCCCAACTCCGTGTGTATCCCTTGTCACTAATACTAAAATCCTTACCTCCTTTATGATGGAAATCAAGAGCATCCACGCATTTATCATATCCACACCTCTCACATTTACCACCCTTATAAGCTACAGCCATTAGCTTAATCTTCTTCCTACGCTTAGCTACAGCTTCGACCATGCACTTTTTACATCTCCAACAGTTTTGATCCTTTCTGAGAGAGTGTTCTTGTAAACCATGCTTACGACATTCCTTTTCCATTCTACAAAGGTATAACAATTTCTTGTTATACCAATCTTTGGGGCCGAGTAGGGTTCTTAACCCACATCCATCGTCTTTAAGTCAACGACCGTTTTCACCTCCAGTGTCAGCACGCCACACCGGATCTTTTAAACTATCGGCCAATCCTGCGGTCTATATGGGACTCGAACCCATGATCTCCTCCGTGACAGGGAGGCGTCCACTCCAACTGGACTGATAGACCTTCAATTGCTTCGAGAGACACTCTTGCAAAACACAGCTTTTTCAAACATCGTCCTCGGCTTCTAAGGACTGTGGGCTTTAACCACTCTGTGTTCATCATACCATCTCAGCCAACAGTACTGCTGTCACTGTATCTCTCAGGCGCCCAAGTGATAGTTGGGTACCGGTGAGCGAGTGGTGAGACTCGAACTCACAACACCCTGCTTGGAAGGCAGGTACTCTAGCCAATTGAGCTACACTCGCTGGTCGAGCGGATTTTAACGAGTACCGCCCATACTCTCGTTGTGGAATGGCTGGGATTTGAACCCAGGACCTTCTGCTTGCAAAGCAGCTGCTCGACCAGACCGAGCTCCGCACCCCTAGTGACCCTTTTCTTTAATTTTCAGTTTGTGGCGGTCAATCCGTATCTGCTAGTCTAAGTGGCAGGACTCGAACCTGCGGCCTGAACATCCCAAATGTCCCGCGCTACCAACTGCGCTACACCTAGAAAATAAAAAGGCCCCCGGTGTTAGCGGAGGCCTTTGGTATCATTGGGTTGGTGTTGTCTATTATCCTTTGATGAATATACCCAAAATAGCGGCCTCCAGAGATAGGCGATCCACGCCTTTCTCCATCGTATTAATCGGTTGCGCTATATGTTGTAGTTGTCTCATCTGCTCTGCAAATATACATAGAATCTTTATACGTGCAACATTACATGTAAACTTTTTTTACTTTTCTATACATGTAGTACTCCCGATGGGATTCGAACCCATACTGGACGGATTTTAAGTCCGTTGACTCTGCCGGTTGGCCTACGGGAGTTTGTGTATCATTAATCTTCAATTATGAGACACAAAATAATTTGCGTCTCATCTGTGTACCCCTACTCGGACTCGAACCGAGAAAACTTCTGATCCTAAGTCAGACGACTTTACCAATTTGCCCATAGGGGTATGAGCGGAGAACAGTGGCCCTGATCCACAATCGGTGTTAGCCGATCGAGCAGCTTAGCAGGCTGTCCCTACCCAGGTAGGTTTGCTCTCCTTGAGAGGTACCGGCAGGATTTGAACCCGCGTAATCGAGTTTTGCAAACTGATGACTAACCACTCATCCACGGTACCTTATTTAAGTTTCCGGCCGTAAAGTTAAATAGCCGAATTCTTATTTTACTTTCTGCACAGAGTGTAGGGATCGAACCCACCCGGCAAGGTTTTGGAGGCCCGCCCGCTGCCATCGCTGTACTCTGTGTGTTGCGGAAAGCGGAGGACCCGACCCCCAGTCCAGTTACCCAGACACCCAGTTTTCAAGACTGGTCGCGGCTCCAATGCCACTGCTTCACTTTCCATTCTATGTGGGACCCGGTGGACTCGAACCACTCCCCATTGCTGAGACCGAATTTACAGTCCGGCTGCCGTATCCAAGACGACTTTCAGTTCCCAAGTTTGTGAGACCACGTGGAATCGAACCACGGCTGTCGGCTCTTCAGGCCGATGCTCTACCAACTGAGCTATAGTCCCGGAAAACAAAAACCCCGGTATCATTGCTGACCCGGGGCTTCTGTGTATGCAAGAGGTAACTTCTTGTACTCAGCTATGCGCGTTCCTGGGCAGCTCCTGGATGGAGTAACCAAAACGAACAATAACTGAGTAATAATGCTTTCATGTGACAAAGATAATGCATGCAATCGGATCCACCAAAGGTTTTCTCAACTTTTTTCATGGTGGTGTCAGCAATAACCAGTATATTATAATATGAAGATTCAAGAAATAGCAAACGATCCCGGGACCTATATCTTCCACTGTCCGGGCTGTGGTATGTTACACCAGGTGCCGACCAAGAGAGCCGGTGGTCCAAACTGGTCGTTCAATGGGAGTATGCAACGGCCGACCTTTAGTCCAAGCTTGTTGATCCGGTTCCCGCATTTCGATGGAAGTAAGGATGTCAATTTAGTTTGTCACAGTTTCGTAAAAGATGGGAACATTCAATATTTGAGTGACTCCAGTCATGAACTGGCCGGACATACTGTAGAGATTCCGGAAGTAGAGACTTTCCTGAACTAACGCTTCTCAAGACTTTCAAGCTTGGCGTCAACGCGGCCTCTCTGGTAAGCATCATCTACCAAGTGTTTCTGATAATCCTCTGTGAGGCGGATACCATGGTCGCGCAATTCCTTGTACATATTCAACGCCTCTTTATATCGAGCGTCACTTCGCTCATCCCGGATCTGATTCTCCCGCTCAACATTGTGCTCGATCTCCTCCATGCGAGACTCGGCATCTACTCACCCTTATCATATCTACATAGATACGAATAACCTTCCGCTGATTCTTTACTCGCTGCGGCTTGCGAGATTTTGACTTAGACTTTGGCATGTGTGTTGGTTTGGTACAAAGGTAGCGAAAATTGTGGAATATAGGATGTGGAAGGGGTATCTAGTAAACAACCCCCGGCCCCTCGCTCGCTTGGGCTCCTACCCCGCCATCGCTCCAGGCCCTCGCTCCGCACGCCAACGCACATGCACGTTTTTTTCTCCAGCAGAAGAAGTGTTCGCTTGCAACCCAGAACAGGGTACAAATCCATCTACCATGAAAACCATCATCCGAAGTGAGATTACCTGGCTGGCAGCTTGGTTCTCTGCTATGTTATTCATTGCATACGTTGTGTGCTAGTATAAGGCCCTGTAATGGGGTCTTCTCTTTTGCTTCGCAACCCATTACGGGCACAAAATCACACATGGAAACAATAACCAAAGACACCATAGGACGAAGGATAGTAAGCCATGGTCAAGAAGTAAAGGTCATCGATGTCTGGGAAGAAGCAGGTGATCGCATTTACTTGGAGCTTGAACACCCGATTGTAGTACCAGGTCCTGAGTACACTCGTGATGTAATCAAAGCTGATGAAGTACAGAAGGTTGTGCCCGAATAGGGTACAATCTTTTTGCTCGAGGCAACCCAATACGCGGGGGAAATACACAATCATGATAGCATCATTAATCAAAGACGGTATCCTGCACATGGTGCAGATCCGTAAAGACTCTAACAAGAGTAAGTCTGTTGCCCGCGTGCACACAGTAACCGGTGAACCAATTCAGCTACTTAAGGAAGTAGGTGAGAACAAGTTCATCG